ATGAAAGTCTCAATAATTGGTCTTGGATTTGTAGGTGATGCAATGCTTACAAGTTTTTCACAAAAACAGTCTTCATTAACAGATTTTCCTATAATATTATCGTATTATGATAAGTTTAAAAATGGTGGTATAGGTTCTATTGACGATTGTATAACTTCCGATATACTATTTATTGCGCTCCCGACATTATTTAATACTGAATTGTGCTCTTATGATTATTCACCAATTATTGAAACATGTGAAATTTTATCCACTAATAAATTTAATGGAATAATTGTTATAAAATCTACTATTGAACCTGGATTGACTGAAAAATTTAGTAATGACTTCCCTAAACTTCACTTTATGCATAATCCAGAATTTTTAAGCGCACGTACTGCATTTATTGATTTTCATTCACAAAGTCATATTGTATTGGGAGTTTCACAAAATTGTCCCTCTGACAAAGCTGACTTGGTCAATTTATTTTATAAAACCTTGTACCCAAAGGCTGTAATAAATAAATGCTCATCTAAAGAATCCGAATGTATGAAAGTTTTTTGCAATAGCTTTTATTCAGTTAAAATACAATTCTTTAATGAATTATATTTACTATGTGATAAAATAAATGTAAATTATGATAATGTATTGGGATTAATGTTGCAAAATAATTGGATTAATCCAATGCATACGGAAGTTCCCGGATCTGATGGAAAATTAAGTTACGGCGGGGCATGTTTTCCTAAAGATACTAATGCATTATTGGAATTTATGAAAATTAATAATACTCCTCACGCTATTCTTGAGTCATGTATAAAAGAAAGAAATTCTATGCGTGATATTTAATCATCGTTTATTGTCGACGAGATTGGAAAACACGAGCTGCAACAAAAGCTGCTCCAGCCAGAAGAAGGGCTACGGTTCCCCAACGACAAACTTGACGAGGAAGAGGGCATCCGCTTGTGGATTGTACTGCTTGAACAGGTACTGGTTCGCAAGTATCACAATCGCATGGAGAACATGCACAATTTTCCGGATCGCAAGGACTATCGCGTCCACATGTAACTGGAACACTTGCAACTGGTTCTTGAGTTTGAGGGAGGAATGGTTCTTCTTGTCCAACTTGAACTGGATGTTCAGGTTGGGCAACTGGCTGTTCAGGTTGCTCACTAGTTGCCGGTTCGGAGTTTGCATCAACTGGAGGACTAGATGTTCCTTGAGATTGATCTTGAACTGGTTCTTGATGTTGTTCTTTAACTTGTTCATGTGTTTCAGTTTCAGTTACAGGTACTGCTGGTGAAACATCATCATTACGTGGAACAGTGCGACGGGTTGCTTTAGAATGTGGCATTTTTGATTGGTAATATATTTTAATTTATGATAAATGAATATTTGTCATATATTTATAAATTCAATCTTTTTTTAATTAATATATTTGTTAATGTTCTCTTTAAGGTTATCAATATTGATTCTAACTTGTTCCATACTATCTCTTTTTCTTATAGTGACAGAGTTATCATTAATAGTGTCAAAATCAATAGTTATCGCATTATAAATACCTAATTCATCTGATCTGACATATTTTTTACCGATACCAACAGACGAATTATCCACCAAGCATCTTAAGCCGTTTCGTGATAATTCATTTTCTAAACTTGAAACAAATGGTGTTAAACTATCTTTGTTACTTAATGCAAAAATTGCAACATCATATGGAGCCATATTTGATGGCAAAGTCAATACTGACCTAGTCGAATTTTTCCTTATTTTAAAATTATGCGCTAGTAATACATATAATATTCTTTCCAAACCAAAGGATGGTTCAATAACATGTGGAATGTATGTATACCACTTCTTTTCTTCCAAAACTATAAAATAGTCTAGATCTAACTTATGACCGTTTACGTCAATCGTTTCATTATTAAGTAATTTAGTATGGTCATCTTCTGTTAATCTTGATACTGCTGATAATAAAGTTACATCAGTAAAACTTTTCTTGATCTTCTTGATATCAGGTCGTAAAACTTTTATCATAGTAAATTCACTAGTTTTAACACGGTTACAATCACTGTTATTATGGGCAATTAAGTCATAGTCACCACGATACGCACAACCAACACACTCTAACCATGAATCATTCACAAAACATTCTAAATCCCAACATTCAATAGCATAATGCGCCATCTCTGTGCTTAAATGTTGTCTAAATCTTATTTTATTCATATCAATACCAATAGTTTTGGCATACAAATAAATAGAGCCTATAAAATATGCCATAATTTCATTACATATGAGCTTATTATCAACTGCAAATTGCAATGAAATATCTGCTACAGGAGGCAATACGTTTAGTTGTAAATTTTGGGTTAATAGTGGAACATGTAAATGCTTGATATTATTATAATTTGAATGACTTGTATCTCTCGGATCAAAAAAATATTCTGTTTCCATTTGAACAAACTCCCTCATTCTAGTAAATTGTTCAGGAGATATTTCTTTTCTGTATGACTTGCCGGTTTGTGAAATACCAAAGGGTAGCTTCTGGTCAAAATAATCGTAAAATTGCCTAAAATCTGTAAAAATACTTTGCGCTATTTCCGGTCTCAAATAATTACCATCAACTGTTTGATGCATTAAATTTTTTGTTGTAACCTTTATTTCTTTTTCAAATAACTTGTTTTTATTAACATAGTTTTCTAATTGGTCCGCCGTCCAACTATCAACAATGCTTGAATCATAGTTCTTGCTTTTCATATAATCTTTAACAAAATGATCTGCACGTATGGTTTTATCATCTGTTTCAATAACATAATCAGTAAATCTGTCAACATGACCGGATGCCTTTAGGACGCTATGAGGTGTTAATGTTGGTGTTTCGATTTCATGAACATTACCCTTAACCATTATTTTGCGCCAATAGTCAATTAATTTATTTTTCATTTTCATACCATTAATACCATATGTTTGGAAACCACTCACACCGCCATATGACGAAAATGACGGGTAAACAAATTGGTTTCTAATTAAATGATTTCTGAATTCGTCGTGCGAATCATTGTTTAATAATTTTGCAGACATTTATTATTTGTAGTAATATCATTTAGTTAAATATGTTACTATTTCAATTAAATATTGTTTATTCAACTTTTGTATAAAAAAATATGTATGTTTACTTAGTCAACGTTTCTAGTTCCACTTTCAATAGTGAGAACATTTGATGAATGTTTAATGAATCTAGCAGATTCAAGCTTATCGCCCATTCTTTGTTGATTCATAGTTAATTTATTTGTAAATTTAGTTACAGTTTCTTCAGGAATAACTAAACCATACTGAGTATAGTTTAGATAAAGCATGGTATCATTTTCTTGGAGTGCATTAGCTACAGCTTCTAAACCTTTTTCACTAATGTCGTTATGTGTAATATTTAATAATTTTACAGTTTTGTTTTTGCGTATAAATTCAGCAGCATAGACGGCTCCCTCGTCGCCTATTTCATTACTTATTTCCTTGACATCTGCGACACTCTTATATGTGCCGAGATCAAGGTATTCAAGACGTGGATGGCTCACAAGAGTTTCAAAAACAAATTTTGCAGAAGTACTCGTCATTCGATTGGCTCCAATATTAAGTCGCTTGAGCCAAGGGTAGTCTTTTAGAGAATCAATCAAGTCAGTAATGCCATCCCCTAATCGATTTGTGTCGATCCACAGACTGGTGATACCTTTAGTTTTTCTATTTCTAAAATAGTTAGCTAAACATTTTATATCGGTGATGCCATTAGCCGTAAGATAAAGATGCTTAAGAGAATTATTTACCTCTAAAGCTGATACCAAATATTGAAGACCTTCGTTAAGTACTGAGCAATTATTAAGATCCAAGATTTCGATATTATTATTAACTTTTAACAATTCTGCAATATGTTTAATACCCTCTGGCTTTAATGGATTTCGTTTAAGCCATATATATTTGATATATGGATCACTTTTAATAGCGCCACATAGAATCTTAGCAGAGTCTGGACCAAAATCATTACCACCGAGATACAGTGTTTTAAGTTTGATTGTGTGTTCCGATTTAAGTAAATTACTAATCGATTTTGCTCCAACATCACCCATAATATTATTTCCAGCAAGCAAATGTTCTACATGTGTATAATTTTTTAGTGATTCAAAAAGTTTTTCTGCATTTGTTGGACCAACTTTACCCTTACATAAGTCTAAACGTTTATCCTCATAAATTGCTCCATGTATGAATTGTTGAGCTTGGCATCCTCCAATAACACTATTATAAGATGGTTTGCAGTTTGCGGATAGATGTTTATTCAAATCAATAAATTCTTCTTCTGGAGCAATAGTAGTTGGCTCTGCCGATGGTTCAGTTATTTGTAATGATAGTGGTCTATTTTTGAGAATTTCACGAACTTCCTTAGAATTATTAAGTCTTGCATTTTTGTATGCAAGTTCAAGGTCAATCTTTCTTTGCTCTTGATCTTTATAATACTTATTTAGTTGTGCAATAAGACGTTGATATTTCATATAACTCCAAACTAAATCTTTGCTTTCTTTACCAGATGGTGGAAACGTTACTAGTGATAACTTATGTGCAATTTTCGTTGCATTATCTAACGCTGAGTCCATTCTTGGTGCATATTTTCCACATGTTCCCAATTCCTGTTTATCATTCATTAATTTCTCATCGGCAATCAATTGTTGTGAAAATACATCAAGAAATCTTTTTTCGCTTATTTTTCCTTGCTTAAAGTCGTCCTTAATAGTCGTCCAATTAACTTGTTCATGTGCAACTTCTGAAACGTTTTGAGTACTCATTCTGTAGTGTTTGTTACAATATTATACTTATATCAAAGGACCATAATAAATAAATTTCAATTTTATTTCCTTTTTGCTGGAACTGTTACTGTTTTCTTTGCCGGAACTATCACTGTTTTTTTCTTTTTGACTGTATCTATTTCTTGTTGGGTTCTTGTCCATTCAACTAACAAACAATTATGATATAAATCATCTTTTTCATAGATATGATATATTTTAATGTGTGGTGATTTTATTTTTGATCCCAACGAATTATATTTTTCCAAAGAATGATATGCATTTAGTACTTCAGCTAAATCATCATCTTCAGGATCTGTTTTTGTATAACTTATTTCAGCACTATCTATTATTGAGCCAAGTTCGGACCCACCATTATTAGTTATATCACAATTTGCACATGATTTATAGTGAGAAATTACATAGTCAATTCTTTCAGGTCCATTTATTTTTGGAATTTTAAATTTTTTACACGGTACTATCATTATAGGAATATTCCCCATAATAGCCGTTTCTTTACTTGGTTTATTATTTTCTTCAGTCTCTTCACTTTCATCCTCTTCACTTTCATCCTCTTTACTTTCTTCATCAGTTTCATCATCGTCATTTTCATTTGTTTCATCATCATCTTCAATTTCATTTGTTTCATCATCGTCAATTTCATTTGTTTCATCATCGTCAATTTCATTTGTTTCATCATCTTCATTTTCATTGTCTTCATTTTCATTGTCTTCATTTTCATTTGTTTCATCATCTTCAACTTGCTGTTCTTCATCTATTTGTTCTTCTTCTTGTACATCATCTGGTTCTTCAACTTCTTTATCAACGTCTTCTTCTTTCCCATCTTTTGCTTTTTGTCCATTTCCATCATCAGTTATTTCATATAGTTTTTCCAAAACAGCAATTCCTACACTATAATCCAATTTATGAAATTTTGCATTTCCTGAAGTATATTTGCCTCGAAATGATGCAAGAGAGCCAATTTTTTTTACATTTAAAACACTATCGGATAATGTTGACAATTTTACTGCCGAATCAAAAAGTGCAATTTGATCAAGTTTAATACAATATCTATTTAAATTTTTATCCTTGTAAACATTAATCTTTGAATTACCGTTATCTATTATATTGCTGCAAATTTGCGTAACACCAATAAAACCATTTTCTTTAGTTCCTTTGATATATATTAATACAACGTCTTTGCATGAAACTTGAAAACTATCATAACTTGCCAAATGATAAACGGATTTTGCATTAAACATAAACTCAAGTTCCCCCCACGATTTTCCACTTACAGTATAAACCCAGAACTGTGTACTATCATATATGTCTATATCGCCAATTGAACTTAATATGTCATCCATAATACTATTTTTATTATTATGGATTTATGTACCTAAACTAGATTTTTCATTTTCAATTTTATGAAAAAATTGAAACATAATTTGACAAAAACATTTCCTTATGAATTATTATAATTAAATGACAAAAATTACAAAACCGGTATTTAGTCACGATGGAGGGGATGTAAAAGCTGGTGGATGTTTACTTTACAAATTTAATAAAGATAATGAACTTTATATTTTACTTATGAAAAGCCGGGAAAAATTTGAGGATCTCGGAGGGACAACTGACACCAAGGATAAAACAATATTAGATACCATTAGTAGAGAGGTTTATGAAGAATCAAATAAACTTATTTCTAAAGAATCTATAAAAGCTAGAATTGAAAAGCTTACTCCAATATATATTAAAACCTCCAAATATCTTTTATATATTTTAGAAGCAACGGAGGAAGAGGCAAAACTAAAATCAGAATTATTTGGTAAATTAGAACTACATGATAATATTAAAAGAACAGTGCATTGGATGAAATATAATAGAATTAAAGACGAAGACTATCAGGAGAAATTAAATTTTAGGTTAAAATATTATCCTGTATTTAATAAATTGAAATCTGTATATAATACACGTAACTCCACTAGGATTATTGAATTAGAGTAAATAAATTTATTTATTAAACTTATATGGGCGATAGTCTAAACTATAGAAATAATGGGTATAATATTTCATCATTTCAAAAATGCGAAAAATTAATAAAAGAAATAAATAATAATCTGTTGACGAAATTAATTTATAACACTAAACAGCTAAATACAGAAAACATAAATTTTACCTTTTTGGGGAAGGGAGGTCAAGGCTCTGCATATTTAATGAAATCAAATAATGAATGCGGTAGTGGGGTTATTAAAGTATCAAAATTTTCTAATATGTCAACAAAGGAAATAAATATTTTACAAAAATGTAAAGAATTAATTGAATCAAATCATGTAGCAAATTTATTGTATTACAACGGACATCTAAAATTAGGAAATACATATTATATTGCTACAGAATTTGCTGATGGTACATTAGAAAAATGGATAGAGGAAGTACATACATATGACGAATGGAGATCATTTATGTTTCAAATTTTACATGGCATACATATCATTCAAACAAAACTAAAAGGCTTTCACAATGATCTTAAACCAAAAAATATTTTTTACAAAAAAATTAAAGACGGTTATATCAGATATGATATTAATGGAAAATCATTTCATGTAAGAACATTTGGCTTTCTATTTTTGATAGCAGATTTTGGCCATATGCAAATAGTTAATGAAAAATTTAATAAATTAAATAATGATACTATCCAATCATATATAGATAATAATATGGATTTCAAAGAACTAGAAGCTTTACCTAGACGCATAATAGTAAATTCCCTCGAAAACTATATGAATATTGACGAACTAGTAAAAATAATAAAATCTAAAAACGATGAACATTTTGATAGTTATTATAAATCATCATATGAAAACATATATGGTAAAATGAAACAATATCCGGAACATGTCAAGACAAAAATGTTGTTTCGCAGCGTTGCTTATTATATAATAGAAAAAAATTATATAAATGTTTCTGAAATTCCTTTGAAGTATCAAAAAAATAAATTACCACCCATTAAAATAATTAAGGAAATAAATGATGTATTTACAAGAAAAGATAGTATTGTATCGATATTTAATGAATTTGAAGAATATACTTCAAACCAAATCGATGGTATTATTGCAACAATTTCTTAATACAAACAACTATCGATAACTGTGTTTGGAACAATTGGCATTTCTGTAGGTTTAGTATTAAATAGTTCAGTAATATTATTATAATATTTTGTTATTGGTACAAATGAACCGTAAAATAACGAGTTACAAGCAACAATGCAATATTGATTTTTATGCATATACGTACAATAAACTAGTCTTTTACCCATTGTTTTTATAAATTGAGCCTCTGATATATACTCCATAATATACTATATTGATACATATAAATATTATAACAGGTCGATATTTTTTAACTTATATATTTTGCCCCCATGCTGCTTTTTTTCTGTAAATAACTTGTGAAATTCGTTAACTTCTGTTAAAACTTTATTAGTTTTAAAGTCTGGATTTTCTTTCAAAATTTCCTCATAGTAATTATGCCATAAAATAAAATCTGGATATTGTACTCGAATTTCTTGTGGAAATTTCGCAGTTAAACTAAAAGGTTTATCTCCACCATATTGGAGTCCATATAATACTTTCCAATGTGGGTATCCTTGCAGACCAAAAAATCTTGGATTGATACTTGTCCATTTTCCAGAGTATCTTAATGTCAAATATTGTTGCTCTGGCCAAACAAAACTTGTTTCTACTAATTTTTTCATAACTCCATATGATACATCTCTGATTATATCATCAAGTTCTCCAACTTTTGGCTCTAATAATATAAGTCCACCACCTATTCCGGAATTTTTCTTATCAAATGCTACTCGATCAGTAAATCTTTTTGATATCATTTTACCGTGACCACAACAATCACAATATTTATCATACCATTTTATTTTACCATCTGTTGGCAAAATATAATTTCCCTCTTTGTCATATGATATAAATAAATCTTTATTTTCTAAAAAACATCCAGCAGGTGCATTTAATGTAAATAAATGATCTGGATGCTTTAGTACAAGTGCATCAGCATCGATTAATAATACCTTTTTATATTCGGTTAAATTAAATAAATGGAACTTTGTGAAAACTAATTCTAAATATTTTCTATGCTGTTGCTTTTTTGTCCTCCAATTTTGAACCTGTATGTAATTTATATCTATGACTTTATCAAAATATGCTTTCAATAGTTCTTTACCCTCACTGCTTACATCAGGTGTTATCAATACAACTAAATCAGCATTAGATCCGGCATCTTTAATTGATTTTGCTAAAACTATGGCACCAGAAATATAATTATCACCTAACATAACCAATGTTACATACGCATAAAGACGCTTTCCTTTGGAATCAACCATCTTTTCAGGTGCCGGATATTCCTGTTCATATGGACATTTTAGTACTAAATTATCAAGATCATTGCTATCAAACAAAGTAGCCATTTTATATAGTATATTATAGATAAAATATATGAATCATAATAATGTTTAGCCATCCAAACTCATTTTAGAACTAACATTATTTGATTTTGGTTTTCCGACTTTTATACGTTTTTTTCTTTTTGGTGATTCAACAAATTTATTTACTTTACTATCTGTGTCACTATCAATAGTTTCTGTATTTTCATCGCCAATGCTAATGGAAGTTTCTTCATCAATTATATTTTTTCTCTTTTTATCCATTTTTATTTTTTCACTTGTATTTGTTTTTTTTACAAAAATTGTCGACTCATTATCCGATTGATTTTTGTTATTTCTAACTATTTTTCTTCTTGTTGATGTTTTTACTGATTTTTTCTCTGTTAAATCAGATATATCGTCCACTTGGCTAATTTCACCTTTAAAATAGTCATTAATTTCATCTATTAAATTACCAGTTGTGCTATTAGCATTGATTTTTGTGCCAATACTGCCTTTTTTCTCCGAGATAGCCGTATTATCTGTTATAAATTCACGAACACTATCATCTATTTTATTATATATACTATCATTCATACTATCATTAATGTTATCATATATGTTATTTTCTGATTTTAATAAAACTGGTTGCTCTATATTGTTGCTATCCCTCATATTATCAGATTCAGTTTTAATATTTATGAGATCCGGGCTATCTGAATTAAATTCGCTTTCTCTTAAACTTTGATTTGTATAATTAATCGAGTTATCATCAGTTTGAATATATTCATTTTTATTTAGATAATCCATTTCTGATGATTCATTATAAATTCCTCCATCCGAAATATTATCATTTAATTTGAAATTTTGTTTATCGTTTACATTTTCAGAAATATCTGTCTGAATTTCCTGTTCTACAGAATTATACAATCTAACCATTGGTTCTAATCCAATAAGTCCTTCCAAGAATCCGGATGATATATCTGTTAAAATTATTAATTGTGATAATACATATTCAACAACATACTTTTTCCATATATTTGATAATTTAATTTTATTTATCATTTTAAAAATATAAATACCAAACCATCTTGCTCTTTCTCTAATATGTGATCGTTCGGCAAATTTAAGAAAATACCATATGTTAGATAATAAGATAAATAAAGACGATATGTATAAAAATATTACCATAAAATAAAACATTCTATATATTTAATTAATGTATTTTTATGCATGTTCTAAGCACGGTATATATCAATCCTATGCTCCTTTTAGAACTATGTTATCTTTCGCAACAATATTATTTTGTATTAGAAACTCTGCTATTTTTTGCCTGTGATCTCCTTGCACCTCAATATATTTTACATCTTTATTTTCTTCAGATTGTTTTAAAACAGCTCCGCATGCTAGTTTTTTCTTTAAAGCTTTTACAATACTATTTACATTTTTTTCTGTTATCTCCTGATTTTCATTTGAAACAAAGTGGTCAAGTCCATTTACAAGTGTTTTGTTTTTCCCCTTAACTTTTACATAATGAACAATTACCTTTTTGTCCTCAAAAGAATTTTCTTGTAGCATTTTGTTTATTGGATATGTTATGTAATAAATTAATATGTTTTGTGGTATTATGTCTTATAAATTCAAATTTTATTATAAAGTTATCCTTTTAGTATGGACTATATAATTTGGATTTTTCTTACTATACTTAACTCGTACGGTACTATTTGTTTGGTTTGTCGCCTCATGTCTTTCTTGAATCATTCTTCGCCATTGTTCAATAGAATTAGAGTTCATCATATGTTGCCATGCATTGCCATTATTTGATTGTCCATTCTGTTGGTTTCCCCATATTGATTCTTCCTCATTTTCTTCATCACATGTGACGCGTTTGTCATTTTTAATTTCTGGAGGAAGTCTTGTAAATTTATTCTGTCTAATATCCAATTCTTCTAGTGAATCTGGCAAGGGTTTGATGTCCTTTAAATTATTATTTGCAAGATCAACAGATTTAATTTTATCAGGAAATTTAGATATCCAGCACAACTCATTGTTTGAAAGATCTAATGTTTGAATATCTTCTGGTAGCTTAACAACGAATTTTATTTTATTATAATATGCACTTAGAGCTATTAATTTTGGGGGAGGATTTTTAATTATAACTATTTCATTAATCGAACAATCTAATTCCAGTAAAGTTTCATGGAAGTCATCAATAGATGATATTTTATTCCTAGAAATTTTTAATACCTTTAAGTTTGGCGCACCTTGCGGTCTTTTTGTTATTGAACAGTTTGACAAATCAGCCTGAATAATATTATTTGGTAGAATAAAATTATCAGCAAGTTTTATGTTTCCGTCAATTATTAATTCCTCGAGATTTTCATTCAAATTGTATAATTCTTCTAATTTGTTGCGAGCTAAACTCATTCTTTTCAGACTGATTGGTAATTGATTTGGTAACACTGATTTTAATAAGTTATTTGATGCATCAAGTAGTGTAATATTTGGAGGTAAATTGTCAAGTGATACTATATTGCAATCGGAAATATATAAGTCAGTTACCCATTCAAATCTTTGCACTATTTCTGGAAGTGTGCCAATATTTATTTTATTAAGCCTTAATTGCGGATCCTGTGTGTCGATGTTCTCTCGTAACACGTCATCGATCGACTGATTATACGTTGGCGAATACATTTTAGGTTCTAAGTATACCTATTATCTATTCAATATAGTTAAATTATATTGAATTTCAATTTTTTTGATATTTAGTATATTATATAGATGGAAAAACATAATTATAGCATTACTGATAATATTCTTAGACCAAATAATTATATTTTTAAATCTCAAATACCAGATGATATCAAGTTAAATGATTTGGTTATATCATATTTTAATGGCAATAGATGGAGAATTGTTCCGTTAAGTATTATATTTAAATTTCCTATAATTTATGATAAATATGCGAATGATCATGAAACATTAGATATAAGTGTTTGTATTTGTCCTTTTACTTTAACCTCGTGTGTTTTGCAAGGAAAATATATACCTAGTGAATTTGTAGAAAATTATTGTTTATGTGTAAAGGCCAAAGACGAACATATTATACCACTATTTTCAAATTACGAACAGAAATTAAAAATATGGGAAGTCGAAATAAAAATATTCAAAAATGTTTTGGTTGATCATCCTAATTGTGAATTTTTCTATTTAATAGATGCTCCTAATGTAAAACAAATATTCGATTCAGAATATTTATATAATAAAGTTTTGCCATTTGATAATATTAAATATGATGATAAATATCACCCAAAATCATTAGTACATGTTGTCAATTATTGTTCATCAAAAAATGACGAAATTAAAGAAACTATTATTATCGGCAAAGACATCAGTAAAAATAAAATTACTGGTTATGATAATAAATCATCTGCAATAAATAAATATATAGAGTCACAAGAATTACAATTATCAGAGAAACAAGCCTTCATTACACCCATTTTTTGGTTTTCATGCAAACATGTTTTTCCTAAAGCAAAAATAGTTAATTTATAAAAGTATTTTGTCTTTATTCGCTTTTACATACTCCATTAATGATTCAGTTGTATTTGTTACATTATCCTTGGTTATTTCGCTTAATAACCATTCCTTTATTTTTTTGATATCTTTTCCAAATATATTAAATGTAGTCATGATGTCATTTCCATCAAGTTTAATTTGATTTGTATTATATATGGCATTTATATTTCGATTATACAAATCATTCAAATAGGAAACATCCTTTTTATTAATTATTCCATAATATGTTATAATATCTGACATAAAATTATGAACATTATTTAGTGACGTATTTTCTAATTTTTGCATAAATAGTCTCATATCTAAATCATGTGTTATAAAATCAATATTGTTAATTAATTTATTAATACATACCAAAAATGGAACATCATTCTTATCAAAATATTGTGATGCAGATAACTCAAATTTTTTTGTCCATTTATTTATATTATCATTTCTATGTACCATTAATATTATTGATAGTTTAATGCGTAGATTAATTCCATATGTAAATATAGTCATTAATATATTTTTTTCATTTTCTGTATATACTGGCAATTCAAATATTTTGTCTATTTCTGATTTTTCCATAAACTCTAACATTGGATTAGGATTTTTTGATTTTATGATACGCATAAATTCATCAATCATCCTTGTGGGAGCAATACTTTTAATATTTACCAATAAATTCTTATTTTTAATAATACTATTTTTTGTATTTGACTCTAATTCAAAATCCATCTCGGCACATTGTCTAACTGCACGAAGAATTCTTACAGGATCCTCTGAAAATCTTAATGCTGGATCTCCGACAGCTTTCCATTGTTTATTCATAATGTCACTCGTACCATTAAATGGATCGATTAATATTTTTCCTTCAGTTGTAAAATTAATTAATTCATCTATTGAATTTATTAATATTCCTATTGCATTTATTGTTGCATCTCTTCTACTAAAATCTTCTTTAAATGATAATGAAGGATCAGTAACTATTAGAAAATCTGTGTGCTTTGTCCCTGTCGATTTGTCTATGCGTGGTAATGCAATGTCCAGTTCCCCTAATTCCTTAAATTCAAATGGCTTAAATTTTATTACTCCAAATGATTTTCCAACTTCACTAACCTTTCCGTATTTTGCTAAGATATTTACCAAAATATTTTCCTTTATATTTCTAATTATAATATCCTTGTCCTTTATCTTTAAATTTGTCTCACGTAATTTATTGCAAAGATCGGTTCTTGTTGCTCCTCCCACTACTGCAACTTGACCACCACTATCTATTATTTCTTTAACAAAGTCCATTCGTTGCTTATTTCAATTGATTCATAAATTTTAATTATAACATTCAACCAATAATTTATATTTTCAATTATTTAATTTCTTTAACGATATCATCAAATGGTTTATAATTAGGAATTATTTTATTTATATTATCGATAGTCTCTCTAAATAATTTTATGTTCGATTCTATTTTATTTAATAAATCTTTTACTTCGCGAATAATTGGCAACTTTTTAGAAATATTGAATATTGGTTTATAATCTATTTTATTAGAATTTTGGTTATATTTTTTAAGATTATTATTGACATTATTATAAAAATTAACAAATATATTTAATAATTTGTTATATTCCTCAATTACTGTGGTAATATCAATATAATCATTTTCATCTTCCATATTATTTAAATTATTTATCAACGTAGCTTCAATAATGTCATAATTTTTATTAAATTTTATATTAATTAATTTATTTATTTGATATATTAATGTTTCTTCAAGATGATAAAATTCACGCATTATAATATCATTTGGTATATATCCCTCGTGTAAGTAAAATACCGAATTATCTTTTGTAATATATTCGGAAATTGATGATGTATCATAAATATCGCTTTCAGTATTTGAATATTCAGGATATATTATATTTATATTCATAATAGTAACTGATTAGTTATTATTATTAAAGAAATTAGTTATTTCTAAAATTTATTTATTGTCCAGAAGATCTTTTATTATTTGAAGATACTGTTGGTGCTAAAACTGAACTTGATGGAAGTTGTGGTTTAGCTGCTCTACCGTTTGCTGATGAGGAGGCGGCTGCTGCTGGTGCTGCTTGAGCGCTAACTGCTGGTGATGAGGCTGGAACACTAACTGCTGAGGCTGGAGCACTGGCTGCTGAGGATGGAGCACTGGCTGCTGAGGATGGATTTGCCATTTTGATTTCTAAATCACCAAGTATTTTAGCAACCAAATTTCCTTTATATGATGCATCAACGGCTCCCAATTGTGCATTAACTAATGATTTTAGGGCATCAATGTTTATGCCTGATGCATAAGCCATATTTCTCCATCTATTTAAATGCTCTATTTCTGCAGGAGTTGTAGCATCTTTATTGCGTATGATATCGACCATTATGTGTCCACTTCCTGGTTCTCCATGCAATTCAGTAAGTACTGGACCCATATCGCTGCGATCACGAGCTTTGAATTCACGACTTCCTGTCAATTTATCAAGTACAGCAATGAGATCTGCATGGGAAATACTATTACCAAGTCTTTGTCCAAGGATAGATCTTACAGTGAAATGCAAATCCTTTGGATTCTTTGGAGTACTTGCTCTGATACGTTCTAATTCTGATTGAGCCTTAATCAAATCACCGCTTTTAAATATTTTATAATATTCATTAGCAATAGTTAAGGCAAGTACGTCATCGAAATCAAATACTTTAAATTTGTCCAATGATTCATGCAATTCATTAAGTCCTGTCTTAGTGATATCAATTGTTGATGAGTGTGATTTTGAATTTTTTGCTTCGCTAATTAAATCTTTATATTCTCCAAATATTTCTTTTAATTCATCTGTTGCAGTAGTGTAATACTCGTGCGCATTTTCCGCTTTTTTTTCCAAAGTACGTACATTATTTCTAATATCATCGTAGTTTAAGGCTTCTGTAGCTTTTCTTAGCATTGCAATTGCTTCATCTCTTTCAACTTGAACTTGTGTTGATAATTTGCCTGCACCACCTGCTTGTGACACAGAATTATATTGTCTTACCTTTATCCCATAGGCTTGAGCCTTTTCATGGTTTCCATGTTGCAATGCCAAATTATATTTGGTTTGATATTTAGCAAGCTTTGCACTAATGTCACTCATAATTCTATAATATATTATAAGTAGATAATAATGTTTTTTGAAAATATATTTCTAAACTATATTTCCAATGTGATCTAATGCAATAAAACTATATTTTAATGTTAATAATCTAATTGTTCGGCATTATCAATATCAGTACTATCTGACAATGTACCACTAGTATCATCATCTAAATTATCCAAATCATCTCTTATAATTTTTTTAGATGTCAAATTCTCATTGTATGTATTGAGCCACTTTTGAATAAACTTAATTATATAGTCAAATGTTTCATCATAAATTTTATTATTATAATCTTCACCGCTTGTAATTATTGTATTTGCATTAATAAATTTATGTATTTTTGTGCTATCAGTAACTGTTTTCAAATAATATGGATATGTAAATAGATTCATCAATGTAGATTCAGTTGAATTATCCGTTTGATTATCAGCATCATTTTTGTGTTTTTCTAAATACTCCTGCCTTTTATTTGTAAGATTTTCTTTTGAAAGTTTTATATGTATGTGAAAATCAGCTTCAAAATCTATTTTATTTTGTGGAAATGATGTACCGCATACGACAACACCACGTTTTTTCTTTTCGTTGATCTCTTTATTTAATGATTCCCAATTAATAACATCATCCGAATCCCAATTTATAACTTCCTTACCATTTGGAAGAGTGACTTTTGAGTTATACGAACTATTAAAGAATTTTTTGTGATTAATCATATCTATCTTAAAGTCGCGGCTTATATTATTTGCAAGCTTGCATCTTCCTGATCCAGACATACCAGATATTAATATAACTAGTTGACCCTTGAATTTGCTATAAGCTTCTATAACATTCATTATTATATTTAATACCTCAGAAATTTTATTGTCGAATATTATAAGCATATAAGTATGAATGAGTTGTGCCTGAGATTAATTTCATTAATCCATATTTTGTATATATTATTTGTGGTAGTTACACCATTTATGAATTCGAATTACATGCTAGTATTACATATTATAATTATACCATTTATGTTATTACATTGGCTACTTAATAATAATGCATGCGCATTAACATTAATTGAACAAGCTCTTAGATCAAAATTATACGGCATACCAGCAAATAAAGACGAATGTTTTACGTGTAGATTGATTGAACCAGTATATGATTTTAAAAGCAATCATGAGGAATTCTCACAAGTGTTGTATGTTATTTCAATAATATTATGGACAATAAGTGTTTATAAAATATACAAAAAATATAAAAATAAAGAAATTAATACCATTTATGATTTATTTAAGTTCTAAACATTCACTGTAATGATATTTACTTGATTCATAAAGTTCGGAAACATTGCTATATATTTGCTAATTGACTGTTTTGATGCTTTTAATACAGGATGTTTAGGCAGATACATTACGCAGCAATCACTGGTGCCATCACAAATACTGTTTGTATATGTATCATATTTAGTTGCTAATTCAATGATTGTGTCTTTAGACATTGCAAGTAATGGAGATATCACTGGTATATCAGAAAATACATCTGTTATATATATATTTTCCGGAGTTTGGCTTGCAACTTGCCCCCATGAATTTCCCATTGCTACAGCATTAATGGACTCGCGTTTGGCAATTTCATTCGCAATTTTAACCATAAATATTTTATATAATATTGTTCGGTACTCCTCTTTACAAACTTTTACAATTTCATCCTGTAAATCTTTAAATTCAACAACAAACATTGTATTAGCACTATCTGGATTTACCTTTTTGATTATATCTTTAATATTTTTAGTTTTGTCTATATGTGTCGTAAAATGTATGTAGTCAAGTTGTATTCCATTATTTACCAACATTTTAGAGGCAACTGGAGAATCAATACCACCACTTATCATTGATAGTATTCTTTCCTTTTTATTCTCGTTTTCATGCTTTCTAATAAATAATTCACTAAAAATCGTTTCACGTGCATCTGTTTTAATGTGTGAAAATTTATAAATTTCTAATTTTTTATCAATTTCATTGTCATCCATAAACATTGTTAATGAAATTATCATTTTATTTGTTTTCTTTCCAAGATCCTTTAGCTGATTTGCATAGAAAACTGGCATATCTGTTTTATTTTCAATAAGGATAATTGTTGTTTTGCAATTTTCAATATCAATTACGCTTGGATTATCGATCTCAATGTATTCTACCTTGGGATTAATTATACGGATACATGTCATAAATTTTTTAAATCCATCATCATTGATAATTTCTTTAGTAACCATGCATTTTACATTTACACCTCTTGTCGAAATCATATAACATGCAACAAGAGATCTATTAATATTACTTCCATCAACAAAACAAGTAATATTACCTTCTGAATTTAGTGGCAATCCAGACAAACATTTAATTTTCTCATGATAAATGTCAATATAATCCTTTCCAATATCAACAAATAATTTCAAATCAGGATTGGATAAATTTATCTTGCAATTAAATCTGTCCACCAAATATTGTCCAATTATCGAATTCCATTCCATTGACCCAAATCCTTCACCAAATGATGACATACTTCTTAATTTTACATCTGCTTTAATATTATTTTTCTTTACTTTAGAAAATACAGTTGCTGCAGCAACAAGTAAATTATCTGCAGATTTATCATTGTATGGACCATTCTTGATCCTCAACATTGGCGATATTACTGATATTCCAGGAATATTTTGCAATACATCCATAATATCCTTTAATGTTATAGAAACATTGGGATTATCATTAACGCTAACAACTAGATGGCTTTGCAAGTTCATGATTTTCACGTCATTATTACCAAGTCGTCTTTTAATGTCATTAATAATATGTGTTATAAATATCTTTCTATTACCTCCCTTGAGGAACGATTCTCCAACTGATACCTTAATATTATTAAATTCATTATCTAATAGTGGCAATAATAACGACGTATTAAGACGCATACCTTTTTTTGCAACGGGTTTAAATATTGAATTTTTACATTCAGATTGGAATATCTGTTTAGGCTCATCAATTAATATTTTTAAGTCAAGTAAAATAGATATGAATTCATTGATAAATTCATGAATTATAGATTCTGAACTATTATCAAAACTTAATCTAATCAAACTAAAAGTTAAATCATTGTAATATCCCATCGCTTTGACTACATGGGAGCCATATGCCTTTGTCGACTGACATGCGGAACCAACACCAATACAAATATCTTTTGCAGAAAGTAATTGCTGCACTACCTTAGTTTGATATCCAGGTAGTAAAAAAGACACGGCGTTATTTATAGAATTATCTGATGAAATATTGATGAATTTGATATTATTTTTTTCTAGTTCACTAAATAATTGTTTTGTTATATTTTCCTTAAATATTTTGTTATTATAATCACTAATACTGAAATTTTTCTGGTAAGTTTCTAATGCAATAATTCCACCATACATAGACATAACATCGGCTGTTCCAAAATAATCATCATTTAACTTGTTTTCTGAACATACAATTCCCATGTGGGTTCCACCAAATTTGTAGGTTGAAAAAGAAATAATATCCGGTTTAATTTTATTATTTAAAAATAATCCTACACCTTGAGCAATATCAGAATGCACTAATATTTTATCATCGCTTTGTTTAACTATTTTGATAACTTTTTCTATTGGTTGAATAATACCAGTTTCGTTATTTACATACATTATTGAAACAAGTGCAACTCGAGTTTTATATTTTTCAAGTAATGCTATTAAGTGATCAACTGATACTTTCCCGGCTTTATCAACATTGATTAATTCAACTGTATATTCCATGTTTGTCAATGTGGGAATAACATAATCAATGATCGAACTATGCTCAATAGAGCTAACCAATATAATATCCTTTTTAACTATGCTTTCAGAGTTATTATACGTTTTAGGCTTTACTGGTATTGATCCTAGAATAGATCTTTTATTAGCACAAGTTCCACCTCCAGGAATAAAATACTTGTGGTTGTAATTAAACATTGTGTCTAGTTTTTGTTCGACTTGATCCAAATAAAGTTTCGTCTTAATTCCCAATTTATGTAGGGAATTAGAGTTAGTAATGAATTTATAATTATTGGTCATAAATTCATTAACTTCTTCCAACATTGGCGTGTTCGCCATGTGGTCCAAATTAATAATTTCTTCAGTCATTTTATGCTTATTACAGTATATAAATTGCTATAAATATACCCTTTTTAAATAACATTGAACATAAGATAATAATTTCATCTTTTTTTATTCACATATTGTTAGTGCAAATTCACTGCTATTTGTAATTTCTGATAATGCATCTTTGGATACTTTTCCTCCGCCGCTCATCATTATTTTAGATCCTTTTTTGTTAGATCTTTTTGTATATTTCTTTGACATTCTTTTCTTTGTTGATTTTTTAGATGATTTTTTAGATGATTTTTTAGATGATTTCTTACTTCTACTCAATTTTTTAGATGATTTTTTACTAGTTTTTTTACTTTTACTTATTTTTTTTGATGATTTTCTAGTAGTTTTTTTACTTCTACTTTGTTTGCTTTTCTTTTTGGTTGCTTTCTCTTTGTCTAATTCATTAAATAATTTTCCCAATTTCAAAAACTCCTGTTTTGTTTTTTCTAATTCTGTAATAAACTCTTCTTTTTTTGTTTTATCTTTTTCGAATTTAATCTTTTCTGTATAATTCTTAATTCTTCCTCTTAAAGCAATTATTTTTTGACCAACTTTGTCTCTACTTGGTCCTTTCTTTTTTTTATTTTCTTGTATAGATTCGACCAATTTACTGTCTACTTTCTTAATTCCATAATATCTGATTTGTCCCTTTTCTGCACATTGTTTCATTGTTCCTAATTTCTGGTTTTTTGGAACTTTACCAATGCCGCAATATATACCGTCTGTCATGTTATAAATTAAACGCAGAAAAATTTAAAAGTTTTTGCATATTTATATTATTTTTATAGTATAATTAGTAGATGCAAATGGACGACAATATTAACTATAGTTATTTAGATAAGTATAAAAGAGGTGAACATCGCGTTATACATTGGCCTTTAATCAATTATTTAACAATTTTCCTTATTATTGCAAAAAAATATTTTATTTATTCGGCAATTATAATTTTATATTATTTTATACAAAATTATACATTTTTAAGTATCGGATTTTTAATTCTACTTTATTTATTTAGTTTACTTTCATTAAAATATAATTTTATTTAACTAGTGTCAATTAAATTTTGTATTATTTTATATAAAATTTAATTACCGTCTTAAAATAATAATCTAGTTAATACAGTATATAATGAACTCAAAACCATACGATACATCTAGCGAACCACTATTTGAATCAGTAGATAAAATTAAAGCACTAAATAACGTTGTTGAATTGCAAGATAGACATGGAAATCCAATTGAAGATTCCAAAGAAATCTTTCCAGCACACATCAGAGAAAGATTCCCAAGAAAATATTTATATTATTTACTTGTTGTAATACTTATCGTAGCTGTCCTTTATTATTTAAAACACAAATATGCGCAAAGAATTAATCTTCATTAAGAACTTTTTTGATATATTTATATACCTGCTTATCATCTATATTTTTATTTTCTAAATATTTCTTTTTAAACAAATTTTTAGCATAATATAGTTTTTTTTTATTAAATAAATTACCGCCAATGTAATTTTTATTAAACTTGTATACGAATGCATCTTTTACTATTTTATTGTTTTCTTTATCCGAAAAATGACTTCTATCTTTACCCAGCTTCTTAATGTAATCATTGAAAGAATAATCTTTCACTGTTTTTAATGTGCATTTTGCTAAAAATGTAGCACCTCTACAATCAATTACTTTTTTGCCTTTACCTTCAAGTATCTTATCAGCAACGATGTCTAAGTCAACATATAAATCCTTTTTTTCAAATAATTTCTCTAATTCAACATCACGTTCTTTTATATTATTCATTGGTGTGATATATAAATACTGTTCTCTTTTTGTGAAAAATTTGTCCCTTGATACATTATAAGTATTGATTGAATTAATAAGATTATTTGCTGTAACTGTTATGTCGTTTTTTAATATATTATATACTTCCTTAATTAGGGGAGATTTATGGTACGGATAAAACCATGTTGAAACAGTATTAAAATTATTTTCTTGATTATTTTGGTTGAAATAAAAGTCAAATACCCACAAAAGTCCTCTAAAATATTCGTTAACTATTTTTTTGATCTCTTGTTCGTCATTTATTTTTGCATTAAAATACATATCATAAAATGTTTTTCTATCTGCATCAATATCTGATTTTAATTTATATGTATCTTTGTCAATCGTAAAATGACCAAATGGAACTTTTTTTGCATTTAGTAATTTCTCATATACACCAACTTTCCATTCTAATTTAAATAATTCATAATCATACTCAGAAGGCTCAATCACCTTTATTCCCATTATACGTTTAGTTGCATTTTTTATATAATCTTGTACTGGTACTCTAAATTTCCTATCAGTGAATGCTAATTCGAATTTAATTTGATTTTTTTTATATTTATTCATAATATCATTTATTTTATCATATGATTCAACCTCATATTCATTTGCTTTTTTCAAATAACCATTTAATATATGCATAACATAATCTTCAAATTTCTTTTTTGTTTGATCTTCATTCATTTTATTTACTTGTTCTTCTTTTTTTACATATTTTTCCAATAAAAATATGTGTTTCGCAAAATTGCTTTCAAAGTATTTATTAATTATATTTTTAATACCACTCTTTACATCTTTAATTTTAAATGATATATCAACCTCTATCGAGTCTTTTAATTTTTTTATTTTAATTTGATCACCCTTGTTTACTTCGTTTATTCTTTTTATTTTATATTTTATTAAGTCGATCGCAAATGTAAATATATCAATATGCAATTCATTAAGCTTTTTCATATATTTACTTATTGATTCATATAATGATGACGGGTTATTAAATACACGTCTGTAAAATTTATGGAAAGTATGTTCAATTATGAATGATTCTTTAATTAAATTATCCTCCCTATTAGCTAATAAGCCAAATAAATTTAGTAAATTATTGTAATTTATTTTATATTTACCATCATGGTATGTTACATAAATAAATTTTGACTTTGTTTTTACTGATTCTACTAAATGGGTTACATATATATCCATTAATACTTCCATATCACTTTTAACATTAATTGAATCAATTCTCGGGACAAAATCATTCCCAAAAAAAGTAAATATTAATGCTAAATCGTTACAAATTGATTTATTATTTAATTTAGTTAAATTAGTCTTTCCAAGTTGATCGTTAAATGAATTTGTAATATATTCAATCAAATTTTCCATAAATAAATTAACACTGACAAAATCATAAGAATCCGTATCTTGATCATATCTTAAAATATTAAATACAGAAGATTCATTTACTTGGTTTTTTAATATCATTGATAAAATAATGACGTCTCCATCTGGACTGTAAATTGTATATTTTCCTGATAACTTATTTTGTATTATATGTTCCATTATTTTTTTTTCGCCTTCGCCTGGAACATCCGGTCCTGACACTATATATGTTTCTAAATTTGGGCATATTTTTTTAATATGTTTAATATAACTTTCATTTGATAGTTCTTCACCAAGTATTTTCATAAATATATGATGCGACCCTATTTTGCTTCTGTCATAGGTTTTCTTTGTTTCTTCATATAACATACGTTTAGTTTCAACGGTACCTTTTGTTTTATGCTTATTATAAATTTCTTTTTTCATCTTACTTATAATGTATCCCGTATATCTTCTTCTTTTTTGCTCAACAATTTTAGCCATATTTGGCACTCCATCGACGGCAATATAAATTATTTTTAATGTTTTTGAGCTGATGTGCTTTAAATATAATTCCTCTAAATTTTTTTTGATTAATTCAATGGCTTTTTTATCAACAATATCTTCTTTAAAAAATGATGTATATGAATTTATATTTGCTTTTGTCACATCAAAGTTCCAATCTTCAGCAATAGGCATAACTTCCTCATATATTTTACCTATCAGTTGTGTTTTTTCAGATTGTAACTTATTTGAATTATTTATTGATTCAATTTCTATTATCCTGTATAATAGCGTATTTAACTGGTCGTCTATTTTTGACGATATGTTATACATTATGGAATTGAAATCAATATAAAAAAAATTTGTTTCTGAGCTTTTTGTTGGGTCGTTTTTAATCATATATTCACTTTCAATAATTCCCTTATAAAATTTCTCAATACCCATGTTATTTATATTTTACTATATGAAAAAGTATTTATATAACATCGTCTTTTTTTAATTTATCTTTAATTAATTGAATTTGATTCATATGTGTAAACCTAGATCCTTTATGAATATCTTTTGGAGTTTCCAAGAATATTGGTACCTTATGGTTATGACATACCTCAACAAACCTTAAAATACCATCTTCAGAAATATAACCTTTGCCGATATCTGCATGCCTGTCTTTATGGCAATTTAAAGGTTCCTTACTATCATTCAAATGTATTGCTACAACATTTTTCCAACCTAATGTTAACTTAATATGATCGCTAAGAACCTTATCAATATATTCCGGATTTCCAATATCGTAACCGGCCGCATACATATGACATGTATCCAAACAAAATTTAATCCGTTTTTTTTCTTCATTTGTAAACATGTTTCTTATTTTACCTAATTCAATTAATGCAGTTCCCACTTCTGTCCCTTGACCAGCACCAGTTTCTAAAACAACAACAGATCTTTTATCAGAAATTTTTAATGCACTCTTTATTCCAGAAACATAATTAGAGATTGCCTCTTCATTGCTCAATTCTTCTACATTTTTTCCCATATGTACCACTACACCAATGGCATTAATGACTATACTGTCATTCAAATCTTCAGCTAAAACCTTAATAGCTTGTGTATGAATATAATGTGTTTTTGATCTACAAAAGTTTAATATAAAGCTACCATGAACTAGTGCACGCATATTATATTTTTTAATGTTATTATTTAAACCAAATAAATCAGATGATTTTCTTCTTGGTGCATTCAAACTATGCGGACTTCTAAAAAATATCTGGAATACATTTGCTCCTTGACTGTGAGCGTATTCGGCTGATGTTATAAAACCATGTGTTGTATTAACATTATTTCCTAACAAAAGCTCACCACTCATTTATATAATTTGGTCATCTTTAATAGAATATTACCTATTAATTATTATTATCAATATTTTCTAACTCCTCTTCTAATTTTTCATTTTCTTTATCTTTCTGTTTTTTGTAATAGTAATAACTATACCAAATTAATCCTCCAATAATCAGTCCATATATTATCAATTTTGTGTTATCGGATAACTTGTCCCAGTTATTTATTGTTGAATGGAATAATAATGACAAACTACCGCTTATTAACCCAATTCTTACTATCCTATTTTTGAATTTTTTGTTTTTATGAAACAATGTTTGTGCTAATACAATGCCTAATATTCCGAATATAAATACGGTGCACATAATCTTTTGGTATCTTTCATTATATGGCAAACTTCCAAATCCAACAGTTGCTATTTTATGTATAAATGTATCATAAATTACACCTAATGTTATGCCACATGCAAAATCATGAACAAAACTCATTATATATTATGTTTTGATAAATATAATATATAATTTAATCAACTATACGATTAATCAATTGTATTACTTGTTAATGTATAATTAGATTTCAAATCCAAGCTTGTTTTGTCAAGTACATTGTCTATTTGAAGCTCAATTAAATCTATTATTTCCTTGGATGTATTAGTATATATATCTAATATTAAGCTTCCTTCAATAAATTTCTGCTTGCTATCAAAAAATAATTCAAATGATTCCTGTATTCCACAATTTATTACAACATTATGGCTTACTCCTTCTGCATTTTTTAAATCATTTTCAATGTTGTTAAAATCATATGCAAGTTTTATCATTATACCAAGATGACTCCCTAATCTTTCTAAACTGGCAACCATTTTTTCATCACCAGAACCTAATAACCATCCATTTAATAAGGACAATTGGCAAACTGTTCCATATCTTTTTTGCACATATTCAAGTATTTTATCCTTTTTGATTTGCTTTAAATTTAAAAGTTTTGTTTTTGTTTCAATTGGATCTGGAAATTTGTATTTCATTACATCCGTTCGTTTTATTGTATCATTTGACTCGATTTTATCATTTAGTAAAAATAATGACGTTTTATTATTTAATATTTTTGCACATATATGATATATTTTAATTGCTACATCTTTTGTCACTCCAGTTTGTATTGATTCTATGTTGTATGACAAACATATATTAATATAACTATAAAGTGAATGCACAATTTTGTCAATTGTTGTTTTTGAATATTTTTTTATATAATGTGCTTCGTTATCTAATATTTTTGTTATTATCATTAACATTTCAATACCAGATGCCATATAATATCCATGTAAAGACACATTATGTTTTTGTCCTTGATTATTTAATATAGTTAGTAACATTATTGAAATATAATGATCACAGTCTTCTGCGATTTCTAATATTATAGGTTTAATATCATTACTAATATCGTTTATACAGCTTCTATTTTTAATAAATCTATTCATACTTTCTTGATATCTAGAAATTCTGCTCATATATTTATTTACTAGGTTTTAAAATGACTATTATGAACTCAATATATATATTTTCTAACTAATAATTTATCGCACTAATATTATATCATGGATTTGTCAGATTTATATATGCCATTGTTTGACAATGATTATAATTACATTATTAATTACTTGTATTCAAATATAAATCAAATAATATATAATTTAAATAAATCAAGTTATTATTCATCAAAAGAATTACATTTGAATACATTTATAGTACTTTCATACCTTAAAACATGCACAGATACTGAAAAAAGTGATATTTGGCTTATTGTTATTAGAAATATATTACTTACAATAATTAAAAAGTATAGTGTTTATAGCGTGTCTGGAGAGGATGAATTTAAGAGATCGGATAGTAAAACACATAAAAACCATATATACCATACCATTATTGCAAATACTGCCGAAAAAATGAAATTGTTCATTCTACATTTACTATATTTCAATATTGATGCTAAATTGGCGGGAAAATTGTATGCAGGATTAGATTTTGAATTCAATGATAAAAATATAGCATTATGTCAGATATTATTATATCCAAACAAAAAACATAAATATATATGGATTATCGACCCAATGCTATTGGATGTTATACAAACAAAATATATGATAGAATTTTTATTCACTACCGATAACATATACAAAATAGTACAGGGATCCGATTCACTCGATATTCCATATATTTTCAATGAACTATTTCAAGGAAATATTGATTATATTATACAGTTTGTCAGACGTGTTATTGATACAAGATTCCTATGCGAATTTAATAAATTAACAGTACCCGGTGCAGATAAAAAGTGTTCAATATATGACGCTATGAGCTTTTTTGGAACAATTGATGGTGATAAATACAATAAACTCGCCTTAATAAATAAAAATATGGGTCCAATACAAAATATTAATTGGAACATTAATAGAATGACTCAATCACATGTTCTGTATGCATTATACGATGTTTTATTTCTTAAAAAGTATTTGATGGACATCTTTGAACGTGCTAGGTCTGATACTCCTAAACTATACAGATCATATTACTATATTCCATTAATAACACGACTAATGTTCCTTGTCAAATCAAAAATATCCACTATTGAAGACGATGCCAAAACTGAAATAGATATGGTAAATAATTATATCGTAAAAAGCAATGGGGATACAATAACATTAATAACAATTTATAACAAACTTATACCAGATTTGGAGTTACAAAATGGACTAAAAGTAAAATACCTATTAGAAATAAATTATTTCAGGAAATTACTAATTCTATTATTCAAAAAGATGATATATGGATATATTTTAGAAAATTATCAAACTTTTAAAACCAAAACAGAAATATATACAGGTAAAATTGATAATACTAATTTCTTTGAACAATTAAATAAATTTGGCCTTAGAAATTTAAGCAACCTATTTATTGACGTTATAAATCAAACAAAATTTAAAATAAAATCAATAATCTAAATTATATATAGTTAAATATATGCCGAGCCAACATATTGGTATACAGAATAATTATGTAGATGCAATGGTTCATAAATCAAAATTAGATACTGCTATTAAAATAATAATTATTGCTCTTATTTTACTTATTTTTTTATCATATTTCACAAGCTATTACACTGATTAAAACATGGTTTTAAATATAACAAAAAATAATAAAAGTACAATAGCGTATAATTTAACTTTCAAATACAAAATTTCATTGTTTTTCTCCTTAATTGTTGCATTAACTGATTTGTTTATTTGCCCCAATTGGTTATCATAAAATGATTTCATTATCGATCTAAATAATTCCTTTGTTTTTGGATCAAGATTTACAACATCTATGAGTGTTTCACCATTTGCATTTTTAATATTACTGTCAATTCCAAATTGTTTTATTAAATTATTCGCAAATTCGTAATTAGAATTTCTATACAAAGAATGTAATATGGTATCAATTCCGTCGTAATATTTCATAACCATTTCTTTAGTTAAAACACCCATTTCTAACATGTATTTAATCAAGTCACAATAGTCATTGCTTGGTACAGTTACATGTTGGGTACTTCTGAATGTAACTAGATTCGGTTGTTTCGAGGTAAATATCAAAAATAGATTCCCATAATTTGTTGTTGTATACACATTCCTGTATTTATTTCCCAAAAATAAACACAGTTTCATAAACTCACTTTTTTCAGTGTATCCATTTTCGGCCAAGTATTTTGTATAAATATTAGATGCATCTAACCATGTACCGCTTTCACAACATAATGTTTGGAATATATATTTTTCGATTCTTTCTATTGACATAAGTTGTTTTATTTAGTAAACAAAAGATATTATACTTATAACATTAGTATTCAATTTTTTGTATGAAAAATTGAATATTAAGTATCCTCATAACTAGCAATTATAATAATATGAATAATATTGATATGTTTAACCTCTTTTCAAATAATAATACTAATATGACAATGCGAGATAAATTCGAAGTTGCCGTAAACTATATAATAGCACGAAATTTAACATCGTTAAAGTCATTTTTATCAAGAAATTATTGTTTACAAGATCCTAAATTCACTGATTATTACCAAAATAATTTACTTCATATCGCCGTTGTAGTCGAAGACCTTGAAATCGTCAATTATCTTGTTTCAATAGATGTTAGTTTTACACAACAAAATAAATTTAAGCAGTCGCCAAAATCATTGGCGGTAAAATTCTCAAATGCAGCAATTATCGAAATATTCGCTAATAAAGAAAAAATAGCACTAAAAACTACTGTTGTCACCCTTGAAAAAGAAGTTAAAACACTTAAAAGAAATGTTGATACATTATACGGAGAAAATACCGTATTAGATAATAATAACAAAAGATTAAAAACTGATAATATATTTTTAACTGATAAGCGTACTGAACTCGAACACCAAAATAAAAAATTAAAAACGACTCTTGATAATATGACAGATGCTTTTAAAAAGTAATTAGGCTATATTAATATATGTACTTCGTTTGAAGCCCTTGTTATTCCCGTATATATACACCTTTTTGCTTCATATGAATTATTATTTTTGAGTACATCCTCAGTATCAATAAATGCATTGTAAAAATTAGATCCTTGTGAGCTATGTATAGATTGGCTATATCCATAATTTACATTTGCAAAGTGTTCACAAAATATTTTATTCCATTCTTTCCATAAAGGTTTAATAACAAATTTATCTATTTGATTTGCTTGTGACTTGAAATCACAAATTAAATCATCTCTTAATTTTTTTATTGTTTTTGAAGCTAATGCTTTATCTTTCTCGAGATTTTCTGTCGACATTTCATTTATTACATAAATTTGATATACTTCTGGTATTGTATTCTTTATTACTACTTCACTTAGACGGTGAACATGCAATTTCCATGCACAGTATTGTCTTTTCGTTTTTGAATTTAGTGATCTTATTGCAGTTATATATTTTTTATGTATATGTACAACATTTTTCATTGCACTTGCTTTTTTCCCTAAATTTTCAGTAAAGTCTCCAGTCTTTTTAAGCACTTGTTCGAGTTCTGTGATTTTAATTTGCTCAGAAGTGTAAAATCTATTACTATTTTCACCAATCTTCACAGAAGATTCATTTAGGGTGTAAAAATCTTTCATCATAAGAATATCACCAATTTCGAATTTCTTAATATGCTCAATATCCTTGAATAATATTTTTCGTATTTCTGTATTATAATAGTCCATTTGCCTATTTGTCCATGTCAAAATAATATTACTTGTATTTAATTGTTCTTGCGCATCTTTAATATATTCAACACATTTCAAAAACCAGGCAGTATGTTTTTTCTCTTTGTCGCATTTATATACATGTACTCCTTTTCCTTTATATTTTGCAATTTGTGGAACTTTTATTTCATCTTCAACCCATTGCCTAATATTATAACATAAATTTACCACATTTTGTATACTGTTTCTCATAACTTTTTTTAATATTATAGTTTTCATTGACATTATTCTCTCAGATAAAATTTCTTTTCTTGCTTTTAATTCTTCATCATCACTATTTTGCTTATCTGTAAAACAATTGGGCATTGCCGATGTACCATCCATTAGTGCTTTTTTATATTCACTGAATTTTATCATATTTTTATTTTTAATAAATATGCAGCTTACTTTCTCATTAACTGGTGGTAATTGCGCTGGATCACCTGAAAATAATACTTTAGGCACTCTTTTATAATTATCACCCGAATTATTTTTATAAATATCCTCAATTAAATGTACTATTATTTGCAAAGGTATCATTGAACATTCATCGATAATCACAAGTTCGTAATCAGTTATATTACTTTCACCACCTCTTATAAAAATACGATCTCCTTCCATATCAAAATCATTTTTGTAATTTAATAATCTATGAATTGTAAGAAATTCTATTTTTATTCCAATTTTTAATAATCTGTCTAATGCATCATCCATATTATAATCTGCCGGTAACTTGGTTCCTAACTTTTCCTCAGCAATTGTTTTGACATATATTCTTGCTTTAGATTTCATTATATTAACTGCTTTATTTGTGGGTGCTGTAAAAGCCACTGAATGTAAATAACCTTTCATAAGCAAATAACTTATTAATTCTACAACAGTAGTAGTTTTTCCAGTCCCTGCATATCCATGTAGTTTAATACCTTTGTCATTGTGATTTATTATAAAGTCTAATATTGCTCTAATTGCTATTTGCTGATCTTGTGTAAATGCAACTATGTCTTTTTTATCATCAATAAATTTGGTCGCTATGCCAACATTATCAACCTGTAATTTTTCGTCATTGCAATTATTAAAAAATTTATTAAATGTTTCAATACATTGCTTCCGTAAATTTTTTTCGTTTATTCTTTCGATGAGATCAATAAGCCAACTTACATTACCCAATGATCCACCTGCTTTTGTAAATTGTGTTAGGTATGTATATTCCAAAAGATTTAACTTTCCCTCAGCCAAATACTTACTAAAAGATTTTAATATAGAAGTTGTATCCTTTTTAACTATTGGACCGTTGTTTAAAAAATCAGTTATATCCATATATTATAGTTTTAAACATATGGACAATCACATAAGCCTTTGTTATTTTCAAATATTTTATGATTTTTTAAGTATAGGTTGCTTGAAATTAGTATCTATGATGACTAGTTTTGGTTGATTTTACAACTATACTTTTTGGCTTTCTTTTAATTTTGACATTATTGTTTTCAATAAGCGGATTTATTTCTTTATTTTCTAATTTATGATCATTTATTTCTTCTCCTTTACTGATATCCATTGTGTCTTCATTATTATCTTTAATATTTTCTAAATAATCCAGATAACTTAAATTATCAAAATCATTTGTTTCATCAAAAGAATTATCCTCATTTTCATGCAATAAATAATGTACATTAAGATCACCTTCCCTTCCTATTCTATTTGCTCTTCCAATGATTTGTTCTTCCATATATTTTGTAAATCTGTGATACATTACAATATCTGTCGCCATTTGTAAATTCATACCGGCTCCAAAATACTGGGCATTTAATAGTAATATTTTAATTTGGCCAGTTTTGAAATCATTTATATACTGGTTAACAACATCTGCTGAACCTTTCGGTGTTTTATATATATATTTATTTTTAATCAATTCCAATTCTATTTTTTTAAAGGTTTCAGTATAATTTGCAAATACAAGGAACTTTCCATTCGGTTTACTTTGTATTAATTCAATCAACATATCCAATTTATCTTTTTTATCATGTTGTTTATTTATTTCTATCTTTTGTTTATTATCATCCGAATTTATTAGATGCATATTTTGTTTACCTAATACAAACCTACAATTTGGACACTTTGATGTTTTACCAATAGTCAGTGTTAAACATTCGAAACAAAATACATTTTTACAACAATTAACAAGTGTTGGCTTGACAAAATCATCCAAACATATTGGACAATATTGACTATTTAAATCATATATTTTTTCTTTAATACTCTCAAGTCTATCTTCTAACCTTTTACTTACCTTTTCTAAATATAATATTTTTTTCTTATGATCATTTACATTATCTTGTGTAATTTTCCGTTTCTTTTCATTATCTAGCTCAGTTTTTTTATTTTTAATTGCTTCTGATAGATTTTTTGTTATTACTTGAAATATATTGTCGTCAGTATCAATATTGCAATTTAATATTTTGATTGCTTCATCTGTATTTCCTGCATTTATCATATTAATTATATTTTTTGGTATTAAATCCTTTACAATACCTAATTCAATTGGTGTTAAACAATTTATCATAATTCTTTTTGGATTGTTTAGATTTTGTGATATTTTAATGAATTCCTCCGAATTTTTAATAACAAGATTCTCTACTAACCAATTTTTGTTTTGTCCAAAAATATCGGTTAAGTAGCCTTTATTAGAATATATTATTTGAGCCGGGGTTCCTGTAACTAACCATATAAAATTTGCAGATAAATGCATATTCCTTTGTAATTTTATAGTATCTGCCTCATCAATTATTATTCGTGTCCATTTAATGGAATTAAATTTTTTATCAAATGACTCAAATAAAGTACAGCCAACTAATATTATTTTATATTTCTGTAAATCATCTTTTGAAAGATTGTCCACGGATTCAGTATTATTGCATATATAATGAGTTAAATCTTTTCCATATTTAATAAATTTTTCCCATTGTGATATGATTTTATGGGGAACTATTAGCAAATTTGAATAAACAAAATTAGAATTATCATTTTCTAGTTTGATAGAAACATATTTACTACTTCCCCAATAAATATCTTTTTTCTTTGGTATTTTATTTGATAATAATAAACCAACTATCATTAAACTTTTTCCAGACCCAACTTTGTCTCCCAATATTCCAACACTCGTTTCTATTATGTAATTTGCAGGATGTGGAGTATATTGTACTAAATTTTTTATCGTAATTGAATTATTTTCCTCAAGATCTAACATTGCTTGAATAGACGTTTTTTGATGTTCCTTCAATTCTATTAATAAATTTATAGGTTGTTCTATCTTTGCAGAATCATTCGTCAAATTATTTAAGCTCATTAAGTTATTAATGTAATAATTATTTAAATCATAAAAAAAATTTTAAGTTATTTACTTGGCCTTTGTAGCAGACTTTGCTGGAGCCTTAGTTTGGGCTGCAGGTTTAGCCTTTACTGTAGTAGTTTTCTTACTAGCAGTGGTTGGTTCTGGAGCAACTTCCTCAGCTTCTGCCTCTGCCTCAGCCTCAGCTTCTTCTGGCTCAGCTTCTGCTTCTTCTCCATCCTCTGCAGCAGCTTCCTCTTCATCTACTTGTGCTGCTTTCTTAGCAGCAGCTTTCTTTGGAACTGCTTTTTTAGTTTCAGTAACTTCTTGAGCAGGAGCTGCTTCAGCTTCATCCTCCTCTTCTACCGCGTCACCAAGAGCCTTGATGCAGTCTTCAATTTTCATTGTCATATCATGTCTGAGAGTTCCGCTGACATGAGTTTTGATTGCAGCAAGAACACTCTTTGCATCAAGAGATTTCTTACCTGCATATAGCATCAGTGTATGAGAAGTTTCAATCAGTTCAATGCTAGTACGAAGTAATAGGTATGCAAGAAGATTGTATGCCTTATTATCAAGTCTGACATTAGTTTTTTCATTAAACTTGTCAATATATGATGTCACTTCAGTTTGCCCAATAAAATATTGGCTGGCATAGTTTAGTGATGGATCAAATTTCTTATAATGTTTACCGCAGCATTGTGCAAGATCTTCATTTAGTTGAATGGCATAACCAATAACAGGACGTTTAAGATCATAAAGACCAGATACATCCTTTTGTAGTTGATCAAGGGTTGCTTGAACAATAGCCCTACATAGAACTTGATTCGCAGCAGTTAGTGCAAATTGAGCGCCGCTAAACTTTGGGAGCTCTTCAAGATCTTTGCTTCTAAAAAGTTCACGGATCCATGATTTGCAGAAATTTACGTTAAATTCAAGATTTGCATCAGCAGTAGCCTTGTTTGGTTTTTCCTTTGGGGCTTTTACTTCTTGTTTCACTTGTTTAGTTTCTGGTTCAGCCTTTACTTCTGGTTTGGCTTCGACTTTATTTTCCTTTGGTTTGGCAGCAGCTGCTTTGGTGGTTTTGGTTTGAGTTGACATCTTTTCTAATATTACTTTTCCATTAGTTATTACATTTACTCCTAGAATGTTTTACAATCAATTTTTTTTATGGTCATTATTATAGATAAAATATTGAAATTTTATATATTAAGCATACTATTTAGATAATTTTGTTACTATCTTATCAAAATGGCAGAAAAATCCAAACCTACCGAACTAGCCCATTGGGATATCGGAAAGAACCTTAAATTATTCTTTTTCGATGAAGTTTCTCCAGGATCTTGTTTCTTTCTACCAAAGGGAACATTAGTAGTTAATAGACTTATGAACCTGATTAGAGGACTCTATAAAAAACATAACTATCAAGAAGTTCATACTCCGGCAATATGTGATAAGAAGCTATGGGTTGAATCCGGACATTGGGATAAATATAAGGAAAATATGTTTAAACTAAAGCCTAATGAGAATGATGCCGAAAACCAACAGGAAAATGCTATCGAATTTAGCTTATGTCCAATGAATTGCCCTAAACATGCAAAAATGTTCCAACATATGCATCCATCTTATAGGGAATTACCTATCAGATTAAGCGATTTTGGCGTCCTTCATCGTCAAGAAAGCAGCGGAAGTTTGAGAGGACTAACTAGAGCATTTGCTTTTAAACAAGATGATTCGCATGTATTTTGTACTCATGATCAAATCGAGGCAGAAATTGAAACAATTCTTCAAATGGTTGATTATGTTTATAAGCTATTTAATCTTAAATATGAATTGACTCTTTCAACCAGACCAGAAAAATACATTGGTGAAGTTGAATTATGGGATAGAGCTGAAACTATATTGGCTAAATGTATCAATAAACATGTACAACAATATGAATCATCGCCAGATGGTGCATTTTATGGACCAAAAATAGATATTATGGTTGAAGCATCTGGTAAAAAATTCCAATTAGGAACTGTGCAGTTAGATTTTAACCTTCCGCAGCGATTTGATCTAAAATATTCCACAGACGATCCTAAAAATCCACTCGCACAACCTGTTATGATTCATAAAGCCGTTTTAGGTTCATTAGAACGGTTTCTTGCCATTTTACTTGAACACACACAAGGTCAACTTCCTCCATGGCTTTCTCCCAGACAGGTCGCAATTCTTCCAGTCAGCGATAAACACAGTGAGTATGCAGCTTCTGTTAAGAAACAAATACTTGACATTAATCCTGACATACAACTCGATATTTTTACAGATAAAAGTATTCCTAAACGAGTTAGAGAAGCAGAGATGCTAAAATATAATTATATATTGGTTGTTGGTGATAAAGAAAGTAGTAATGGTTCCGTAAACCTACGCACCAGTGGTACAACTATTGGAGAACTAACATTTCCACAATTATCTGCTATGTTACAAGAAACCAAATTGTCTTAAGCTTTCTTTTTATTATCCTCTATAAACACATCAGGATATTTTTGTTGAATTTCTACATACTTTCGTTGTATATTAATGTCATCACTTGACACATAATTTTGCAGAACATATTTTTCATTAAATGTTCTACCATATTCCACTTTTTTACAATCACCCTCTTGTTCTATTCTTACACACACTTCATCATTTTTAGTGGCAGATTCTACATCCTTCCCCTTCTTTTGGATACATTTTAATGTACCTATTTTAATTTCGATACCTTCATGCACAGCAGCCAAAGTAACCCCTGCTTTGATAGTTCCTTCAACCACCTTGACACCAAACATGATCGGATCATTTCTTAAAAATATAAATTGTGGCAAAATGTTTAATTTAACTGGTGGAATAATATCTGGATACCTTTTCTTGATGCTCATGTTAAGTTCTTTTGTAAATGCTCTGTATTTTTCTATCAATTTATAAATAATACCATCATATAATATCGTTACATTCGTTTCCTTAGCCATTTTATTTATTTCAGTGTCATAAATCAGATCATTCCTAATACCACTGTCATAATTTGTATTATAATCCAATATTACAGCATTTCTTTTGTGATACAAGTAGTCATCACTGTTTTTATCATGTTGATTAAGTATTGTAGCGGCTCTAATTAATAATGTTTTATTAATTTTACCAACATTAATATCAATTACTTTAATTAACTTATTTTCCTCAAGTTTCATCATCTCCAAAAAAGCATCTGCCATACCCTTTGCTGGAACATTTATTATTATTCCCCTATCACTAAATTTAAATTCCTCATTCGTACAGGTTTTGCTATATTTATCAATAATTCTGTCCATTTTAACACCATTCTCATTGTCATCAACTATTACTACACCACCTATCGCAACATTCGAGAGTTCCATGTTTTCAACTAATTTTAAAGCAATACCTCGAGTACCCGACACAGTATCAACTATTTTTAAACTCGATTTATTTTTCAACTCCGATTCATCATTTGGTACAAGAATATCTTTAATTGTAGCATTTATTACACTTCCTTTCGTCGATTGTATTTTTATTGTGTCTCCTTTACTAAATTTTCCGTTAACCATAATCGTATAATGCAGTAAGCCATGTCTATCATCTGTTTTAACTTCAAGAAGGTACCCATGTGAATAATTATAAATACCATTTTCTTTAATGACTTTTTTGTAATGATTTGTTGTTAATTTTGATACCAACAAAATTAAATCTGGTATACCCTCGCCAAGTTTGGCAGATATCGGAACCATTGATACAAAATCTTTGACACTTGTATTTTCATAATATAATGCTCCGTTAACTCCCATTTCCGCTAATTGACATACTATTTTATTAGAGTAATCCTTCATTGATCTCAATACATCTTTACTTTGTGATGCAAAACAATTTTTTAAATTTTTACCCGACTGACATGCTTTCCAACCATATATCCTATCTAATTTATTTAGTACTAATACATATGGCGTATTGTATTGTGTTAACATTTCTATACATTGCAGTGTTTGTTTTTCAAGTCCTTTAACAATATCAACAACTAAAATTGCTAAATGTGACATTCTAATGCCTATGATTCGCATTTGACTAAAACAATCATGACCTGGAGTGTCTATCATCAGTAATCCTCCAATTTCTAATGATTTACATAAACCTCCAGATAATGTATCCAGCGTATTTCTTGAAAAATACGTCGATCCTATTTGTTGAGTTATACCTCCAACTTCATTTTTTTGCACATTTGACCTTCTTAATGTGTCAAGTAATAGAGTTTTTCCTACATCAACATGCCCTATTACGCAACATATTGGCTCTGATACTGATTGTTTTATTTGTTCCATTTGTTATATTAACTACTTATTAATCAATTCATTTATATGGAATCATTACTAATATCAATTTTATTCAATCAAATTGATATTCTTATATCCTAATTTAATTTATTCATAATCAGTTTGCACACTAACTTCTGTGTAATCTCCAGAACCTGATTCACTAGAATTATTGCTATATGAACCAGAATCACTCGATCTTTCAGAATTTAAAAATTTACCGTCAACTGATTCATTTACTTGAACATCAGCTAAAGTAAAATCAGTTTGTGATGATAATGTAAAGTTACTTGCACCTCCGTCAGATTCTCCATCTTCTTCATTATCTATGAATTTTTGCTGTCTCTTGACTTTTACATTTTGGTTATTTTCATATTGTATTATATTATCTTCACCACCCATCTTAAATTGAAACCAATATAATGCAAATAAAAGGCCCAAAAGTAGTAGCAATATAAAAGATCTACTCATATTATTAGATATATCATATAATAATAAAATATTGATCGCTTATCAAACTTATTTAAAAAAATACTATATTCATCTTCTGCATGAACCAGTTTGGCAATTTTGGTTGTAATTGCTATCTGCTATATCTCTCATAAGTATATTATCCTGTCTACTACCAGATTGGAATGCCATTGGACCATCAACTGCACTTGCATAATTATTTAATGGATCCATATAACTGTCGGCATCATGTTCAACATCATCAATAATTATATTGTCCATTGGCTGCGGTTCATTGTCTTGATGACTTTCATAGGATTCGTCTTCCTTCTTTTCAGTTGGTTGACGGGTTTTATGTTTGACACGTCTTTTAATATTAGATAACTCAGTTCTAATGCAATATTTTATATAATAATTGCATGCAAAAACTGCTGCTACCAATACTACGAGTATAGCTAAGTAAATATTCATTTTGTCACGGGGAATGTTGAACATATTATATTATTATAAATACATAAAAATTGATTAATAATAACGATGCGATATTCGCTTTACTATTTTAAATAATTAATTACTATATGTTCGAATTACTATTATTCTCGCTATTCTTCCAATGTGTCTATATCATAATAGTTATTTCTGCAAATGCTGATGCTAGTTACTTAATCAATAATTTTAATTTACAAGGTGGACAATATATTAACTACTTTTGTAAATTACAAATGCCACTATTTATAATTGCATTAATATTTGCGATTTATGAACAATTTACTAAATTCTTATTCGTCAATTTAATAATACTAGCAACATATATTGTTGATGATATTTATAACTGTATTGACAATTTTATTACAGTCAAATTATATTCTGTTATAAAATATAGTTTGACTTACATATTAATAATATGCATGATTGCTTTTTCACAATATTTATTAAATTATGCCAACTATATTTATGCTTTTTATGTCGCAACTTTAATTATCACATTTTAATGGTTCTTCTCCAGGGAATACGCTCGAATATTTATTTAATCTACAATCAACTGCAACTTCTTTTAATGCTTTCTCGAATTCTAATACAAGCTTATTTTTATGATGTGACAATCTTTGAATATATTGATCAACCGTTTCTGGCTCATCCTGATGGGTTGCTATATAAATATATACTTTAACTACTCTTTTATCTTCCTCAAGATCCTTATGCGAACAAAATCTTGAAGCACGACCAATAACTTGATCCAATCTTTTTGTGTTCCAATATGGCTCTAATACATGCACTTGTTTTACTGCTGTTAATGAAACACCTTCTTTTATTGATGGAGATCCAAGTAATATTTTGATTTTACTTCCATTCAAATTATCTTTTCTATTATAAACAGCACGAATTTCTTCCTTAGTACCTATATTTTCGTCACTTGACCATACTGCATATCTTTTTTTACCTTCACCGTGTTTTGTATAATCTTTATAACCAAATTCATCAAGTACTTGAATTAAACTTTTAAGTCCACCATATTCTTTAAAACCAGAATAAACAAATACTTTTCCAGAGGATGATTGAATTTTTGACATTATTTTATTAAACTTTGTTGAATACTTTTCAAGATCTCTAGTTACAGATTTACCTTTGAATGATTCAAAACCTGTTTCATTTATTTTCTTATTTGGAAATACAACATTTGATACTACACGTGTTCCTATAAAAAAATTATTAGGCAAATTTGATACGGAAAGAGAATGCTCTATTTTCTTTTTCAAATTTAACTTTTTGACTATTTTCTCTTCGTTTTTTACTACGGTTTTATATGCATCATATTGGAAGTCACTCATTTCACATTTCACGTATTTTACAATCATCTCTGGAAATACATTTGGAGGAGCTCCTCTAAAATATGACACGTAACCTCTGATACTTTCTTTAAATAAATCCATATTTTTAACCCGATATTTTATGTGTCCTGAACTATTTCTCACAATTTGGATAAATTTCTTATCGAAATCTTTTCCAACTGGCAAAGGATTCTCTATTCTCAATAAATTCATGGTTAAACCTATTTCATATGGCTTGTCAAACATCGGGGTAGCAGACATAATAATTATTCTTAAGTTAGATGGTGAATTATTTATTAACTCTAATAAAGTGTTATAGTATGTACCATTCTCAGAAACCATGTTATGTATTTCATCTATCATTAATAAAGCGTTATTTAATTTTATTTCCCCCGCTAATGTCAAGTCAATAAATTTATTGTATGAATAAATTTTATAGTATTCATTTATTCTTTCATCACTTTTTTCTATTATTTCTTTGTACTCCTTGCTCGCTGGATGTAATTTTAGTAATTTCTCCCTTTCGTTTGCTTTTAAATAATTATTACCAGCACATAAACTTCTTAATTCATTTCTGAAATTACCCTTCAAACTTGCCGGTACTACAACAAATATTTTCCTTTGGTGTTTCCATTCCTCTGCAACTTGCACTGCTGTACATGTTTTTCCAGCACCAATTCGATGGAAAACAAGGACTCCTTTATATGGAGTTTTTGGATTTATATATTCGGCTAAAAATCTTTGTGGCATCTGCAACTCAAATTGCTTTGGAAAACATATCTCTTTGAATGATTTTTTTGCCTTTGGAATAGTAAATTTTTTATATATATTTGCAATCTCTATATTAAAATCATCACTGTTTATATTCGGATGTTTCATATTATAATTGTGCTGTATAATTATAAATTAGATAAATAAATAAATCTTGATTTACTCCTTATTTTGGGTAAAACCTCCTCTTCCTCGGCCTCTTCCCCTAAAATCTGAGTTAAATCTACCACCTCTGTTTGGAAATGGTCTTGAATCGAATCTTTCACCATCGTTTTCATCTTGAGGACTATCAGTGTATTGTTTAGTTTGCTTTCTGTCATCTGTAGAATCTAAATCGTATTCAAAATTTCGAGGCTTATTGAAAAATGTACTTGGTCTAGTTTCATTATTGAAATTACGTGGTTTATTAGTATAACTTTGATTTCCTCTCCCTCTATTAGAATTAAATGATTGTTGATGTCTAAACTCATTTACTGGCTGGGTTACAAAATTTAATTCAAGTAGTAAGCTTTTGCTTTTACCAAAAAGAGTGGGATTTTGATTCTTATAACCCCTAAACATAACTAACTCTAATAGTTCGTTTGTTGTATATTTGTTCATTACATCTCTATCTAATGCTTCCAAACGCTTTTGCTTTTCTGGTGTAAGATCAAATGAATTTGAATTATATTGTACCTCTGTTTGGACAACAGCTTCTGCATTTACAGATTGTTTCGCCTTAACTGATGATTTTTGTTCAGGAGCCTTACTTACTTGTACTGGTGTTTCGGCTGGCACTACTTGTACTGCTGGAGTTGCTTCCGCTTGGACTGCTTCAGTTGGCGATGCTTCTGCTGAAACTTCTTCAGTTGGTGCTCGGCTCCAATTTTCTTCAGGAACATCTTCTGTCGGGGCTTGAACCTCATCATCACCAGTTACGTTTTCAGATTCATCCTTGGATTTTTTAATAACACGTTTAGTAACTGTTTTTGGTTCTTTTTTTGTGGCAGCCACAGTTTCCTTTTTTGCTACTTTAACAGATTTTGACATTTTTGGTATATTTATATAAATATTTACTAATGTTATTCTGTAGATGAATATTTTTTCAATCTTTTTCTATATTAAAACCTCATTTGACATAATTTCAAATGTCACCATTATACCATGATGGTCGGATGGTTGTACTAAATTTCTATCTCCAATCAATAAATCAAATTTTGTTAAATTAAGTATACCTGATCCCTTGTAAAGTATTCTATCTATACGAGATTTGTAGAAGCCAACATTGCGCAGCATTAAATTTTCGTTTGTTGATGAATCATATGTATATTTCTTTTCGTTCGCTTCTCCATCAATTACCCATGCATCGTTCCATGTTGAATCATTCATATAATTATCTTCTTCATGTGGTAAAATGTTTGTATCTGCTGAAAATATAACAGGTCCATATTTGTCATGAAGTTGGTTTAGTATTTTCATTGCATACGCATACTGATCTAATTTAACAATATTCACTTTCTTAAACAAACTTTCAAAGTGCGAAGTTGCAATAACAATTGGCTGACAATCTATTGTACATAAATTATCAACTATTGTACATTTTTTATAATTTATTTTTATTATATTTAGTCCTCTTTCCATATTTGTTCTGGGAAATCTAAAATATTTGCACTTATCTATTTCATATTTTGAAATTATTAAACAGTCATAATTTTGATCTATTTTCTCTTTATGAAAATATGGGTACGTCTTTTTGAGTATTTTAAATAATTTATCACATACTGTATCTATTACTTCTTGCAAACATATTATATCAGGATCATATTTATTTATTTCACTCACTAATGAAAATGTCCTTTCGTCTCTGTCCGATTCATCAAACCAAATATTATAGCTCATTACTTTTAAAATATTGGACTGCATATCAGAATGATGACTTTGCATATCAGAATGATGGCTCTGCATATAAACAAAATATACTTATATTATTAAGTAAACACTTTTTTAAATAGCTTAATTACTTATTTCCATAAATTACCCTTAGCTCAGCTCTAATTTGCATGAGCAACTTACCCATTCTATTTTGGCCACTTCCGTCTCCTCCATCTCCCCAATATTTATCTGATGACGTATGTTCTATTAGTTCCCTGTTGCCTGTCGATAGTAGCAGCTTTCTGAGATCCTCGTGTTGGGTAAATTTAGCACGTAAAGCACATAATAGTACTTGTTCTCTCACATTATCCCAATCATCCCTCATCTTTTTCGATCTATTACCTCCAGCAAATTTAGCTTCCTTTGGTTTAGTTAGTGACCTTATATGAGCTTGATGAGCGGGATCATCCGGAAATTTCATTGCCTGAAAAAATGCTTCCGTAAATAGCCATGATTTGCTATCTATGTATATTTCTCGTTTATAAAAATTACTGAATTCTTTGTATTCTTCGATACTCGAATGGAAATGAATCGGTGAGTTTGCTTGTGCTAGAGCTTCAGCCATTTTTGTAATGTATTGATTAGTAGTTTGCTAGTTAATAATGATAATATAATAACCCAAATCATTTGCTATTCAATTTTATTATAGTTATCTATATTAATGGAAAATACACCTAAAATAAGACTTGGGTATGCATGTATAAATATGAAACTCCGAGAACATGGAGTTTTTTGTAGTAGAACCATCGATTTGGCTCAAATTAATAAAAATGGCATTGATGAAGCAAAAAGACGGGCTGCTAAAAATGTTAGCGATTTGATGCATATTTTAATTGATAATTTCGAAAGGGGAATCTATTTATTCCGTATTACTTCAAATTTATTCCCACATATTGTTAATCCAAAGGTTAAACAGTATAATTATGATATTAACTATGTTATGCCGTTATTTAAAATGATTGGAGAATATGCTAAAGATAAAAACATGAGATTAACATTACATATCGGACAATATGCACAAATCGCTTCACCAAACCCAGATGTAGTTATCCAAACAACCCAAGATTTAGATATACATTCTCAAATACTTGATGCTATGGAACTAGATTTACAATCAGTAAATGTAATACATGTCGGTGGAGGATATGACAATAAACCAGAAACTATGGAAAGATTTATTAAAAATTTCAAAAAATTACCACAAAATATTAAAAGAAGATTGGTAATCGAAAATGATGATGTCACATATAATGCTGATGAAGTACTTTATATTTGTGAACAAATTAATAGACCAATGGTTTTTGATATTCATCATCATTTGTTAAATCCATCTAAAACTCCCATTAAAAAATTAATGCCAAGAATATTAAAAACTTGGACAAACCTTAATTTAAGACCTAAATTTCACTTGTCTGAACAAGATCCAGATAAACGTCCGGGTGCACACTCTGCTTTAATTAAAAAAATACCAGATCTTTACCTTGAAATACCAAAAAAATTTAAAATACCTATCGATGTTATGCTCGAATGCAAAAAAAAGGATCAAGCTGTCGATTTACTTCATAAAAAGTATTTTAAAAAAACAGAATCAAATGGAAATATAGTTTATGTTCCCAAATAAAAAATTGATTTAATATTTATTTATTCGTATGCATTTAAATAAATAAATAATACTATAATATAATACGCTAATGACAGACTATAATCTAATTAAACAGTTAAGTGAAGCACAATCTTCAACAAGTGGAACTAGCTTAGTTACACTTTACGTACACAGCAAGGCAAACATGGGAAATGTAGGGGAGTTTATTAAAACAGAATTATCTAGCGCCATCAACATTAAAAGCAAACCTGTAAGAAATGCCGTTCAAGCAGCCTTACGCGCTTGCTATCAAGCAGTAAAAACATTCAAAGGAGCTTCAGCCCCTGAAAATGGTTTAGTTCTCTGCGCCGGTGAAACCCTGTATTGTGTTTAGCGATTATAATAATTCATGTATAATATTATTTCCCTCTAAAAAAATAAATAAATCAGGTTACAGATGTTCAAATAAGTTCGAACTAGATTCAATTCTCGAAATGTACAAACCAGAAACATGTTATGGTGTCGTATTAATTTCTGGAAACGGATTTAGATGCTATTCGGTTGAATTAACTGGTACATATAAAAATTTCAAATTGTTAGATTCAATGGAAGTAAAATTACAAAATAGACACAAAACAGGTGGATCATCATTCAAACGATTCGAAAGAATTAGGGAAGAAAAACAATCGTTATATGTCGATTTGGCCGCAGAATCAGCGGTTAAATCATTTATGAAAAATAACAATACGATTTGCGCTGTAGCAGGATTAATTATCGGCGGACCCGGCGAAATTAAAAAGGAATTATTGGACACTAGCTTGTTTAATCAGTATTTCTCTGATAAAATAGTACAAACAATTAATACTACAGAAATTGTCGATGGAACAATTTATGAAGTTTATAATAAATATTCCGAACACTTAATTTCAGATGAAACAAAAAAAGCAATTGTTGCTATTAAGGAGGTTGATGATTTAATGACAACTGATCCTGATAAACTAAATTTCGGTGATGAGGTTTTACAAGCATTAAAAGATTGTATGCTTTCTAAACTTCTCGTTAGTGATAAATTAAATGAAATAGAACTTTTAAACATCAAACAATTAAATACTTACGATTGCGAATTGATACCAGTTGAGGATTATAAATTAAGACAATATGGAAAGTATGTTGGTATCAAGTTTTATTAATTTAATAAAAATACAATCGGGTCAAATTCAGCACCACCGCCACTTTGCACACCATATTGATTTTGCTTCTTTGTAAGATACATATACATTCCTATTGCTGTAACACCAACTATCCCTAATACAATGTAAGTTTTACGCTCTGTGTGCTTTATTTTTATTTTATTTTTTTCACCATTAGACATTGAACTATCATTTTCTAATAATTTTTCCTTTTGTTTTATCTTATTTTCATATAAGTAGCCACATAGCATTAATAAAATAATAATTATGTTCCAGTGTAAATCTATTTTTGTTGTCATTATAAACCAAACATATGCGAGTACACTATAAATTATCGTTTTGTCTATATCACTCACACCACCAACCATTGTGATTATGACTAACATCATAATAAAACCAATTATGTGTTGTGCATATCTGTTATTTTCAATACTTTCCTTTAATTGTTTTGATAGTAGGCTTCCAGTATAATTACTGGCAACTAATACATAAAAAATCATTAAGGCTTTTGATAATGATATATTACTTTGGTCTAAATAGTTAATATTTAAAATTTTATCTATATGACTAATACTTTCCATAATAATATATGCAAATATATTATTATCTTATCCAATTAATTATATTATATTAATAATCCTCACCTAATGATAACACTTCCTTACCATTTTCATGCAAATAAATAGTATGCTCACTTTGGGAACTAAATGAACCCTTAATGTCATACAAAGGAGGATATCCAGTAACGATTTTTTTGTCGAGAAGTTCCTTTAATCCAATACTACATTTTTTACCTATAGTCGCATCGTCATGTAGCCATTTATTTGAAAAGGGTAAACTGGATCTGTTATTCGTAATCCATTTATGTACATCTTTTGTAGTACTAAATTTATAATTTATCTTTGGCGCATTTTGATTTATCGAATAGTGATTTATTACTTCACCTTGTTTATATTTTCCAGTACCAGTTGATGCAAATGTTTCAATAGCAAACTGTTCACCAGCTTGCATTCTCATTTGGGTATAAATAGGATGATCTGTTGGACCGCATAGTACAAGTTTCCCAGCATGAATATTATACTTTGAAATATTATGACCACCAAGGTCATCAACAGCTTTAAGTTGATATGTTTTGCCATCCAATTCAACTTCATATGATTCAATAACTTCTTTTATTTCTTTACTTATTTCATTACATATAGCATCTGGTCCAGCCATCTTTATTGCAGACCATGTTGCGTCTTTTGTTGACTCTAACAAATTTTCATATTTATTGTCAAATGTCATCGTAAATGCACTGTCTATTATATATCCATTAATATGACAGCCGTAATCCACTTTACATACATCGCTTTCTTTGAAAATTCTATCATCATTCGGATTTGCGCTATCATGTGCAATAACGTTATTAAGTGATAATCCCGTCGGAAATGCAATTCCAGCGGTTAAATCGTTTTTGCCACAAACTTCTGTAATTTTATTTTCAATCAAGTTACATATATCAAGTATTTTCATTCCAGGTTTTATAACATCTTGAATATGCTTTCTAACTATTCTGTGACAATCCGCCGCTTGTCTAAGATCACGAATATAACTAACAGATTTACTGTCGTCAAAATTTGTCATGGCATCTAATGTTTCATCATAATTATAAACTACTTTTGGGGTAAGATCACAATTAATTTCTTCTGTCCATTTTCCAATACCAATCATTTAATAATAATTCATCTTATCTTGTTAAGTAATTTATAAAAAAATTAAAGTTCGTCAGTATTAACTATCCAACATTCCGCATTGGTTAGCCAAATTCCAAAATGCTCACCATCCGTAAAATTAGATGTAAAATAAAATATAAAGTCAGCATGAGACACAACTGCTATTTTTTTATAATTATATTGCTTTTCATAATTTAATAATTTTTGTTTAAATTCATTTGTTCTTTTAATTACTTTTTCTTCAGTTTCATAAACCACTTCTTCTCCTTCCATTAAATCACTGACATGTTGAATATGTTCTCTACAATCATAATCAATGTCCACTTTATTTGAATTTAATTTTAATCTTTCGCAAGTTTGTTTGCATCTTTTTAATGGCGAACAAATAACCAAGTCAAATTGATCGTTTTTTAATTCTTCACACGTTTTAATACATTGTGATTCTCCTTTACTAGTGATACCACAATCCTTATGAGTTATGTTATTATCAATATTATATTCCGACTCCGCATGTCTAATAAAATAAATTAACATTATGGTAGTTCAATTAATGTTATCAAGTCATCTGTTTTTCTGTTTATGATATAATATTTCAATTTTAAAAACTGAACATAGTTTCCAACTCCTAAAAGCCGTAAATCTGGTTCAGACTGATATATTGTTGTGGCTTTCACATCTCCATTGAATGAAATAACTTCAACCTTAGTCAAATTTAATCCATCTCTAGTTTGTGGCAACCATAATAGCTTTTTACTGGTTTTTTTAAAATCACCCTTCAAATTTGAAATAAGTTCACCATTCCTAAATATCACATTTCCAAAATTCATTAATGTCACTTCTTCATTATCTTGTAAGTTGTCATAATCCACTTTGTCTAATAGTAGACTATCTGAGTAATATATGTTTTTCTTACCAAGTTCTGGATTCCTATGAAATTTTAATACTTCCTTCGATGATTTTAAATCAAAATCTTTGTCATCTTCGCTTAAAATCAACTTAACTTCCACACTCAAATTCAATGCAGTAAATCTTGTCGAAATTTTATCAATAATTTTCTCATTAAGCGACCATATTTTATCTACAGTTGTTGATATATTACTTTTTGGATAGCCGCTATCTTTCAAAAATTGGTCCATTGCTTTTAAATTAAAGCCACGATTCATAATACCCTTGAAGGTATACAGCCGTGGATCGTCCCAACCTGTATATTTACCTTCTTCTATAGCTGCTTTTATTTTTCTTTTCGATAATATTGAGCCTTCAACGTTTAGTTTTCCATAGTGATATAATTTCGGAACTTCAATACCCAAATGTCCAAGGATGCAATCGTATTGAGCATCTCTTTCCATAAATTCAACACTCCTAAATACATGGGTAACGCCTTCAATTGTGTCCACCAATGGGCATGCAAAATCGTATGTCGGATACACCTTAAATTTATCGCCCCACATATGATGAATTGCATTAACAGGTCTATAAATACTCGGATCTCTCATTGCTTTGTTCAAATCCTGATAGTCAGATCTGAGACGTAAACAACAATTCGTTAATGTACCTTCTTGCATTTCTTTCCACATTTCTAAATTTACATCAACGGTTGTATCTCTGTATTCGGATGGCTTTCCATCAGTACGCTGCTGTCTCAATACATCAATATTTGTTAAATCAACATATGCTACACCTTTAGTAATCAGTTTTGTTGCTGTTTCTAACATATAGTTAAAGTAGTCTGAAGAATGTGTAAGCTTGTCATATTTAATTCCTAATTTATCAATATCCTCTAAAATACTTGTTTCATATTCTAAAGATTCCAATAATGGATTTGTGTCATCCATTCTTACAATTAGCGAACCATTGTATTTTTTGGCTATACAGTAATTTAGTGAAAGTGCTTTGACGTGACCAATATGTAAATGACCACTCGGCTCAGGTGGAAATCTGACAACAACCTTTTTCCCTTGTTTTGCAAACTTGTCCAAATCCGACTTGATTTCTTTCGTTAGACATACATAATCAAATTCCATTTTTTGGTTAATATGATGCTATAAATATAGTATCATATCTAAAATAATATATGCTTATTAATTATCAATTTTTAATTTTTAATTTTTTAAAAGATTCATCATACTTTCCCTATGTTTTGGATCCATTTTTTCAATGACTATTAAGAAATTTACGATTAAATTACCATATTTTTTTGTTGCCGTTTGATTCCTTGCTTTCATACCTTTTCCTTCAATAATATGTTTATATTTCGAGTTTTGTAAATAGTCAAGAGTAATTTCTAAATCTGTACCATCTAAGAATTGAATAGTTTTTGTAAATCCAAACATTGCATCAAAGGGTGATATTTCTAGTTCATAATGTAAATCGTCTTTTTCACGAGAATACTTAAGATGTTTAATTTGATTTACAGTAACGTTTATATTTCCTACTCTTTCATCCTTTTGATGACCCAATTTATCAAATGTAATAACATGTCCACTTCTTTCACCAGGTTCAATAACTACATTTAGGGTTTTACTAGATTTTTTCTTAACACCATCAACTTCAATTGTTCTATTAACTTTAACCTTCTTTTTACATCCCATATATAATTCCTCAAATGTACAATTTGCATCACCTTCAACATCTAAATCAAAGTCATCATCTTCGTCACTGTAACTATCATTATCACTTTCTTCATTGTGTACATTTGTTTTTTCTTTAGTAAATTTATTTTCCTTTTTGTTTTGTTCCTCATAGTCGCCATTTGGATAAAAAAAACTATTGTTAAAATTAAATCCTGGTAAATCCCCAGGACTATTGTTAATCACACCACTCTTTTTGTTAAACAAATTTTCAAATAAGGCATCCATTCCAGAAAATCCATTAATTCCCGTAAATGCATTCGGATTAAAATTACTAAATTTCTTACCAAATTTATTAAACCACTCTTCTTCGACTTCTTCGTCATTTTCTTCTTCTTCACCATCTATTACGCCCTTTTCGTCATATAATTGCTTTTTATCTACATCACCCAAAATTTTAAATGCATGTGATATTTCCTTGAATTTCTTTTCAGCATCATCTTTATTTGTTAAATTCTTATCAGGATGCCATCTTCTAACTAATTTGTTATACGAATTTTTTATATCTGTCGGAGTAGCATACCTAGTAAGATTTAGTACGCCGTATAAATCTCTTCTCATTTATAAATAAAATAGTTTTTTTCTTTTATATTAGTTTGCAGATACTTGTACTAATTGTGGCTCGCCTTTATAGATGTCATCAACCAATCCCGCTTTCAAACATGTTTTAGCATTCCAGAATATATCATGTCTCAGGAATTCAGCAAGTTTCTTCTTTGTTAGCTTTCCACCTGTATATTTTACATAGATTTCATTGATTTTTTCCATAAGTGATCTATTTGTAAGCATTCTGTCCTTTTGTTGTTCATATGTTTGTGCTCCAGCTCCATCAGATAGTTGGTGAATTAACATAAACGAGTTTTCAGTAATGAATCTTTTGTTGCCAGCTACAGACATCAAACTTGCCGCACTAATTGCATAACCTTCAACAACTGTATAAATTGGCAGTTTAGAATTTACAATAGTATCAACTGCTAGAAGACCTGCTAGCAAATCACCTCCATTGCTTGTTATATGCAAATATAAGGGGGATGGTTCAAGCTTTCCAAGTTTTAAAGTTAGTTGTGTAAGTTCAAATTCTCGGTTCGCTTTGTTAATCAAATCAATCAACTTGTTAATTGTTTTAATAGTTACATCGGTTCTGAAATAAATATGATTTTCAGATCTGTAAATAAGCTTGTTAACAATCATTTCTTTGATTTCATCAGGTAATCCTTGCACTTCTGGATCTTCTTCGTTTCGGTCATCCTCTTCTTCTTCGTCATTTTGAACTTGTTTACGCTTTTTGTTTAAAAAGTATGGGGCTACATCATTGTAAGTTCTCTTTCGGGTGGTTCTAATTGGGGCAAACATTAATAGTGGTATTATATAACAAATATCACTATTAGGCTTATAAATAAATAAATCAACTTTTTAGACATTATATGCTAATTTTAGACAAAGTAGCTTATGGCCATAGGCTATCAATTACTTTCTTGGTAACAACTAATGGAAATTTAATATCGTCAATATGATAACTTAATTTTATTTTCTTCTTCTTTCCAGACAAATGCTTAATAACGTTAAGTCTTTCGAAAAGGGTTTCAATTATCTTTTCCATATCTCTGACACCCTTTTCTTTGGAATTTAGTTTCTCAACTATGTAGTCCATCGTGGCATATGTTACTGAAACATCACCCTTATTGAATGCAAGTCTTTCCCTAATCTTTGGAACAATGTAATCAGCACCGATTTTGGTTTTCTCTTCGGCATTATATCCATCAATTCTAATTATCGAAATTCTATCTTTCAAAATATCATCAATTTGTGAATCATCGTTCATTGCAAGGATGAAGAATATATTAGACATATCGGCTGGTACTTCTGGCATATACATATCTTGGAATCTAGAATTTTGTGTTTTATCTAAAATGTGCAATAGAACCGAATTGATTGATTTACCCTCTGGAGAATCAGGTATTTTGTCAATTTCATCAAGTAACGTAACCGGATTTAGTACTTTTGCTTTCTTTAACATCGTCACAAACAAACCCGGTCTAGCACCAATATATGTTGATGAATGTCCAGTTAATGTTGTAGCATCTTTAATACCACCAAACGATATTTGATCAAATGGTAAGTTCATCGCGCTCGCAATTGCTTCAGCGATTGCTGTTTTACCTACACCTGGTGGCCCAACTAAAGCGATAAACTTTTTCTTGTAATATGGGTTGCTTATCATCGCGCAATATGCTTCTAAAACTTTTTCCTTTACATTATCTAAACCATAAATTCTTTTATCCATTTCATTACGTAAGTTAGTTAGTTGTTCACTAATATCAACCTTACCTGCATTAATGTGTTTAATTTCTGTAGGCATATCTAAAACAGTATCAATCCATTCCATTTGCTTGAAGTATTCATCATTCTTTGACAAATCCAAAATAGAATTCCATTTTTTGTACACAACTGACTTTACATAATCAGAATGTTTAGAGTTTAGTATTCTGTGAACAATATCATTATCAATATCTCCTAATTTTTTTAGTTTTTCAAGTGTTTCTCGGTTTTCAATTTGTTTTTCTAAAGATTTAAATTTATCAAAGATCAATGTTTTAACACGATATTTTTCTTCGGTGTATGGTTCAATGTGTTTATAAATATCAATATATTCAACAAACCACATCATATCATCCTCACTTAAATCAAGCTCAAGTATATCATCAACTTCTATTTCTTTATCTTTCATCGATTGTCTAATAGTTCTGAGTTTTTTAATATGTTTTTCACTTAATTTTTCCTTTTCTAATTCTTCATATGACTTTTCTACAGGATAATCATCATCGTCTTCTTCATCAATAAAATCTTCCGGTCTAGCACGTGTTCTTTTCTTATTGTTCTCAGTTATTTTTTCCACTAATTCAGCTGGTTTTTCATATTCTTTATCATCAATAAAAACTATGTGTTTTCTTTTCGATGAATTCGGCATAATGTGTATTTATTAAATAATACTCTTCTGTTATTATTTAATTTATATTCAACTTTTTAACTAAGTTTTATCCCATATTGTTACCTTTTATTAAATTCTTAAATTCATTATCAGATTGTTCCAATAGTTTATCAATGGCTAGTAAGTAACCATCAACTTTCATACTATCATTTGAATTTGAAGCATCAAAACATTTATCATATAAATCACATATTTCTTTTAGCTTCTTGCAATTCCACAATCCCTTTATTTTATCATAATCTAAAAAGTTCTTTTGTTCTTTATCAACGTAACAGCTTGGTAATCTTTTTATATTGTATGTACCATTTTGTGCATCTTCGAGTAATAAAATATAATATTGTAATGCTAAAACTACATTACCGTTAGAATATGTTTGTTGCATTTTTTTGAGAGCTAAACATACATTATTGCAAAGCTTGTCTAAATATTTCCAAAATGCATCAACTTCCTTTTTGCTAGGTTCGTTTGAATCAAATGTTCTGCTACTTTCTAGTTTAACATTTTTCATTGAGTAAAATGGAATTATATACCATTCTACTACTCTTGTTATTGAGTAAAATAGTTCGCTAATATTATCTCTATCGTCTCCATTTATATAACGCTCCAACCATTGAGTTCCACCCGGAAGTTGGATAATTGCTACGTGATTATTAATACCAATTTTAGTTCCAACTGGTCTGAAGTTTAGAGATGTTAATCTACATAGTGTTCCAATTGGATCTAGTAGTTGGGTTTTAGATGTTGACATACTATGTTATAAGTAGATATTATTACTTAAATCATTTCCAAAAATTGAAATATATTTATAATAAATACTATTTACTATAAATAACTAATTAACCACTTTAAAATGATTGATATCGGTGCTAACCTTACTAATAAGCAGTTTAAGGCTGATTTGCCTAAAGTCCTGCAGAGAGCCAAAGATTGGAACGTCGACACAGTAATTGTTACTGGAACTAGTTTGAAATGTTCTCAAGAATCTTTTGATTTAGTTGCTAAATACGACGAAAAACCAATTAAGTTGTATTCAACAGCTGGCATTCACCCACATACTGCTAAGGAATTCGATTCCAATAGCATTTCTACTTTGAAAACACTCCTTGAACATAAATCTGTTGTAGCTGTCGGTGAATGTGGACTAGATTACGATAGAATGTTTAGTACACTTGAACAACAGAAAAATTGCTTTGAGGAACATCTTAAATTGGCTGTAGAAGTTAAGAAGCCTTTGTTTTTACATGAACGCGATGCATTTGATGATTTTTACAGTATCATTTCTAAATACTCTAAAGATATTAAGGGAGTTGTTCATTGCTTTACCGGAAAAAAAGAACATATTGAAAAATACGTCGAATTAGGACTATTTATTGGCATTACTGGATTCGTTTGTAATGATAACAGGAATCAGGATCTACTCAAGGGTTTGTCATCAATACCATTAGATAGACTAATGATCGAAACGGATGCTCCTTTTATGTCTCCTCCTCAATATAAACATGATAGTGGTTCTAATCGTAATGAACCCGAAGCTTTGCCATATACACTTGCGTATTTGGCTAAACATTATGGTGTCAGTGAAAAGGATCTTGAAAATAAAATTAATGCAAATACTAAGCAATTCTTTAATTTGTAAATTCATTATCTTTGTTTGGTTTATCTACTTTCCTTTTTGTTTCGACCACTATATTTCTTTTATTATATAGCATTAATTTTATTTCATTATTGAGATTTGATCTAAAAGAATCTTCGTCTTTTTCATTGATAAATTTTTCCATTTTATTTAGGATGTCGTCATTAAGTTTACATTGTTCTTTCATTTCCTTAAATTTTTGCAAAATATGGTTTGTTTTTTCATCCTTTAATTGGTCAATAATATTTCCTATTTTTATCATATCCCAATTATTACCATTAAATATTAATACAAAAGGGTTTCTAAAATTTGGTATATAAACATTATGATATTTTGGATTATTGATATTAAAATGAATACATTCTATTAATTTTTTAACGCAATCAGACCCACTACTAAGTATTTGCAACCAATTATCCTCTGTAATATAATTCAAATCTTCATTCCCAAATGCGGTTAATTTTATATTGGATTCAATATATGTTTCCTTTTTAATAATTTTTGCCATTAGTCCATTAAATTTTTCTTTCATCATCATAAGTTCCTTTAGTTCGTTATCAATTAGATTATCTAGTTCATTTGATTTTTTACCTACTTTGCATTTTTTCAAATGTTTATTCATATTACCATTTGTTGAATATGTTTTATCACAAGTATGACATTTATACTTACAATCATTATTTTTTTGGTTATCAATACATGATGTTTTACGATTTATATGTTTTTCGTAGTCGCCTTTATGACCAAAATTTTTTTTACATTTGGTGCATTCGTAATTTGGATTTTTATTTTTGATAATTTTTATTTTACCTTTAGTGACAGTATTATTTGCTTTTAACATACTATCTGTACCCACTCCTTTCCCATTAATTTCGTTACATAATTTTGTACCGACATCTATACAATTTTGAAGTTCGACATAATCGAAAATAAACCATTCTCCACGGCCTCTATTTTTGCCAAACAATTCATGTAATTCTTTTTCTAATTTTACTGGGTCGATACATAAATATTGCTTTATTAAAATAATTTTATTTGGATTTGATGTTTGAATGCTACTAATTCTTGAATTAATTTGTGACGATCTGCCAATTTTATAATCTGATGTTCCATCAATGTTTACTAAATAAACGCCACTCATTAATACCTAAATTGCATTATTCTTTATATCTTTTCGTGAAATGGATTCAATTAATTATTTTTCCGTAATTTGTTTAGCTTTCTTTTTTGTGTCAGTCACCATCTTTCTTTTATTATATAACATGAATTTTATATCTTTTTTGAGATTTGATTCAGCCGGATCTTCGTCTTTTTCGCTAATAAATCTTTCCATTTTTTTAATAGCAGCAGCACTAAGTTTACCTTGTTCCTTCATTTCGTTAAATTTTTCTATAATATAATCTGTTTTTTCATCTTTCAATTGATCAATAATACCATCCATTTCTAAAGTATCCCAATTTTCGCCATTAAATGCCAACGCCATTGCGTTTCTAAAATTTGAGATATAAACATTATGATATTCAGGTTTGTCTTTATTAAAATGAATATGTTCTATTAATTTTGGCACACTTTGAAAACCCTTACTTAGTATTTGTTTACATATATTATCTGTTATATAACTCATGTCTTCTTGTCCAAATGCAATTAATTTAATATTATTATTATTAATAATTTGCTGTTTGTCAATATTGTTAATTTGTTGTTTGTCAATATTATTATTGGTAACTTGTTGTGCTTTTCCTAATAATGCAGCATTTTCTAAGGCAGATTTATTTTCTAATAAAAATTTAAATAACTTATCTCGCTCCTCTTCTTTTTCATTTGATTCTTTAACTGTCTTGCATTTCTTGAAATGTTTATTCATATTACTATTTGTTGAAAATCCACTGTTACAAATAGTACATTTATACTTATCCGCGTTTTCTTTTGGCATATCAGTACATGATGTTTTGCGATTAATATGTCTTTCATAATCACCTTTTAGACAAAATTTATGTTCGCATTTATTACATTTATATTCTACCATACTAATTATATTAATTACATATATTCTTATATGTAATTTTCCGTAGAATCCATTCCATGAATTTTAAAGCCATTATAGTAACTTATTTTAATTTATTCATATATATACTTTTTAATATTACCGATTCATGGAATGGATTCAATGACAAATTGATATTTAGTCGCATATATACTTTTACATAGCATGTAATTTAAAACCCCAAAAAAATCGGGGGGAGAGCGGTATATAAAAATTAAAAACTTTTCTGAAACCAAAAATAGTAGAACACTTTCTAAAAAATTAGTAAAATTTCAACCTCAATTTATTTTCTCATTTTTACTAACCAACTATAACTCATCTCAATATTGTATGACGTAACTGCTCTCAATAAGTAAAACTTTTTAACCATACTTTTTTCATACCTATCATATAAGACCTATTACCGTCATAAATGTTAGTCAATTTAAATATTATTTGTCGCTGAGCCGTGGGAGGTGCAACATCACTTTAATTATTTTTTGTAAAATTTTGACTTTATTTATTTACCACACACGCCTTAGACGCAAACAGCTTTCATTAGTAAAATATTTTTTATATCATAAATTACTAACCGTTTGTTAGACGAAGGTAGCTCATAAATTACAAACAAATTATTACCAAAATACGATGAGCCGTAGGAGGTGGAAAATTGAAAATCTAATAATTTGCCCAATTTATATAAATATTATAAATTACACAACTCTAACCGAGAATGACTGACGCTTATGAACTTAACGAGACCACTTTTTCGAAGGAAAATAACAAACGCAACTCGACGACTTACAAATTCATGCCATTTTCGTTGCTTTCGAATAAGGTTTGGCGCGCTAGATGCCATAGGTCTTACCGCCATGAAATGAAATCAACTTTGACTAAATTTAATGAATCAACGGTATTTCCAACTTATAGGAGCAAAGGCCGACGCAACATTTGGACGAGTCCAAAGGACTGTATCGTGAAGGGGCGACCCATGTCAAAGGTTGATATTGAAGAGTATTATGCTGATAATAAACCCGAACAAAAAGCGAGACTCAACAAGACCTATATTCGTCAAAGGGGTATTTTGAGGGGATTGAAGCATGGAACTATTGAACCCGTAAAATATAATTTCAATAACGCTAAACTGGACGCATTTTATAGTCATACCAAATATAATTTCGATAATAATAAGCTTGGTTAAAATTATATGTATGTACTTAATAATTTTATTTATTTGTATAATTGCACTAATTTATTTATATACGAAGTTATCCAATAAACAAAATCATCTTATTGATACATCAAATTACTCCGAATTTCATAGTCTAGTAAGTAATAAATCGTTGATTTTTGATGATTTAAAAAATATACTTGATTCTAGCAAATGGTCAAAATGGATGGAATATGATAAACTTAATGAAACGCCTATTTTCACTAAAATGACTACTAATGAAATATATGACAAAATAAAAGAATCTGAAGGAAAATTAAATGATGGTAAAGCTTCTTGGAGATTATTTGGTTTAATTCTTAATGGAAAGCCTATTGAATCTAATGTTAACTTGTGTAAAAATACATTTAATTTATTGAATAAGATAAAAAAACACAAAATCATAAATGCTGGGTTTTCTTGTTTCGAGCCAAATGTAATAACTAGTAGACACAAAGGTCATAATAATAAAATTTTGCGGTGTCATATACCATTAATAATACCAAATGGTGATACTGCTATTGAAATTAATGACGAAATTATTAAATGGAAAAATATTGAGACAGATGAAGGGTTTTTCATATTTGATGACACTTATTATCATCAAGCATGGAATTATACTAATAAAAACAGAATAGTTTTAATTATAGATATTGAAAGGGATTAATTATGAATAAATATTTGGACTATCATTTTGGCCAGCTCCCTTTCTATGTGAAGCAAACATGCCAAATCCAGTTTTAATATCCTTCATTGTTAGAACTCTTTTTGCTTCAGGGGTACCGAGAAGTAGATTTCTGGAATGTGCAATTTTGCATTTTAGGAAGAATGTTTCAATATCACCACCAAAGTTTGGAAAAGCTTTAACATTTGACTTGAAAAATTTATTAAGTTCATTATCTGAAGTATTTGAATCAAATTCAGTTTTCCATCCACCTTCTTGAACTTTTAGCAAGAAAATTTGTTTAAGTTCTTCCCCCGAATATCCCTCGATATCATATCTAAAGGTGAAACGTCTGCGTAAGCCTTCATTGGCGGAGAAAAAGCATTTATCTAAGGCATCTTTATAACCTGCGATGATACAAAGGAAATCTCTGTTTTCTGATAAGTTTTGATTCAAAGTATCTAAGCATTCTTTAGAGAAACTATCACGTCCTTCCTTGTTACCGAGTGCATAAGCTTCATCAATAAACATGACACCCCCTTTGCATTCATCGATTGCTTCTTGAGTTTTTGCAGCAGTGTGTCCGAGATATTTTCCAACCAAATCGGATCTAGTGACCAATTTAAAGTGTCCTTTAGACAGGATACCCATTTCCTTATAAACTTTGGCTAAGATCTTACCAAGTTGAGTTTTACCAACACCTGGTGGACCAGTAATAACTGTATGTAACATATCATCTTGATTTTTTACACATTGCATACCGAAAGCGCAATCTGTGCATTGGTTACATTTGGTATTTTTATTAAATCCTTGAACGAAGAAAAGGATTTGGTTAGTGATATTTTCTTTGACTGAGGTCATTCCGATTAATGAATTAAGTTCAGTGAGAGGAGCTACCAAATTACATAAAATTCTGAGATTAATACCATGATATTCTTTATTTTTCTTGCAATGATAGGCTTTGCCGAGTTTAATAAGATCTGTAACATGTGTTACAGTGGTTATTTGTTCCATTTCAAAGGGTGTTGGATCTTCTTCCAAAGTTTTATGGTTGCAAAGTGGATTTTTGCAATCAGGTTCAACTGGCTCTTTAACTTTTGGTTTTGTTTCAGCATCAGGCGCCTGTTCAGAAAGCCCATTAAGTAACATTGAAAAGAACATCAAATTAAGGTCATCTTCATTTGGCTTATCATTTTTGAATGGATTTTTCTTTTCATTAGGCGTAGTATTATCACGCTTGCGCTTTTTATCGTTTTTATCTTTGTTTGGATTATTTGGGTTGCATTCAGTAGGGTTATTATCGCGTTTACGCTTTCTATCATTCGGTCTTTCTCCATATATTTTTAATAAAATTGATTCGGGATCTTGATTTGTCGGGGCGAATCCATTTCTAATATTTGCAGTCATTAATTATACTAATATGTTACTTTTATTCTTTAAATAACTATTTATTTAAAAAGTATATATGTAGATGAATAAAAAAATAATTTGAGAGTAATTCTTATTTTAGTTTGTACTTTCTGGTAATTTGTATTTTTTGGCAAATTCTTCTTTAGTCATTATTGGTATCTTGAGATCTTTTGCTTTCTTAAGTTTGGAACTTTCTTTATCGGTATAAACTACTACTACCAATGATGTATTCTTAGACACACTATCAGTCATTTTACCTCCGTTAGCAGTAACAATCTTTTTATAATCATCACCGACAAATCCAGTAAACACAATAGTCATTCCATCGAATCTTCCATCAGACTTTCCTGTATCAGCTACTTTTTTCAGGTGGCTGATATTTATGATTTTATTAATTTCGTCAAAGAATTTCATAAATTTGGAAAAGTTAGCGGCGAATTTTTCGGCAGACAAATCACTGAATCCGTCTACTTCTAATAGTTTTTCGACCATTTGTTTTTCTGTCCATTTTTCATTAAGAATGTTTGGATACATATTAATTACTTCCTTAAGTTTTTCCCTACCAAGGTTTCTTCCAAACTCATGACTAGCTGCCATAAATATATGTAGCTCAGCATTTTTTAGATTTTCGTTAATACTATCAAAAATTTTAGTAACCATCTTTTCTCCAATACCTTCAATTTCGGCCAGCTTATCATGATCTGCCGAAAGAATTTTTGGAATAGTATTATAACCATTTTCGATAAGCTTTTTAATGACACCTTCGCTAATAAATTTTATTTTTAAAGTTTTGAAGAAATGCTCCATTCTACTGGCCATTACCTCATCGCCTTGAGCACCATGAATATCTTTAAGGATGATATCGACTTTTGACTTATTCCATACAAAGGCAACTGTTGGCATCTTAGCTTTTCCAGATGTTGATGGCTTGAGAACTTCTTGTATTTTTGGAATAATTTCACCGCCCATAATAATTTTAATTTTTGATCCTGGTCCGATTAGATTATCATTAATAAATTTTGCATTATGTGCGGTTGCAAACTCGACTGTAGTGCCTTTAATATTGACTGGTTCAATTCTAACTTTTGGTTTCAAATACCCATCCATACTTGGTGTCCAAATGACATCTAAAACGGTAGTTTCATAAAATTGGTCTGCTTGTGTATCCTTAAAAGCAAACGCATGATCTGGATAGCCTTCCTCGTTATCATAAACTTTAGAGCAATCAACCACAACAATACCATCTACTTCAAATGATGAATCTTTTTTTCTTTTAGTTAATCTTTCTTTTAATTTTTCTTTAGTTAATTCCTTTTCAACGGTATAATCAACAATTTCAAATCCGTAATCTTTGAGATAAGGCATTTGTTCGTCTTGTTTCATTCTTGGCCATAAAACTTGATACGCTACAAATTTTGTGAGCTTAGCAATTTCGCGATCGACCGTTTTTGAATTAACCAATCCATTAACAGCCGCTCTGGGTGTTTTCATTTTATGAGAAACTTTTTCATAAGCTTTTTTTGTCATAATAATTTCTCCTCTAAAACTTTCTCCATTTTTGATTTTATCTAGTTTAACTGTTTTTGGAATAACATATGGTATCAAATGTGTGATATCTGTTCCATTAATACCATCACCTCTAGTAAACAATTGGAATTCTCCTTTTGGTGTTTTATATAATTGCGCGGATGATCCGTCGAGTTTATCACTTTGTTCATAAGGGCCCTTATATTTTTTAACGAATTTTTCGAGTTCATTTGTAGCGATTGTTACCTTATTTAAACTTCCCATAGGAAATGGTAACTTTTTCTTTTCTTTAGTTACAGGTGCGCCTATTTCTGTTAGGAATGAATTTGCTGGATCTCTTTTTTTTAATACATCTTTCATGTCATCAAAAACAACATCTGAAACCAAACTATCTTCATCATTATAATAAAGATTTGCTAATTTGCGCAAAAGAGTTGCTAACTGGCTAACGGTTAATTTTTCGGCGAGAGCGATTGGGTCTTCCTTGAGAGCTTGGATAACTTTTTCTTGGATTTTTGGCATATACTAATAGTATTTTCATATTTATAAACCACTTAATAAATAAATATTGTAAAATCAATCTTTTTTGAATTTATTTATATATATATCGAATATTGTATCAATCGTCATACTTTCATTAAATTGTATGAGTGAGTTATTTTCGATAGCCTTTTTTCTAAGTTTATTATTTCCTGATTCAATTGCCTGAAAAATATCAAGTATCATTCTTTCATTTATTTTATTAGTAATTCCGAAAGACATATATGCATCATTATAAGTTACAGTAATGGGATTCTTAACTATTTTACTATATATTAATTTAATAATATCATTTGGTACTGCTCCGTATCCTGTATCTATTTTTCCGAGAAATTTGAAGTAGCTTCCGCTATGTTGAAATAATTCTGTGAAAATCAAGTACATTTTTTTGAATGAAACAATAATGTCATTAACAATACTTAATGCATCAGAAACGTAATTTATTAAAGCAATGGTTTCATCGTGTTTTAGTTGTTCATTTTCCACCAAGTAATTAAAATAATCAATTCCATAACTTTTTGATGTTCTTCTTCTGATAAGATCTTCATAAATTATTTTACATATTTTATTAATTGTTTCCTCATTGAATTTACATCCTGTACTTAATATTTGCCCAAGTAACACATCATGATCAAATGGTCTTGCATTAAGTCTTTTAATTGGTGAATTTATGAAATCATTAATTAATGTATGAATACCTTTATGATATCCCTTTTCGTATGATATTTCGCAACAGGTTCTCCAAAGTGCCATATAGCATTGAAGCCATGCTTCACTCAATATATTTTCATTGGTAAATGCCTTTCTAGTCATATCTGTGAGTAAGAAAAACATAAAATTTAGATGACTTGGAGTGTACAACAATGGATTATCGGCTAAAATAATTCCTAATAATGCTTCAAGATATGTTTTTGTTATTTTCCAGTGTTGTTTGTTAATGAATAATGGAACGACTGCGTTACCATTACCCATAACTTTATCCAAAATAATATTTTTTCCATTAAGTTCTCCAAAATTTTCACCATTTATGGTATTTTTCTTGAAAAAATCAACAGATGCCTCTAAATAGTCTTTTACTGGTATATATGAAGCGGTTATATTATGTACTATTGGTTTTGATACACCAATACCTAATTTTGTCATTTCGTCGCGGGTGATACTTATTAACAAACCTAAAGATGATTTATTTTTAATTTCATCATACCAATTGCTGAGCGTGAACAATGAATTGAATATCTCACATGATTTAATGAATGATGTTTCAGTATCATATTGATCGACTAATTCATCGTGGACTTTTATAAAATCTGCAAACTCATTACTTTCAATAATATCATCTATTTTTGTGATTCCTGATACCAAATTTTTATTTTTATTTATTCTTGAGACTGTCATATAATTTTTGTTTGCATTTTGAAATGTATTTTGTCTGTAAGTATTAAATAGGTTTACCATTTCATTATTTGTTTTATCATCAATGGAGAATGAATCCATAGTAGAAGCCAATTTAAGTGTGAATGTTTTTAATTTCACAAATATCCATGATAAATTTCTGATACATTCGATATTATTATTAGTTTGTGAATGATTATATATTTCTTTTATTATTTTTTGCAATTCAGTTACGTATTCTTGGTAATATTTAATGTTACTTTCTACTAATATAATATTATCCAAACATCTAACTGTATTTTCGAGATATTTTATTATGTTATCATTTGTATATTCATCTGTTTCTAGAAAGTTATAAATTTCATCACCCATTACACATGTTGCGTCTATTTTATCTAGGGATATTTTATCTAAAATACAGTATGCCGTATTATTTTCAGAAGCAGTCAAAAATTTATAAGATAATGGATGCACTCCATTAAAATTGAGTTCTTGAATACTTTTTTCATTATTATTTAATTGTTTAGATATTATATCAAAATTTTGGAAATAATTTTCTAATTGTAGAGGGTCATCGATTATTATTTGTGTGATATTATTTAATGCTCCGCAATGACCTAAATCAAAATAAGTTACATTTGCCTTAGCACTAATATTAGATAGAATGGTTTTCATATCATCAGTTGGCAAATACAAATTTACTGCTGAAAACATGAGAATATCAACTGGTATATCATTATTTTCATTGATAAATATATTTAATCCTTCTTCTGTATATTTAAGTAAATCTAGAAAGTGTGCACTTGATATTACGCTATGGGAAAATTTAATTAATTTTGACATATCGCCATATGCACTGTCGGCAAATATTTCTCTATTATTAATTGATGGATGTGAATATGTCACCCTTATTTCTTTATAATTAATTTTATTACTATTATTTTTGATAATTCTTGGAATATTATTTACTAGAAGTGGAAAAAATATGTTATTAAAAGTTAAGTTATCAAATACTATTATTAAATTTCGTGTTGATTTTTCTACTTCGGTAATTTTATTAAATTTGGTTCCTACATATTTTCCAATTTTTATAAATTTATGTGAAAATGACATGAATAATGTTATAGATATGAATATCATTATTAAATTGCCTTTATGTTTTCAACTTTATTTAATATTTTCTATTTTATCAACTATTTCCTTTATAGATGCTTTGTCTTGAATTGATTTTATTAAGTGACTAGTAGTTTCTGCGTCTAATATCTTACTAATATTACTTTGTATTTCATCTATAGGGTAAACTATATTATCATCAAGTTCTTTATCTATAATTTTATTAACATCGTTGACAGAATATTTTTCTTGATTATATTTTTCTGTAAGATTAGGATCGAGATCTATATAATTTAATAATCTTTTTAAAGTGAATACATCAACATGATCTTTGTTATTAGAGTATAAATAAAATATTTTTTTAAGTTCATCCATTGATTAATTAGAATAAATTTACCTTTATATAATTAATTGCATCTCCATTGATCAAAATTTCTATTGAGTTCATATATTTCGTTATCTATATTTGCGTAAGGTGAATTTACATAATGTCTTTCCCTTGTATCATATTCATGACTAGACGCGGAGCTATATATTGTTTCATAACCTGGTGGTGGTTCCGATGAACGATTTCTAAAGTGAACTGGTGTATGTGCTTGCATATTTAATCGTAATGTATTTGAATCATCTGATTGACCGGACTCTTTGTGTTCATCGAATGTGATAGGTATCGACCTTTGATCGTTACTCATATCTAATTGTCTTTGAACTTCTTGATCTGTTTGTTTAGGTGGTTCAATTTGTTTAACGGGATTATATTTAAATTTCTCAAAATTATATTCACCATTATTTTCATCATCATCATCACCCTCATCATTTTTTCTAACTGGAATTACTTCTTTTTCATTTTTTGCTTTATTAAGGAGTAATAAAGATTTGTAAAGCATTTTTCGTACCTTAGGATGTTTTTGGCATTCTTGATTTTCTTCATCACTTGTAAAATTTTCGTCACTGTCATTATCAGCATCACTGACATCCATTTCTTCCAAACTGCTTTCAATACCATCACTTTCTTCTCCATCGATAGTTAGATTACTTGCATATCTAACTGTTCGCTGGTTTTGAATACCAGATTCTCCTTCTTGTGATTCATTTGTGGCAGTAGTTTGAGGTTCATCTATTGCAATATCCGTTATTGTAATAGACGGATCAGCTGATAATCTATTGAATGCGTTGATTGTTTTAATAAGTAATTTTGCCTGTAACTTGTCATTATCGTTGAGTGTTCCAGACATTAATTTATTTTTGATTTCAATAGCCTTATGAATGAACGGGCCAATAGTATGGAAACACACATTGGTAACATTATCCATTCTTGTATCTTTGATAAGTGATATTATAAGTTATAAACAAACTGTGATTATAGCATCAAAATATCAATTTTTTTGCCTATTTTTGAAGAATTTTTTTCTTCTAATTTCTTCTTGGTTGGACTCATATGGTACAACATTATTTCCATATTGGATTGTATCATAAGTTTTAGGTTTGCTGTTTATTTTTTGATGTTTTCTTTCATTTGAATAATTTTGTAATCCATTAATAGGGTTAGTATCTAATGTTTTACACAAATATTTTCTATTTGCGAATTCATTAATATCTCTTTTAGCAGGCTCACATGTTTCCTTAATTTTTATAATAAACATTAATATATTGTTTATTATAATTAAACTTAGTTTGTTATATTCTTATTTTCAATTTTTATAAATAAATTTATTTTTTACCAACAACCTTCTTTTTAGCTGCTGGTTTGTCAGCTGCTGGTGCGGTAACAGGTGCTTCAGTTTTGGCGGCTGGTTTGGTAGCGGCTGGTGCGACAGCTGGTGTTTCTGTTTTAGCAGCAACCTTTGTAGCTGGTTTTTTAGCAGCGGCTTTTACTTCTGGAGTTGCAACAGGAGCTGGTGTTTCAGCAACAGCAGGCTTTTCAGCGGGTGTGGCTGTTTTTGCAGCTGGTTTTTTGACTGTTTTTGGTTGAGCAGTGGTTGCGACTGGTGTTGCGACTGGTGTGGCGACTGGTGCAACTACAGGTTCAGTTTCCTTTTTACCTTTAGCCTTGACGACAACCTTTTTCTCTGGTACCTTTTCAGGGGCTGGAGTGACTTCAGCCTCGACTTCATTGTCAACTTGTGCTTCGAGTGTTTCATTAAGCTCATCATTGCCTTCATTATCTGCCTCCTCGCTTTCTTCAGCCGATGATCCCTTTAGTTTTTCATATTGAGTTTGAATTAGGAAAAGGTTATCGAGTGATACGCGTCTTTTGGCTTCAAGTACTCGAATTAATTTAGATAATTTGAGGTAAGTTGTGTTGCATTCCTTGAATAAATTTTCGTAGTCATCAACTGTTCCATTGTCTACTTTAACTTCATCTACTTTGAGATCGTTAATTGAGTCATATAATCCTTGAAAATCCCCTAGTTGTACATCGACGTCCTTATCTGCGTCGAGTTGTTTTTCTACTGCGAGTTCTGCTTGAGCTGTTGTTTTTTTTCCCATGTTGATATTGATAGTATTAGTATTATTAAATAGATTCTTGTTTAAGTAGTTGTGAATTCAATTTTTTTTTTAATATATTTTCTTTGATTAATATATTATGGAATATAAGTGTCATCCTCTTTATAAATATGTTTTATTATTTGCACTAATTTATTTATTTATGTCACATGAAAAGGTAATAACACAAAATCAATATCTACTTATTGCAATTATATTAAGCATTATTGTATTAGCCTTAGACTATATAATAATATTTGAGCATCCCTCTATAATTCCTCCAGCATTAATGGAAGATAATATAGATGATATAGATGATGAAGAATTTGAAAAATTATTTGAAGATGGTGAATAAACATTGCGCGAGCACAATAAGAACATTATATTTTTTATTTGCTGAAATTTATTATCATTAAACATTCTATTGGATAATATTCTGTCGTTATTAGGTTTCGTATAACTTTTGTATCAATAAATCCAACTCCATATTCAGCCAATATGAACTTAAATAACTCGTTTGAGTTGGTATACACATCATTATTTGGACTGAACACTAAAACAGTATTAAAACATTCTCTAGTGCCATAAATGGACGTATTGCCTTTATCTTCTTTATGTAAAAATCTAAATATATCGACGCATTTTAATTGTTTGAATGTATTAATTAGTTCGATATTGATTTTATTATTTTTCATTTCTGGTATATTAAAAGCGCCGCATATGAGATGTATATCGTCAAATGTGTAATTTAATTTTTTTAGTTCAGATGAAGTTAATAATTTATTTTTATTTTCATCAACATATTGTTTAACATTATCCACTTCAATTTGTCTAATATCTTTATTATTGAATCCCATAATATCTTCGATTAGTGAAATATTGTAAACACTAATAATTTTTTTATCGATGATAATATTTGCAATTACCATAAATCTTGGTCCGAATAAGCTATCTTCTTCCTCAGATGATATTTTAACATTTGCAGAGCTAAATATAGGAAATCTGCTTATAATAATATTTTTAATAGCTTCAGATTTTGTATTATTTGATGAGCTCCATGTCATTTCGAAAGATGATTCAAAGCTATTATCATGTACTTTGAGATCAATTTCTGGAGAAAAGTATAGTGAAGTATTTATCTTTTTAGATTTTTCAAGTAAAGTGCTGAGTAATATTTGTAAGACTTTATTATCATGTATATTTTGCAAACAAAGTATGTCAATAACTGAATTATTTTCGGGAAAGATATATGATATTATGTTATCTAAATTTTCATTAATATTGGCTGAATCCAAAAGGTTAATATTATATGTTGCAATTTTCAGCATTTTGTATCCATTAGGTATTTTAATTTGTTTTTTATGTGTTGAAATACATGCCCCCATATATAAACCAGAGTATATATTTTTCTCTCAACTAGGAGTAGGATATTGACATGGAAACCGTAAGCTATATTCATAGGTATAATTCAGATCGGATTCTAAATATAAATATAGACGAAATTTACGATTTGAAAAACACTTTATCAAAAACGTATTCAACTACAGACCTAAATTCTAAGATGATTACGAAAATAAATAATATATCAAAAAAGATTATAAGCGGTGATTCTGATGAATTTAGCAGAATGATACTTTTTGCATATCATTTGCACAACACGACGAGTACGAAATATAGTTTTTCAGAGATGTTACCATGTGTTAACAAAATAGTTGATGAATTTAATAATATACTTGATGGAAAACTAAATAATACAACACTTGGGGATGATTTTTATAATTTGATGGATGAATTTTATGGTATGTATAAATTTCGTGTAGACAAATACTTTAGTGAGTTATTAATACATTCCAGAAAGGCTAGTCAAATTTTATGTTATTGTAAATTAAAATCTATAAATAAACACGACAAAGAAAAATTACTAAACCAACTTGATGAGGAAATATCGGAGATGTATAGCGTTCATAAAATTGCGACAATACAATTTATTTTGACAAACTCGAATATTCTTTATGAATTAAATCAATTAGATAAATTTTGGAATTTAGTTACAAAAAGTTTATTGAAAGATGAATATAATACAATTTATATTATAATTGCAGAATTAAGGAAATTATCAATAAAGCAAAGTGATGATCCGAAAATAAAGTTAATGTTGTACTATGATGTGGACATTGATGGTATCAAATCAGAGTTTAGGTTTAGTATTATTAATATGCAAAAAATTGTTGAAGTGATAAATTTATTTTACAAGTCGAGAAATTTGTGTACAAAAATAAATACGATTAGTTTAATTGACTCATTGGATCATTTTAAGAAGCTATTTATTGGATTATACGTGAAAACCACTTAAAGAGATAATTATAATAACTATTATCAATACAATCCTTAAAGATATATTGATACGGCTTCGTAGTGTAGTAGTCTGCACAGATGATTGTCTATCATCGAGTTTAGGTGCAATCCCTAACGTAGTCACGTCCTTATAGTGTAGCAGATTGCACGTATGATTGTCAGTCATATAGTTTGGGTGCGAGTCCCAATAAGGTCATGGATTAATAGTTCTAATGTTAGAATGCTCGTTTTGCAAATGAGAGGTTGCTGGTTCAATTCCTGCTTAATCCACCAATAAACACGCTTATATAATGGTAATATATTTTATAGGCATGGCTTCATAGTGTAGTAGTCTGCACAGATGATTGTCTATCATCGAGTTTAGGTGCAATCCCTAATGTAGTCACGGATTAATAGTTCTAATGTTAGAATGCTCGTTTAGCATACGAGAGGTTGCTGGTTCAATTCCTGCTTAATCCACCAATAAACAGAATCTTATTTAAAGAAATTTAATTAAGGTTATGGGTCTGTAGTTCTAATGGTAGAACGTCCGCCTTGCACGCGGAATGCTTTGGGTTCGATTCCTGACTGATCCACGGATAAGTAGTTCTAATGGTAGAATGCTCGTATGGCATACGAGAGGTTTTAGGTTCGAGTCCTAACTTATCCAGATAAATAAAAATTAACTTTTTTTAAAACACACCGATGTAGTTCAATGGTAGAACGCTAGTATGACTCGCTAGTGGCAGTGGTTCAATTCCACTCGTTGGTATCAATTAAATATTCAAACGAATATTTAAATAACATAACTAATTTGGTAATTCTACTAACTTTTCCATTAATGTAATAACTTCATTATCATTAATTTTTTGACCTATTAAAATTTCAATCGCTTCTTTAGCATCATCTTTATTTTTACATATATGTAACAATAAAATTCCGCTTTTATACAATGTTACCATAGCTTTTTTAGAATTTATCGTCATATTAATTCTTTGCTTATTAAAAAATCCAGGTTTTCCCATATATGGTCTCACATATGAGCCTATACAATTTCCTGTTGATACGATTGTTGCTCTAACCCTTCCACTGAAATCATTTGATTTTGTTCTAACCCTTTGAATAAATTCAGATTGTTGTGAAGTACACATAAATTTATAAACATTAATTTGTATTACTCTTTTTGTCACTAATTTATATTCACCATTTACAGTTTTTTGGTTTTTCACTTGTTTAATAACATCTTCCTCTAAATAATTTTTCATTGATTCGGCATTATCTTCAGGGTAATGCTTATTACCGCTAATATGAGACATTTCAAAGTTTTCGCTAAGGGAGTTAATTAGACATGATTCATTATCAGCACCAACTTTTTGCTTTTTTGTATGCTCAATTTCATCATCTTCAATGTAATGCTTATTACCGCTAATATGAGACATTTTTCCTTTTGAAATTTATAATGATTAGTAATATTATAATACTTTCTCGCTATTTTGTTTTCAATTTTTAATAAATAAATTAGTAGGTAATAATTGTTCTTCCACCAGCATTAACCATACACACTAATTTTGTTTGAATAATTTCACCATCAAATATTTTACCTAATATTTCATCGGCGTCATTTTTATTTCTACATGATTGCAAAATAATATTGCCATCTGAAAATACGAATACCGTAACTTTATTTCTGTCATTTGTTTCAAAATTAGTTATTTCTGGATTGTATAAACCAGATGTATTATTTTTCGCTTTGTTAATTGCTGAAATTTTTTCATAAGCGTATTTTGTTTGTTCGCTGGTGCATTGATATTTATAAATATCTTGAACTGGCTTTCTTTTTCCCATCAAAGTTGCTCTAACAAAACCATGTTTTTTAGGAAGTCTTCTATGTATTGGTGTTTTGTTGGGGGAAACATCGTTTTGAATATTTGTAGGAGTATTATCTATTTTAGGTTTTTTATTTTGATCAGTATCATCATATAACAAATAATGCTTGTTGCCACTAATAGTAGACATTTTTTGTAAATTATATATAATATTTTACTTATGACTAATTCTATGTTTAACAAATTCAATTTTTAATAACTTTGAGGTGATTGTTTATTTTACCAGTTTTCGTTGGATTCTGTATTGTTTAATATATTGGTTTTGATAAATTTAATCTTACCGAATATGGTTGTTTAGCAATAATTACAACTGTTACTTGATTATAAAAGTATTTATTTGATTGTTTTCCCTTTTTTGTCACTATTTTTTGCTTTTTATTTTGTTCAACAACTTCATTCTCGAGTTGATGCTTATTTCCACTAACAGTAGCCATTTTAGTTTAGATAATAATAATAATATTGATATATTTAATTAATATTGCATAATTGAATTTCAACTTTATTCTAATATAAAACAACACTTGGCTGCCAATTCTTCTTTGGTCCATCAAAATCAATATCATCAATTGATCCAAAATTTGATAAACAATAATTATATTTATCAATAGGTTTTGATTTTATTGATTCTTTAGGTTTAACTGAAATTTCTACAGGTTTTTTATCTTTATAATATTGTCTAATTAATAACGAGATAGACATTATAAGTAGGAGTATTAAAATAACAATAATTATTTTTTTTGTTTTATTTGAACTCATTATATTAACATAATATAATACTTTCCTATTAAAACCATGAAAGGCACTTAAAGATTTGACAACATATGTATAATGTGAAGAAAGAATAGTATCTGAAATCACAAGGACTAGTAATTTAACGGAAGAATAATATCCTGATAAGGTATTTGAGCGGGTTCAACTCCCCCCTAGTCCACGCCTAAATAGTGAAGTTAGATATCACGTCGGACTGTGACTCCGAAATTTCCCGAGCATAACGGGATTTAGGCACGACCCAATTGATTAATGGTTTGATCAGCGGCTTCCAACCCCGCTAGTGTGAGTTCGATTCTCACTTGGGTCTCGGTTTTGTAGTATAATGTATAGTACGGTTTATTTGGAATAAACGAGAGAGGGTTCAATTCCTTCCAAGACCACGGCTTCATAGTCTAACGGTAATGATTCTATATTTGGAATATAGAGGTGGGGGTTCAATTCCTCCTGGAGCCATAAAATAATAAATTAATTCTCAATTAATTTAATATAAACAAATTCATTTTTTATAATCAGCCATTCTTAAATCATTAACAACTTTGATCCATTTTGGATCTGTTTCATAAGGTTTAATTTCAAATCCGCCTTTTTCAATAGCTTTTTTAATCGAGTTATACAAGTCATCATCAATGCCATTATGGATAATGGTCGTAGTATATTTTGGTTCATTTTGTGTCAAATAATCGCCTTCATAAATTATTCTAATAGTTAATGCATCTTCTTGCGCCTCGACTAGTTCAAGTTCTTTAGTATTCACTAAAACCAATTGCAATGCATCAGTAGCACCACCACAAAATCTCCACCAAGTTGGATAATGTTCATAAAGATCATATTTGAATTCAGTTTTAAGACCTTTAGCAATCTTTAATCTTTCATCTTCAAAATTTGGATGGGAAATTATCAGCACCTTACGAGCAGTCGGCCAAGTTTTACCACTGGAAGCCATTTTTTACTAAACAGTTAATGTATGATTCAACAAAATTAATCAGGTCATATAAATAAATTTATTTTCAACTTTATTCAGTCTTCGGGACTTTATTATGGTCATTTTGATCGTCATTAATCTTTCTTTTAATTCCCGTAATATTTTTACTTTCTGATAATTTGCGTAATTCTTCTTTCAGTCTTTTCCTATCTTCCAATAAATTTTTAAGTAACCGCGGTATAAAAGCATAATCTATATTTGTTTTTAACAAAGGTTCTTCTAATTGGATGTAACCAAAATGGCCAACACATAGATTATTTAAGCCGCATATAACACAACCGCTATGATTACCAGTACCCAGACGAGGATCAAATAAACTATCCTGTTTGAGTTTCATGGTATTATACATATATGGAATGGTACCGTTATCTGGTTTTTCTTGTGGTAAATCACCTCTAATCATATTTCGCGACATTTTCGTAAGAGAATAAGCTAGAATAACATAATATTATTAATTAATCATTAAGGTTTTCAACTTTAATCATTCTAATTTTTGAATTTTATTTGACTCATCTTTTTCATACATTAACTTTCTTTTGATTCCAGTGGTACTTTCATCTTGTATACCAAAGAATAATTTACGCACTTTGGTCAGTTCTGGATCTTCTATCCTATTAAATTTACCTTGAGGAAATAAATCTTCGATTGTTACTAAATAACGGTTCAATACATTTTGGCCCTCTGGAAATACATCTGTAACTACAACTGAATAAACTTTACCTAATTCATTTGATACTACTATTCCAGAGTCAATAATTTTGGAATTAACCGACGAAGCATTATTGTATATTTTCGATCCATATGGTATACGACATTTTATTTCTGTTAATCCAGTTGTATTTCCTCGATATAAAAGATCTTGAAAAGTGACTGAACAAACCTTTGATAATTCTTGTAATTCCTGTTTTTCTCTATTTTCTTCTAGTTTTTGAATTAATTGTGTTGGCAAATAAAAATCACTCAAATTAGTATACCTTAATTGGTTTCGCATTTCCTCATTTTCATCATAATTTATATTTGCTTTTAATCCTAACACACGTGAAATATCATCAAGTTTATACGAATTTAATTTATCAGATTTAATTATATTCATTGGTGTTCCTCTCAAAGGAAATGTACCAGTAAATTCTGGAAAATTCAATAAAGTAGGATTGACATAAATATGTGAAGTTTCGTTAATTAATTGAATTGGACCGCTATTTGGTTTTTCTTGTGGCAAATCACATCTAATCATATGTTGTGACATTTTCGTTAGAAAGTAAAAAAGATACAATAATATAATATTAGTTAGTCATTTATCTTTTCAATTTTTATAAATAAATTATTGTTAACACACTTCAACTTTAGTTTTCTTATTAGATGTATCATCTAATTCATCCACTGCTTTTCTTTTATTAATTTTTTGATCCATTCCGAAATCTAGTTTATCCCATGGAGTCCATTTAAAATCTATTTTAGTATCCGCATGATATTTAAAACACTCGGTAAAAATTAGATCGTTTGGATGCCTATTAAACCAAAATATCAATGGAATATATAATTTTTGATTTGTTTTACTATTATTATCTCCAAAGGTTTCGTAGACACCTTGAATGCCATTATGGCCAATATCTCCTTTAATTTCATTATCTGTTTGAATTATAATTGGATTATTCCAATCTGCACCTTTACACATATTCGCGCTACTTATAATTATATCTTTCTGCACATTTTGAGACTTATCATTAGTTGCATATAAAGACATTTGTGAATAGTTGTTATAACTAAATATAATGGTATATGATTATATTTTCAATATTTATTATAAATGGTCTATGGCATACCGGGTATACTATAATAACATCTCGAATGTGGTTTTTTTTTATTGTCATTTTTATAAAATTCTTTTCTTGCTTCCAAATATTCTCTATCAAAATCATTGACATCATATTTTGTTGTCATATTACTATTTTCTGTCAGTGTTTTGAATGCATTAAGCATTTTTTCTTCTGTATCATATTTTAATATTTCAACCCCATTAATTGTATTAACATCTTTTGTAGTAAGTATATGATTTGAATTTTGATTATCATGTTTAGTGAATGATATTCCAATCATCGTGATTTCATCTTTGGGATTAGTTGGATTAGGAAATCTACCAGTTTCGCTAAAACACTCGATATCAAAAGCATATTGTTTTTTTATAATGGGTTTATTAATGTTATCAAGTTTAGGTTTTTTATTTACTCTTTCCAAATCTTCTGCTTTTCTTTTATTTTCTAAATGATTAGTGTTTTGAATTTTACAATCTTCTGCACATTGTTTTATTACATTATCAAATGTTGTATCATTTGGTAATGTTTTTGGAAAATCTCCATCAAAATCAACTAGATATGGCTCTTGTACAGATGGATTTAATCTAAATGTGGTTGACTCAATCACTTTGATATGATGGGTCATCAGTGAATTACGTAAAAGCGACATATTGGTACATAATAATAAATAAAATAAATGGGTAGGATATGACTTTTTCAATATTTTTTATCGACGAAAGTTGCCACCAAACAATCCATCTGAACCAAAGCCGCTATTTGATGTATAATTATTTACAAAAGAAGCGTATGGATCATAATCATATCTAGTACGCGGTCTTTGTGCTTCACGTTTCAGTGTTGCATTTTCTTGTTTTAATGTTTCATTTTGATGAGTAAGTGTTCTGACCTGTCCAGAAAGTGTATAGTTTTCATTAGTTAGTCTAATTACTGCTGCATTTGCTTTTCCATTTTCTAATTTTAATTTTGAGTTTTCTTTAAAAAGATATTTCAATTCCATAAGTTCTTCATTAGCAGTGTCCAACGCATTTTGTAACTTTCTCAGTTCATCTGAATTGTCAACTGGTTTTTGTTGCAATTGTAACTCAAGTTCGCGTATCCGATCATCCTTTTCTTTCAGTTCTGTTTTTCGGATGTGTTTCAGCTCGTCTTCGTTGAATTGACCTCGTTCAACTAGATGTACACCAAGTTTTTCAAATTCCGAGAACTTTTTTGTGAATACTTGTAAATCAATTACAAGTTCATCTCTCATTTTATATGTTTTGTCATATTCGGACATACGCTTAGGGGGATCAACATCCATATTATCTGAAGGCTTATTTACAGACATCTTGAGATATATTGAGTTTATAATAAATAAAATATTTAGTAGACGTAACATATTAAATTTCAATATTTTTGTTCATAGTATTTGTCTAGGGACGACTTGGTCATTCTTAAAGATATCGCTATTCGGATCCACCAGAATAGGAATAGTAATTTGGGCGCCAACGTGTGGCAAATTTCTAATAGCCAACAGTTGTTGGGTAGTATATGTAATAGATGCAGACCGAATGGGTCTGGTGTTAGACGCTTGAACAACAGTTTCACACATCTTGTAGTGTCGAGTGAAGGGGGTTGGAGGATTGATATATATATTTGTAATGCATAAATAGAGCAATTAGAATGTATTTCAACATTTTTTAATAAATTAATTACTTACATTACCAATACATTCCATATATTGCATCAGTGTCATTCTTTGAGGAATTTCGTGTGAATTTACAATTATATCTGGTAATAGCCCATCTGTAGAATATGGCATATTTGTTTTGGGTAACATAGAACCAACTGTACTCATTTGTCCTCCAGTATGATTAACTTTTACTTTTTTACAAACATTACCATTACGCTCGAGATAATGACCAAGTGTCATTCTTGATGGTATTGCGTGTGGATTTGGAATATGGAATCCAGGTAAAACATGTGAGACGGTATTCATTTGACTATGTCTTTGTGATATGCGATCTCCCGTTGCTTGTTTTTGGTGAATTATCGGATCAACTTTGACTCTTTCACAAACATCCCCATTGCACACAATTTCGCCTAAATCTGTTTTTTGTTTTTTATTTCCATTTTGTTCATCATTTTGAATTTTTCTTTTATGTGTTTCCTTTTTGCTTTCATCAATAAACACAATAAATGTTATTTTACCATCCAAATAATGACTAAATGTTGCAATATCTTTGATGTGGTAGGTTTCTGTAAATTCTAAATTATTTGTGTTTGATGAAAATACGTTGAAGATTTTATCGTCACTATCTTCAACATAAAGTATTTCTCTATCTCCGTTCCCCCATTCAAATTCAACATAATCTTGATTACAAGTCAAAGTGACAGTTTCGTATTTTCCATATTTTTCAACATATTGACTAAATAGTTCTTCCTTTAGCGTAATTGCATAAAATTCCTTATCTGACATATCTGATTTCTTTTTACCTGATACTCGAACCTTGTCGCCGTCGATATATGTCGCATTTGTGTGTTGCATTTTGTGCATAACAACTTTAATATCTGAGGTCATAATGTAATATGATATAAGCATTGATACAACATATATTTTAATAAAATAAATATAATTCAACATTTTCTTTCAATAAATTGATTACCCACTCGATAATACATATATTCGCTAATTTCATCGTCTTCTTGCATATCATCTATCATTTGGATAATATCGCGGACATTTTGCCTAGTTGTATATTCTTGGGGTACACCAGTATCTATACCTACTTTATTATTTTTAACAAATAAACAATTTCCCATCTTATAGAAACTTGAGATATTGTTTGAAAAACTTGTATATTAAAATTTTGCTTTTTTTGTATTTTCATCAATATCCTCACCATCATATTTTCTTTTTAATGTGTCATTAGGTTTATTATCAAGCAGTATTTTGTCCAATAAACTAGTTACTGTTGTTTTTGGATTATATATATCATTTTGTGTTTGGCATTCTGTTTTATTAACTGTTGGAGGACTTGTGTTATTTTTTGGATAGTATAATTCCATTAGCGCCCTAGCTTCATATAACTGATATTCAGGTGTTGCCCAAAATGGTATATGAGTGATATATATTGTCTGTCCGTTAATTTCATGAATAGTTTCTTGCCAATACATTATTAATTTGTTTTAATATTATAATAAATTAACTTATGCATATGCTTTATTATTATCAATTTTTATAATTTTGAAAATATTTTAATTTTAGGTTTTTTTGTTTCTATAAAAACTTTTCTAAATTCTTTATCATTCAAGGTTATAAATTTACTTATTGATTTGACATATGCAATAGTTATGTCATCGCTTGAATCTTTGTTGTGAATATTACAATATGGTGATATAGATGTCGAATTATTTATGCAGGTTGAAATATTGCATTTTTTCATTATAATAAATAAATAAATAATTAACTCTTTATCTGGTGCATATTTTTTTGTTAGACGAATCGTCAATATTAAATTTTCTTTTGAGACTTCTATTTTCAATAGCCAATTCACCACTTCTAGCAATATGATGATTAGCATCGGTTAATAACTCATCCGTTTCCTTTTCAAGAACTTTAATTTTTTCTTGAGCTTTTGCTAATTCTTTTTTAAGAATTTCAATTTCATTATCCTTTTGATTAATTGGTATAAAAACATGACGGACACACGCACTTTTTTCATCATCTGTAAGAGGTTTTAGAGGCTCATTACTTATTGTAAATTTAAATTTCTTTAATTTTTCTGTTTGTTGATCCAGTACAATATTATCAGTTTGTGTTTTACTGGGCACAAATTTAACTACTTTATGGTTAATATGGAGATAACAAATTTTTACCGGAAATGATGTTTTATTTGTACATTTATCTTGACAACAATTATATTTACCAATTATTAAATCACATTCATCGCATAATGTATTGATTTCATATGCGCTAGGGTGTCTGTAAATTTTATTACAACATTCAGTACATCTGTTTAATTCACCACTAAATTTATCTGTAATTTGCAAATAATGGGGTGTATGAAAGTAACACATTTGACTGGTCATATTTGTTTTATGTTTGCACATGAATATTCTGCATGAATATTGTCCAGTAAAAATATCATGCGATAAACAATATTTAGAAGTATCCCATGCTTTATTTTCACATCTGGATTCGCTATGAAAATCGCATTGATGATTTTCGCTACTCAATTTTGGAACACTCCATTCTCCAGAATTCGCTTGATATGAAACATGACTCATTTTTGTATAGGTATACCATTATATATTAATAAACAAATACAATGGGAACATTATTCAATATTTTTTGATAAATTAAACATGCGCTTTTTTATTACTTTCTTCATCATTGTCGTCATCGTCTCTAACCTTACGTTTGAGAGATTTGCATTCGTCATCAAGTTTATTATTTTTATCTTGAAGACGTCTCATTGCCAAACTTGTTGAATTTGCGGATAACAGGAATTCATTATATTCTTTGTGAAGTTTCGCAATATGGGCTTCAAGAATTTCTTTTTCGGCTTTTGCTGCTGCTACAATAGCATTCTTTTCAGCCACTACTTTTAAATATAATTTTTCTTTTTCAGCAAGTTCTTTCGAATATAAAGCCACTATTTTATCTATATTTTTTTGGTTTTCATCATTCGATGAAATTGCCAGATTGTCAAATTTTAAATCAGTTGGAGAAGATACATCAACTTTTGCATATGGTAACTTAATAGGTACCCCCAATTGATTAATATCAATTGTTGAATTAGGTGTAATAACAGTACGAGTAGAATATGTACGCTCACCCCACTGTTTAAATGACATGTTTTGATTTCCGATTCTGTGTGTGGTCATTTTGTTAAAAGTCGCCTAAATAATAGTCAGTTAAGTTATTATTGATATAATTTGTTATTGTAATATCAATAATATTGTTTTTCAATATTTTTAGCTAGATAAATGAAGTTTTTTGTTGCTTTCATCGCTTTTCTCATCAACAAATTTGCGTTTGAGCGATTTACATTCGTCAACTAATTTAGTATTTGTTTGTTGAAGTTGTGCTATTTCAGAATTTGTTGCTTGTTTAACAGCTAAATCTGTTGTACTTGTGGCCTTTGCTAGGAGTTCTTCCAATTTTTTTGTATTTTGTTCAAGCTCGGCATATTTTGCTTCTAATTCCTTATATTTTTGTTCGAGTTCATCATTTTTAATTTGTAACACTGAGTCTCTAATTAGAGGAGTAAGATATCTCGAAATATCAATAATGTAGTTTCTATCTCGCGAAGGATAGTCATATGAAGATCTTATTTGGTATCCATAATCACGATTGTTTCCACGGTATGTATTGATGCTGTCACACCAATAATCATCATAATAACCGTCATAATCGCGATCGTATGAAACATTACTACCGTGATATTGTTGAGTCATTTGTAATTGTTATTGTATAATCTATATGAACATTTTGCCAAACTTATAATTTTTCAACATTTTATTAATAAAGCTTGATTTTTTTATCATTGATATCGTCATCATAATCGTATTTTCTTTTTTTGGAAGTAATATATTCCAATGTTTCATTTATTGCATTATAATATTCCTTAAAATTGCAATAGTAAAACCATGCAATAAATTCGTTTTCATAAATTGTTTGACACATATATAAATAGAATCCTTTTGTTATTCCATATTCTTTACAATAATCTAACATGCTATTTGGTTGTATGTTGTTTTTGAAATAATATTTAACATTGTTTTTATCTATTTCCAACCACGTTTTGATAAAGTCTTTTGGTGTCATTTCTGAAACTAATTTAATGAACATTTAAGAACTAAATAGTGCTTACTAGTACTATTTAATATGAATTATTCTTTATGTGCGTATTTATTAATGTAATCTATTCTTTTAAAGTATTGGGTTTGCTTATATTTATCCTCAATATGTTTTATTTTTTCGGAATCCAATATTAAACAATCATTCTGTTTCTTTTTTGATATTTCGTAAATATCTTTATCAATATTAAACTTGTTATTTCGTTTAACTTTGTTTAGTTCAGCCTTAAAATTACTTTCAACTTGTAATCCTAGTTGACCTAAAATTTCCAAGTAAAACATAGCAATATCAGTTTCATCTATCCATTTTTTAAAATCGGATGGCCATTCTGCATGTTCGCACATATAAAAGTAAAAGCCCATAAATATACCAAATTTATTTGAGTATAATAATAATTTTTCTGTATTAATTCCTAACCAATATTCAACACATTCTTTAGGTTGTGCCAAGGGTTGGCAATAGTCGCGAAAATTTAAACCCTCAAAGAATCTAATTCCAACACCTCCTCCCATATTAATTGTTTATTATTTTGAATACTTTAAGCAAATTTGGTTTTCTTTACTTCATAATCACTTTCGTCATATGATCTTTTTCTTTTAGCTCGATATGTTACCCTTTGAGTTATATCTTCTTGACTATTTAAAATATCTGTGTAATCTTCATATTTTCCTTTTTTAGTTTTATGATCTTCATCATCTAAACTTTCTTCATATTTTCTTTTATTTGATTTATTTTGTTCTTTAGTATCCAAATTTTCCGTTCCAAAATTTGTATGTTTTCTATATATTACTTTATAATATGTTATTTTTGGATCACATGATATGTACGCATCTTGTGCGCCATAAGCGATTAATTGCATTAAGCCACCGCCACCCATTTATTATTAATAGTTATTAATAATAAATCTTTAACTATATTTGTTAGCTTATATTCTTTTTTATTATCCCCCATCGAGAAAAATATCCTGTCTACCGTGAGCAATAATTAAAGAATATGAATCTGGATAATTGGGTGCTTTTTCATAATTTTCGTCAACTATTGGTCTTTCCATTGAGTAAGTAGATGATTATATCTTTAACTTGTAGTAATTCCCGTGAAAAACACTTAAAGATTTGTTTCTATTGTAATATTGAACCTATGGTGAAGTAGTATCACGCCCGGCTTTGACCCGGAAGTTTTCTGAGCATAACAGAATAGGTTCTCGCCCTCATAGTTCAACGGATAGAGCACTCCTTTGCGAAAGGAGAGAATTGGTTTCAATTACCAATGAGGGTACGGATCTGTGGTGTAAGTAGTTAACACGGTTGGTTTTGACCCAACTGAATATCGTGCAAATCGATACAGATCCTCGTTTCTATAGTTTATCGGAAAGAACGGGACGCTTCGAACGTCTAAGGACAGGTTCAATTCCTGTTAGAAACATGTCTTTATAACATAAATGGTAGTGTAGTTGTTTCGTAATCAACTGGTATAGGTTCAAGTCCTATTAAAGACACGTCTTGATAGCACAATTAGCAGTGCACTCGTTTTGTAAGCGAGCGGTTATAGGTGCAATTCCTATTCAAGACACGTTTTGGTAGCATAATGGTAGTGCACTCGTTTAGTAAGCGAGCGGTTATAGGTTCAATTCCTGTCCAAAACACGCCTCAATAGCACAATTGACAGTGCACTCACTTGGTAAGTGAGAGGTTACAGGTTTGATTCCTGTTTGAGGCACGCCCTTGTAGCAAAACGACTACTGCACTCACCTTGTAAGTGAGAGATTACTGGTTTGATTCCAGTCGAGGGCATTAATTCTTATCATTCAATAATAATTATTGAGTAATAAACAAATATATTTAATTTTTAACAGCTTCTACACATACTGTATAAAAGTCATTTTCCGTCAAATCTTTTGTAACACGTTTGCCATTTTGATCTAAGTAATAAGTAATTTCATTTTTTGTGAATGTCCAAATAAAAATTGACATTAAAATTTACTAATGGATACTAATATTATTATGAATACTAATAATATATTTAAAATGGCATCGACAACTTATTCGAGGTATATTAATACCCTTAATAATGCATTATCAACTAAATGTAATAAAATATTAATAATAGACGAATTTACAAAAACAGTTATTTCATCATTGTTTAAATTTGAAGACTTGCTAAACCTGCGTGTTGTTAATTTAATGGAAATAAATAAACTAAGTAATAAAAATATAGAATCTGAATTTTTAACATTCGAAATAATATATTTTGTATTGGACAATTCGAATAATGCTCAACTTATTTTCAATCATATTAAAGCTAGATATTTCAATAAAAATGTGATTCTATTAATGGTAACCCATCTTAAGTATTTGAGTGATCATATAAAATATATTGCAGATGCTGATGAATATTTTGATGTTAAAAAAACTTGTTCAATAATATGTAATTTCTATCCCATATTCAAAAATATATCTTTGGTAAAATCTTTAGACCAAATGTCTGCGTTCCTATTATCACATATGAAAGGTGTCCCATCTTTGCTTTGTTGTAAAGATAATTTAAATACTAATATGGATATGTTAAAAGTCTTGGATGGTAAACATGCTAATAATATATTGTATTTGTCTTTGGATAGATCATTTGACTATATAACCCCTTTAATGACACCGTGGTATTATAGATCCATGATTGATTATTATTTTACGATTAATAATAATTCAATTACAATAAATAATGATATCATTAGTTTAGATGATAAGTTTTTTAATGCCAATCAATTTATGACATATACCGATATTACGCAAAAAATAAATGCACAATTAGATTCTTTTAGCAAGCTTGATAATGAAATTAAAAATTTAGATAAAACTGATAAAGTTGCATACATTAGAGCTGTCGTACATAAGTATCCAGCCTATGAAAATGATTTAAATATTATTAAAAAACATGTCAAGATAATTGATGAAATTAATTGGAAAATCAGTAATATGGACAGCTATAAAATCAGCACAATTGAACAGCAAATTGTATCTGGCGATTTATCTTTTAATGACTTTAAAGATATGTTACTAAGGAACGAATTAAATTCTTCGAAATTATATTTTAAAAAACTTATTACTCTTGCATATATAATTTATGAGTCAGAGAGAACTTATATTGCAGAATATTGTAATAAAAATTCAATATCTATTATTTTCCCAAATAATATTGTAAGTAGATCAAACATTGTAAAGCTATCAATTACAAAAAAAATAAAAAATCCATTGCAATCCAATATAATATTTTTTGAACACAAGCCGACAATATTACATATATTAGAAGCAATTTTTGATCCAAGTATTTTAAATAAACAATATTTTGCAAGTAGTAGTTATAATCCTCAAACCTTGACCGATATTTATGTACATATAAACGGAGAAATCACGGCTGAAGAATTACGTATCATATCAACATTTAAACATAATAGTGTTTGTATATATGGAATTTCAAATGTTAAAAATTGATTTTATTTATTCTTTGGTACTGTTACTTATTATTATATAAATATATATGTTTTGTCCAATGACAATGTTGCCTTTAATAGAATTAACTACCGATTATGAAACGCATCGGATCAGTAGATGGGGATATGATGTACCACCACTACGAGATGTTAGAATAGACATTGAATCGGAAACATGTGTGTTGCAAAATAAAATAGAATCAACATTAGCTCAAATAGAGGTAGAATTTTCTAATTTGGATACTTTATCTAATAACTATGTTAGTTTTTTTTCTGATAATGGAAAAATAAAAAAAGATTTTGAGTTTTTAACTATTGGAATTAAGTCAAAGTTAAATACATGTTATAATTTAATTAAACGAATAGATACAACAAACCCAATTAATAAAAATATATACACTATATTATTATCAAGGATTTCTAAAGATATTACATTGGTCCAAACCAAATATAATACATTCACAGAAAAAATTAAAATGCTTGATAATGGTGCATATAAACAAGATTATTGTGAACCGGTTTTGGATGAAAATCCATTTGAAAACCAGGACCAAATCCATCAAATTACAGATCAAGAAAAACAAGCCATTGAAAAACAAAAACAAATACAATACATATACGATTCTGTTGTAGAAATAAACTCGTTAGCAAATGAAATAGATATACTTGTTGTTGAACAAGGAAAGAAATTAGGTAATATTGAACTTCATATTATTAATGGGTTAGATAATGTAAAGCGTGGTAATGAAATTGTCGAACAAGTTGTCACTCAACACAATGGTTGCAATAAATGTTGGATAATATTAGTAATTGTAGTAATATTATCTGTTCTCATCCTATTTTTTAGTTTATTATAAATAAATTATGTGTAAAAGTGATAATCTTCTCTTTTACTTCTTACCTCTCCTCTATGTTTTGTAAATTGTTCGAAACCATTCTGAATGTCTTCGATTGTCAGAATTTTCCTGAGTTTTGGATGCTTACCAACTACGCGACTTGAATGGCAAAATTTACATGCGACCAATAAATTTTCAATATCTCCACCAAAATGCGGGAATGCGCTTTCATTGTCTGTAAAGAATTTTACGATTTCCTCATTTTTAATATCTGATGATATTTTCCATTTTATATCAGCTACTTTTTTAACAAAAATATCTTTCATTTCTTCAGAACTGTATCCTTTAATGCTATATTTAAATGGAAATCGACGTTTTAATCCTGGATTGTACGAAAAGAAACATGTTTCTAGTTCTTCTTTGTATCCAGCAATAATACAAATTAGATTTCTTTTCTTTTCTGAGAGATTTTGATTAATTGTATCAATACATTCCTTTGCAAATGAATCTCTTTTATCATCTGCACCTAGTGAATATGCTTCATCAATAAACAGTACTCCACCATCAGCCTTATCTATTTCTTGTTGAGTTTTTTGGGCAGTTTGGCCTAAATATTCGCCAACTAAATCTGTACGTCTAACAATTCTAAATTTATTTGACTTAATTACTCCTAAAGCCGCATATATTTCACCAATAACTTTTCCGAGTTCTGTTTTCCCCACACCAGGAGGCCCTTCAATAACAGTATGTAACATATTGCGATTTTTCGATTCAAAATTTTGCAAGTAATACAAAATCATATCGAGAATTGATGTTTTTACTCCATCTAATCCAACTAGTGCTTTTAATTTCTTTAGCGGTGCACTTAAATTAAACAATACTTCTAAATTTATTGGATAAAGTTTACCATTTAACTTGTAGCAATGATTTTTTTTATCTTTCGATTCTACTACTGGAATTGCCTTCATTGGTAATCCCCCTGGTTTTCCAAAACCAAAAACTTGATTAAAATCATACTTTTCATCATCCCTCTTTTTATGTTTTTCTATTAATTCGTCTAGTCTATTTTTTTTAAATAATCCTTTTATTGGTTTAGCTGCTCCTGATTCCTTTTTTTCAGGTATTTCAACGGGCTTAGATTTATCTGTTTTAACATCTTGTGATTTTTCATTCTCATTTTTAAGTTTCGGATATAACTCACCTAATTTTATTAGATCATCAATTGATTTAATTTCTTGTCCTAAATCTTCAAATTCATCAGAGCTGTCATAATCAGAATTTTCACTAGCAGTGTCAGTATCATCTTCTTCTTGCTTTTTATCTTTTTCAGATTTTAATTTGCTGAATATTTGACTAAATATATTAGAGAGTGGATCCATAAAGGGGGGTTGTGTGGTTTGACCTGATGGAGGACCCATTTTAATAATATATTCCGGATTATCTTTACTATCGCCTTTTTTATTTGTTAAATCATTACACAGGATTCCACTAATATCATCTCCATCTTGAACAATAGTACCAACATATGTTATTTCATCTTCATGATTATTGCATCTGTTTTTTCTATTTTTCTTTCTTTTATTTTGATTAGTTTTTGCTTTAACTACATTTTCATTATTTTCAATTTTAGAACTAAGTTTTTCTACATCACTCGATAATTTGGTTAATTTATCGTCTACAATATCAAACTTTTTTGTAACTGTTGAGTAATTTGATAAATTCATTTCGATTGTTTTGTTCATTAGCGACATCATATTTAGCATATCCATTTGAACATTCATCATTGTCGATTTATCATTTATTTGTTGATCGTTATTTGGTGTGAATGCATTACCATTCATATGCATACCATTCATGTTCATACCATTCATGTTCATACCATTCATGTTCATACCATTCATGTTCATACCATTCATGTTCATACCATTCATATTCATACCATTCATATGCATACCATTCATGTTCATATTATTTGTGTTCATACCGTTTGTGTTATTCATTCCATTAAAATTAAGAAATCCATTTGGTTGAATGCCTTGTGTGACCTTCGGTATGTAAGTCATATTGCTTCCATTCATTCCATTATTAAGGAAATTTTGTTTGTCAGATGGGAATGTGTTTGATCCATCTTGGGTTGGATTCATTTGTCTGGATATATAGGTATATATTTATATGTTTTTTAGTAGATACTAATTTGATCAATTTTTTTGACATAATCTATATAAAGTAATATATGTATTCTTTGGTATTATGATTACTTATGTTTTAAATGAAGGTACTAATGTTTTATATGAATCGAATGATTTAGATATGGTTTCACATGAACTATTATCAATAATTAAATCACGTGTAACATTCTTACTTAATAATAATATTTTATGTTCTCAAAATTTTACATTTTCTGATTTAACAATAAATAAAGTAAATTGCGATGGTCAGAAAAGATATAAACTTGTTGAAGATAAATATTCATATGTTAATGGCTACATATCAACGAGTCAAAATACACGAATTTACAGTTCGTCTCCATATGTTAATGAATTATTAAATAGTATTTCAGAAATGTTGCAAAATACTATTAGTATACGCCAACAGACCACTACTGTTAAACAAAATCAAAGAATAAATACAGTTGCACATGTAAATGAGCCATTGCCGCAGCAAAAAACTGATTCAATCAAAGATTTGTTAAAAAATACAACCTCACTATTAACAGAGTCTGTTGATGTGTCAACATTGGATACAAAAACACTTATTAATGAAAAAATGCCTGTTGTTAATGTAATTAAAAAAGATGGAACGCATGCGAATAATGATGACTTGGTTAATGCATTGACTACGGATGAAGATTCATCTGATGATGAAATCGATTCTGAAATGTTAGAAAAAATCAAACAGCAAATTGAAGAGTTAACGACTCTTAAGGAAAAAGAAGAAGACAAATTAGATGATGTTATGGATATTCATCAAGCAGAAGCCAATAAATATTCAGATTTTGTTTGTGAATTAAATGATAGCAAAAGAAAAATAAAAGAGGAACAAGAAAAAGAAGAACAAAGAAGGAGAATATTTGAATCAGATAAATCTAGTTATTCGAGAATTAAAAAGGATGTTCTATCTGGAAAATTAAGTGAAGATAAACTTCCTCCTTTGTTTACTGATAAATTTCCAATATTTAAATTTATGGAAACACAAAATTTATTGAACATTGAGGGTGATTATGCGATTTACACTGAACTTTATAATAAGATGTATCCAAAACAATCTACACAACGTGAAACGGGATATGTTCCACACAATGTAAATTACTTATCAAAAGACGAGCAAGATAAATATGCATCAGTGTTAGATAAAAATAAAGATTTGATTGGAGAATTTGTTAACAGTCAAAGAAAATCAAACATTCCATCTTTAGAAAGCTTACTTGAAGATTCAGATTATTCAGAATCTGACGAAGAGTCTTGTAGTGAATCTGAACACCTCGAAGTCGACGAAATTGAAGAAATTGAAGAGGATGATTCTGAAATTAGAAAGGAAGACTTATCTGCAACAAAAATAGATGAGATGAACGTTAAAGTTAACAAAATAAAACAAAATGACGATTTACTTGATAAAATGGCTAGTTTAATCGAAAAAGGATTACATAAAGATCTTAAGTTATAAATTAATTAAATCCATTTAGAGATATATATTTATGTTATAATATAATATAAATATAATGTTAAACGTTACTACTACACGTCTCAAAAAAGACAGTTATGTTAGACCTAAACAAACTACTACTGATAAATTAACATCTGATGAAGTGGAAAGCAAGCTGGAGGATTATACTTCAGTTACGGACATCTCTAAAGTTCCCATAGGAACACATATTAGGTATTTTGTAAACAAGGATGGCAAACCCCTTTTTAGGCTTGGGGGTTTTTTGTATAAAATAGATGGTCTTCCAGAATATGTTATTTTAAATAATGGAACAAAATCGTGGTCAGTACAAGTTGTAGGAACTAAATTTTTCCGTAAACAAACTTTAAAGGAAATTAAGGCTGAGTACCAGAAACAAATTGACGAGAAAGATTTAGAAATTAAAAAAATAAATGATCAAAATGAAAAATTAATTGCATTGGCAAAGGATTATAAAAAACAAATTGATAAATTTAAAAAAAATACCGCGCATTAAACATATATTAAATATCTAAAGAAGTAAACATATAAAAGAAATTATATGAGCGCATCATCGGGAAATAGTGAGGAAGATTCGTATTATGATTGGACTGGTAAAATTATAAATAAAAAATACATACTGATACAAAAAATGGGCCACGGTGCATATTCTGCTGTATGGATGGCTTTTAATACAACAAATAAAAAATATTTTGCAATAAAAATATTCAACGACTGTGATTATGATTCAGGTACACAAGAAGTAGAATTACTCAATAAAATTAAGAATGCTAAAATAAAGTACACTGTTAATATGATTGACAGTTTTACTTATACTAATGAACATGACGACGACGATGATATGGATGAGACGAAACATTTATGCATCGTATTAGATCTTATGGCATGTTCTCTATATTCAATAATTAGACGTGGCAAATATACAGAAGGTTTACCGCTCAAGTTTGTAAAGAAAGCAATGATACAAACTTTGACTGCATTAAAGCAATTAAATGATTCCGGTATGATACACACAGATATTAAACCAGAAAATATTTTATTAATTGGGAAAAATAAACATACCGCAAATTTTATGGAAAAGGCAACAAAGCTCGATTTATTGGCAGAAATACAAAAAAAGAAGAAAACATTGGTTATTAAAGATAAAATAGCTCAAGACATTGCATATACTAAAGCAATAGAGTTGGTTATACGAGGAATTAATTCAGAAATTAATTATTGTTCTGATTTAAATTCTAATTCATCTAGTAGAATTTCGAGTCTTACTGATGATGAATCAGTAACTGATAATGATGATAATAATTCATCAGAAAATGATAGTGATGATTCATCAAATGATTGTAAAAGTACACTAGTAGATAGAGATTTAATTACAGATTCTGATATATCATATTCAGATGATAATTCTAAAAAAACTGACGACGAACAAACTATTATAAATGATATAATGCTTGAAAATAATGTCAATTTAGGTGATATGGGATCATGTCTTTACATTAAAGATTGTCCAACTGATGAAATTCAAACAAGATATTATAGATCTCCAGAAGTTTTATTAAATTTGCCATATAATTACAAGTGTGATATATGGTCAATAGGATGCACATTATATGAATTAATAACTGGTGATATTTTATTTAATCCAGATAAAGTACAACACATGTCTACTGATAGGTTTCACCTATATGATATACAAATGAAATTAGGAAAAATACCTGATAGTCTAATAAATGCAAGTCCAAAAAAAGATTTATTCTTTAAACAAAATAAGTGTTTAAAAGGAATTAAAAAATTGGAATATAATCCATTGTGGAAAATTATTGTTGATAAGAGACCAGATTTATCTGAAAATGATAAGGCACAACTGATAGATTTTATGGTTAAAACTCTAAATTTTAATTCAGATGATAGGTTGTCAGCAGAACAATGTTTGCAACATCCATTTTTAAGTGGTAATTGTTTAGTGTAACTTGGATGATAGAAAAAACATGTGGATGATCGCTCGGCGAGTCTCCATCGATTAAGTGGGTAGAAGTCGATGATCGATTATCGATTATCGACTTGATTTATGCGGGAGTACCAATACCGCGTGAGCTTCTTTGAGTTGAATTATTTGATCCTTGATTTGATGACGAATTGCCTGAGGAAGGTGAATAACTTCCAGACTGTGTTCCATAAGATGTGTGACTGCTTTCATGAGCGGGAGATCTGATTTTTGACAACACATTGAGTGATGCTTTTTGAGTTTCAGCCGAAAAATCAGTTAAACTGAAAATGGTGGTAAGTGGTCTTCCTAGGCGATTGTATCCGGAGCTCATTTTGTATTGTACAGGATAGTATTACACCTCAATGGGGTATGTTTGATGATAATATAGATGTCTGAATCGTATGGGTCAATCATATATTAAATATTTCAACTTTTTTAATATTTTATGATTTATTATATTATAAGTTATAATATAATGATATCGAATATAACAGTTTCAGATATATTTGGCAATAGTTCAAATGTATCGAATGACACACCACTTATTGCAATTAATTCACATAATATACAAAACCTTGTTAAAAGAGTCAGTAAAAGAGAAAATGATTCAATATACGAATATAATTTTGAAGCTATAGTTTCTACTTTAAATCAATATAACATCGACATCGATAAATTTGGAGTATTTGGTAGTTTATACTTCAATCAAAAACTCGGCAATCAAATTTTATTAGTGAGCAACACAATTTCTAAACCTGCCCAAGATTTTACCCTTATTGCATCATATAATACTGGAAGTGTGTGGCTTCCAGTTGGCCCGTCCGGATTTTCTGCATTAGGACTGGTTTATAGTACCGACAACACTAAACCATCTATTGAAACTACTAAGTATAGATTAATTCCAAATAATTATTGCACAACCTCCACAGTTGACAACAAATCCGAAGATTATATGAGTGGAAATGAATTTAATCTATTATCACATGTAAAAGTAAAACATAATACTATAATCAGAAGTATCTTTTACAATAAACATTCATATAGCTTAATCAATAATGACATTGATGCCTATTTAACTGCATCTTCAGAATCTAAATTATCTCTTGCGCCAAAAAATAAAAATACAACTCAAAAAATAAATTATTCCGTGCAAGGTGAACTAATTATTGATGACAAGTGTTTATCAGTTAATAATAATGACAAGAGTGTATTCCTCGAAAAATGTAATGATACACTCGAACAAAAATGGTTTCCATATGATGGTGTTGTTGTATCGCAATATGATAATACTTGTTTGGATACTGACGGCCAAGATATTGTTAAATCTAAATGTAATAATTCTCAAACTCAGAAATGGTCCATTGAAAACCAATCTGATACAGATACTGATTATTCATGGAACTATAATTTGTCATCTGATCAAAAAGGTAGATCGGTTGTTCTCGTAAAATCTGATAATCCATGGTATATCAATAAAGACATTACTGAAATTAAAAAGGTTGAGCAAAAGGATTCACTAAATGATGGGTTAGTTTATAGAACACATGCAGATGTGTTACCAGAATTCCAACTTGATTTGGAAAAACCAGATTTAGGATATGGACATTCATATGCGTCAAGACAAGGTAAAGTATGTTCCAATTCTATTGAACACTTTACTGTATCTGATTATTCAACTTATTTTGAAAATCCATTATTATGGCTTGCCATATTATTTATTTTAATACTTGTAATAAAATTACGTAAATAATTATACTCTTTTTGATATATTCCTGTAAATATTTTTTGGAATATCTATTATATTATGTTCATGTGTAGGATTTGACATAGCATATTTTGGATAAGTATTAATAAACTTTTTATTGTACAAATACATTATTGGATCTAATATGTAATAAGTATATTTAAATGGATTTATATTTGGAAATAATCTGTCCATTTTACTAACTAATGTTTCCATTAAATAACACTTGTTTTCTGCCATCCAAACATAAAACGCCCCAATATTATTTTCTTTTTCCAATGAAATATATGCTTTATCATATATTTGATAAATTTCATCAAAATCTTCTTTTTTTAGTATTTCATATGGATCTGTACTTTTTAATTTATTTAATTGATAATAAGAATATTTTGGTTTTAATTCCATATTTAAAATATTTGACTTTTCAAAACGTTTAATGTTTTTCTTCAAATAATTGTATATGTCAACACAGTAATTCCCGCCACCATAATATATTTCCTCAGCTTCTTCAAGTGTATTGTCAATTTGTGTATTATCTGAAAAATTTCTTTGTTTTATTAACGACATCGAGACTGGTTTATTTATTTTATATTCTTGCTTAGGTTCATCGTTTAATGTGTCCCCAATTTGCTCATCTTTATTTCTTTGAATTTGATTTTTACTAAAAATATCACAAGTCATATAATCGGCATAAATAATTATTTGATTAATTTCAAAGTAATATCCAATTGATGAAATAAATTTTACGAAATTATCGTCTCCCAGTATTTTATTTCTATCCAATGTGCTATATTTTACATAATAATTTACATGCATATAGCGTTCCTGGTCTTGTTCCCCAATTTCAATCATAAATAGTACATAATTATTATGTATTGTATAAAAACTAAATCCATTATCTGTTTTAATCGCATAGAATTTTTCATAGGCTCCAGTACTGTCATACCATTCACATATTATTGTATATTTGTTATTTCCTATTTGTACAATAAATTCGTTCATTGGATTTACATATTTGTTCATAAAATATCTGATTTTTTCATCAAAGCTTATGCTAGGAATTTTTTCAATAGATAAAAAATCAACTGCATCCGCTTTTGATTCATATTCGACATAATCAGGTAAAGCTAATTTATCCCTTCCTATGTACTCAAATTCATATCTGGTTTTAATTTGGGACATTAGTTTTGCATTGGTGTGATAATATGCGCATTTGTCATCTCGTCTAACTAGTTTTAATAATGACATTGGTGGCAATATAATTTCTTGTTCATATGGAAAATGAGATAGTGTTTCAACACACAATGCGACACCAACCATATTTGCCGGAATTTTTATTTTTAATAATATAAAACCGAACTTATAAGTGTCTTCTCTATAAAAGGGATCGCGTGTCGTACTCATAAATCCTTTATCGCTATATATGTCTCCAACTTGTAAATCACTCAAATAGGAATCATCGTGAACAAATCTATACAAGACATATGATTTATCAAATGCCGGCGCATTAATTGCCAAATCATACATTGGTTTTAAAATACTTTCAAGATATTTATCTTTATAATTATGGCGAGTAAATCTTCTCAAATATTTATTAATAAAATAACTTCCTTGTAAAGTATAATATTGAATCAAACCAACTTTATCATTATTGATTATATACTTTTGATGATTTAGTAAGGTATTCGATGAAATATCATTTTCTTTTATTGTCTTACATAGAGATGATAATTTGTCACTATCATAATATTCATCTGTATTTATTTCGAGCCCAATATTTAATGCCAAATTTAATATTTCACTTCTTGTATAATAGGGACGTATATGTGTAAAATGCTGGAGAAATGATGGACGCTTGCATAGAGTCAGATTTTTCCCTACTTCATTAGAATATAAATAAAATACCTTCATATATGTATTATACAATGTGTTTATGTCATATGATTCCATAAAACTAATCATTAAATGAATCTTTCTTATTTTTCTTTTGATAAGAATATCATTTGTTTTTTTAAATTTGATCAGTAATTTTTTTTTATTATTTATTATTCCATCAAGTAATTCTTGACTTGGGAATCTGTAATCATTATATACAACCCTATGATACACATTTGATTTATCTATCAAATATAAATTTTCACTGTATACGTCATACAATGGTATTTTTGATTCTATTGTTGATATATTTTCCTTTATTATATTGATTCCGGCTGCTATACCGTTTTTCTTAAAATATTTTGTTATGTTACTTGTTTTATTAGTTGAAATATATTCATTAATATGTTCCACTAATGGAACAGATGCATTCAAATAATAGATTTCGTCTAAAGCATCATTCAAAGATACTTCTTTTAAAGTATTATCTTTCTTAAAATATAATATTATCATATCCATAGTATATTAAAATATAATACACAAATTATTTTCATTAATTAATAACTTAATTAATGAAAATAGATCGCAAGAGATTAGATAAATAAAATACATTGAGTCGATGCTCAACTTCTTAGAAGAAGTTGATTCTCAGAAAACCAGAACCACTCTGTGATGCGGAAGCGGCTGGCGTGGGCTGCGGATGGTAGCACGTACAAGAAGGTGCAGGAAGCTTGCGCACCTTAATACCAAGAGCATTTCCATGCGCAGTTCCAGTGAAAGGTCCCTGCTGACAATGCTGGCATTGCGTGCTACCATGCAATATCTTTTGCACTGTTTGAGCCTGTTGAGCCTGCTGCTGTTGGGCCTGCAGCTGAGCTTGAGCTCGTTGAGCTAGCTGCTGAGCTTGCTGCTGAGCTTGCTGCTGAGCTTGCTGCTGAAGCAACTGTTGCTGAGCCTGCTGCTGTTGAGTCTGCTGCTGAAGCAACAGTTGCTGGGCTTGTTGCTGCTGAATCAGCTGTTGAACGAGCATCGGTGGTTGCTGAGCCCACTGTTGTTGCTGGAGTTGCATCATCTGAGGCTGTTGGAACTGCATCATCTGAGGCTGTTGCTGAAGTTGCATCATCTGAGGCTGTTGCTGGAACTGCATCATTGGTTGTTGCTGGAACTGCATCATCTGAGGCTGCTGAGCAGGAACTCCGATCAGCTGGGCACCCTGTTGATTATTGGCGTTGAATAGCTGGAAGTACGACATGTTGTAGATAGGAATAAGCTTAATTCGACTAGATTGGTATATTTCCTTAAATAATAGACCCTTCAATGAGTTAAAACGTTCAATTTTTTTGTATTAAATGTGTATAAATAAATGTTTATTCAATGGCCATATCAACACCTCTCATCTTGATTCCATAAACTTTGCCATCTTCTACCTTATAGTCTTTATTAGTGAGATAATTGATAAATTCTTTTCTAGCTGGATTGTTTGCAGAATATGCCTCTTTGTACCATACCTTGAAGGCGCTGAATACAGTATTAATGAATTCAAAGTCTTTCTCCTTTTTAGTCAGTTCATAACTTTCAATTAAGAATTCATAGTAAATATCACTATCCTTTTTATATTTCTCTGTAAATTGTGTTACCTTCTTTGGTTCTTTGATACCATTTTTTCTAAAATCTTGATAGTGTTCATTAAGAATGATCCATGAGAATGGTGCATTCCAACGTTTCAGTTTTTCACCCAACATTGGATCTTTAGGAAATTGGTGAGGATGTTCCGGTTTTCCATCAACAAATTCTGATTCCCATGGGGATACACGCAATCTTCTCCATGTACCTCCGTCGGTTGATGGAATATGTGGAAGTTTGTTACATGTTAGAAGTAGTTTGAATTGTGGCTTATATTCGAATGGGTCGCCATACAATGCACGTGCCTGAATCCAATCTGAACCAGTTAATTCTTTCATAAAACCTACATAAATTACATCATCGTGCTCTGGTTCCTGGATTACTAAACAACGCTTACCTCTTTTATCTGCTAATTCCGGAGTTGCATTACCTGCAGCGCCACGTTTTCTGGTAAGAACCGTAATTGGTAGGATACCGAAGTATTCTCCAAGAGTATATTTGATTAAGTCGACCGCAGTTGACTTACCATTTGAATTGTAAGTAACCATATAGTTTCCCATTACATAACGTTTGTTTCCATCTAGTTCCATTCCATAAAATGGTTCTCTTTCGACTTTCTCTAATGTCATGTCTAAATCAAATGTTAATTCTTCAACTAAATCATCTGCTTGTTCAATTCTATTAATTTTAACCGGTAATTTATCTAAGTTATATCCAGTAATGGTCAATTTATCGCTTACTGTTACATAATAACCAAGCGATCTAATTAAATCTATTAATTTCGGATTTTTATCTATTGTGTAGCTGTTTTTATTATTACATTTGCTACGATCGATTATTCCTGCTAATAATTTTCTTCTAGTTTCAATATCAGATATTAGTAACTCGTCTGGAATATTTGATAAATCTTCCGACAATCCAAATTCATATGGATCATGATTTGTTGCTTTCTTTGCATATGTTATTGGATTGGAATAACATTTATAATAGGCTTTAACCTTATCTTCCATTAGCAGATAATCATCAATCTTAATTGGTAATACCATTCCTTGATATATGACATTTTCTGTTTCAACAAGTAGTTTGTTTGAATATTTTTCTGCTTCTTCAAAACTTCTGAATGTTTTTGATTTATGCATCGGTATAGATTCAATATACTCATGCCATGTAAGCTCATATAATGGATCATCGTTACCTTCGTCTATTCTGTTAATTGTATTTGTGAAATGTGATCTAAGAGCTAATCTATGACTTTTATTTACGACAAACGAATCGCCATTACTCATTTTAACTCTATACATATCCTGTTCACCTGTAAATAGAACCTTTACTTTTCTTGGTCTTGAGTCATCACCCATTACGTAATCATTTAATTGTATATCCTGAATTTTCTTTTTGGTTCCATTCGCCATAAGAATTTCAGTGTCTTTATTGTGACAACCGCTACCAGTCCACAAAATGAATTTTTGTTGTTTATTGTGCCCATCCATATAACTTGAAACTAAATTAAGAATATAATTTCTCATTTCTTCTTCACGTTGTACTGTTTTGAAAAAATCTTTAACTTCTTTGATTTCTGGATCATCCTTTTTGTAGTTGACGTAATCATAGCCAACTGATAATGTTATGTTATCATCTGGACTTCCTGCTCTAAAACAACCATGTTCCAAATCATAAATACCATTATCAAAACCTAATAAATCTGGGTTATCGTCTAGTTTTTCTTCAAATTTAGCATCATAAAATCTATGCGCACATGAGCCAAGAATTGCAGTTTTGAAACCTTCATTTTTTAGTTTTTCTACAATTTTGACAACACTGTTAGCTTTCTTAAGTTTAGTTTCCTTATCCAAACCACTAAGTAATTTTCCTTCACTATCTTTGTTACCAATTTCAGCATAATATTGACTGGCTAATCTTGCGAATTCGCCAGTAACTTCATCTGATAATTTATTTGCTAGCGTGTATGCACTATCAACCATCGCCCATCTATGTTGTTGAAATTCATACCAAATATTTTTCTTAATAGATACACACTTGAATTCATGTTTGTATAATTCATACACAACTTTGGCAATATCGTCATGTGCGCCAGATTCTGCTTCAAGAATGAGCTTATTGACTCCATCTCTGGCAAATTCAAGATAGGCAGCTGGATTATCTTGTCTTGCCCACAAATGTAAAGATGCAATAGTGTATCCATAATCTTTTGCTCTGTCCCATATCTTTTCACAGCAGCCTTCTTGATAAGCTCCTTTCTTTGTTGTTGATTTTGAAAATTCAATAAAATCTTCTAGTAAGCTGTCGTCTACATTATGAGCGGCCCATCCGACAACAACCCATGTGTGATATGAATCAGCACGCTTTGGTGATAACATTTTAATAAGCTTCTTTGCCATTTGAATATCACTATCTAATTTTGGTTTTGCATTAATTTTATTAATTTTATTTTCTATTTTAGATGCATTTTGTGGACTTTCTTCTTTATTTGAATTTTTCTTTTTTCCTTGAGATAAATACTTGTCTGTGACATCACTTATTTTCTTTTTCATTTCTGCGGTATTTTCGCTATCACGTAATTTAATTCTTTCTTCTTCATCATGTCGTCTTACACAAAGCAATACAACCAATTCATCTTTATCATATGAATCTAATCGTTGCTCTGTCATATCATGAGCATAAATATGTGTTAAATTATATTGTTGGCATTTGTATTTTCTTGATGAATACATCATCCATCCATTCCTTTTAATAACTGCTTTATCGAAAACATCATCCATATCATTATTGTGTGGTATGTCACTGAATCCTTCTTCAGCAATTACTTCATTTCTTATTTCATCTAAAAGTAAATATCTAATTTCTACTGGAACACCAATATGTGGATATATGATATGGAAACCATCTTTATAATTGCTATTCTTTTCTTCATATGTTGGTTCTTCTTTTTCAAAAACAAATGCTTGTAGATCCTTATTTTTAACTGAAAAATACTTTTTTAACTTGTTTGTTGTCTTTTTAACTATATATTCAAGATGTGTATCTAAATATTGTCTTTCATTATGCTTCTTATCAAATTTAAAATCTAAATCAAAAAGCAATGGACCAACATCTTTTGGTTTTTCAGTGATGTGTAAATCTATTTGTCCAATAACTCTCTTATACAATGCCAAAAATCTGTCTATATCCGAATCGCCAATGTTATATTTGCCCCATGGCGGCCCGAAGGCCGTGTGTGTGTACTCGCCTTCTCCTTCTACTTTATGTTTTTTAAGAAAACTTTCGAATTTTGCAATCCAGTTTGTATTGGCCATATACCTGATGTTCGATATGTTATTTTAAGTATATTTATTTAAAGTCTTACTATAATTATAATAAAATTCAACTTTTTGAAAATTTGAAATTTAATCTCATATAAACAGTAACCTATACTTAAATATAATAACTACTATATATAAATGTATTTTTGTCCAAACTGTGATAACGCCTTCGATATTAGCAAAACATCACCAAAACCGGTGATGATGGGGGGAGCAGAAAATAACTCGGATACACCTACATCCGTCAGCTCGTCCGCACAGGATGTAGATTTCGGTGACATAATTACTAAAACATTAAATAACACAATAACTTCTACAGATGTTACAAATTTAAATGTTAATGATTTAATTAAGTCAGATATATTTAAACAAATGCCAAACAAGAAAAAAGAACTTGTGCAAAATAAATTGAATGATCTCGTACCTGTCGAAAATAAAATAAAGCTTAATGAAACACAAGCGGGAAATAAGGGAAAAGATGTTGAAGTTGATGATAACTCTGCCTACTTCGTTTGCAGTTGTGGAACCTACGAACCAATAAAACAAGGAACTTTAATTATGAGTCGAGTAAATGAGGGTTCATCTGTGGCACTTCTTGATAAAGATAAATATAGAAATATGATTTATAATAAAGCATTGCCACATACTAGAAATTATATATGTCCAAACTCCAAGTGTGTATCTCATAAAGATCACAGCAAGAGAAATGCCGTATTCTTTCGAACTGTAAGTTACTCAACAGCTTATGCTTGTGTAGCATGTGAAACTATTTGGAGTGCATAAACTCGAACAAAAATTGATTTTCTTTTATACAATATAAAGATTCTGTTAGTTATAATATATTATAACTAACATGCCAAAAAAAGTAGCTATTCCTAAATCAAAAAATGTAAAACCTATAAATAAAAAAAAACAAGAGGCAGGAGGGCCTGTTATGAGAGATGAAGCAGATATAAGAGATTATTCGGAAGAATCTCAAGACGACCTCGCTAAAGAAGCAATTCAGGATGAAGAAGAAGCTGTTGAAGTTGAGGAAAATTTAGATGAAGTTGAAGATGAAGATGCTCTCGGTGAAAATGCAGAAATCGAAGACGAAGATGCTCTTGAACAAGAGGGGGAAGAAGAACCGGAGGCTGAAGATGTTGTTGAAGGAGAAGGAGCCGAACATTATGAAGGCGACGGTGATGACACTTGTTTGTATAACTTTAAGAAAAAGAAAGTTTTTGCAGATTCTGATGATGAGGTTGAAGAAGAAGAGGTTTTTGAAGATGATGAAAAACAAATCGATGAAATTGTTAAACCATCAGATAGAGAAACAAAGGATGTCCTTTTCAAACATGAACGTGTAAGAATTCTTGGTGATAGAGCTAAACAATTGTCGCTTGGTGCTAAATCAATGCTTAAAAATGTAGATCATATGACACCAAAAGAAATAGCTAAGGAAGAACTAGCGCATGGAGTTATTCCATTTATTATTGAACGAGCACTACCAGATGGCAAACGAGAAAGATGGCGCGTTTCAGAACTTAAAATAAGAAATTAATTTATCTTTTAATAAACAAATTATTTTTCTATTTTAAACATATTTACTTTTGGTTTCCTTGTTTTTCCGGGAACTTTTACAGTCTTTTTACCACCGACTGTTGTTTTTTTATTGGCAAAACTAGTTTTACTGAAATTAGTTTTCTTTTTAGCTGCAACAATTTCTTTAACTTTTTCTAAATCAATTTCTTCTTCTAAATCAATGTGTTTTGGAATACTTACATTTTTAATTACAGCTGTTTTTTTGCTAGTATCTTTTACTTTTATATATGGACCATGTGGCCCCTTTAGAATTGAATATTGTATTTTGCCATCTTTTTTATCCCAAAGTATATCTTTTTGCTTTTCTTCAATTAATTCGATTACTTCCTCTAATGTAATATTTTCCTTAATTTCACATTTGGTATTTTCCAAACTAATATTATCATCTCCCCATGTTGCATAAAGTCCATTTTTACCATCCTTTAACACTATGTTCTTTTTTTCATATTTTCCAAGAATTTTTGGAAACTTAAATAGATCTAATGCTTGGTCAAGAGTTATTGTTTCTCTCTTTAAAGGAGCTTTAATTGGACCGTATAGCATTTTCTTTCCACTTGCCATTTTTACAATTGGACCGTATTTTGCAATTGTTGCAATAACATCTTCACCAGTTTCCGGATGACTACCTAAAACCCGCGCATTATCATCTTTTATTTCCACTTTATTATCCTTACTCATTAATGTTTCAACTAGCGGATGGAGTTTTTCATAAAATTCACGCAATACCTTATGTCTAATTGCCTTCCCTTTTGCAATATTATCTAATGTTGTTTCCATTTTTGCAGTAAACTTATAGTCCATTATTTCCGGAAAATTTGCCGATAAAAAGTCAGTAACGGTTATACCAAGTTGGGTAGGCACAAGTCTATTTTTTTCCTTACCTAATAAAGTTTGTGACTTTTCTTCTTCTAATTTTCCATTAGAAGACCATTTTAGCGTTAATACATTTAATTTAACACCATCAACATCCTCTTTCTTCACATAGCCAATATTCTGAATTTTACTTACAACTGAAACAGTTGTTGCTGGACGTCCTATTCCTAAATTTTTCGGTGATAATTTTTTTACTAATATTGCTTCATTATATCTGGATGGAGGTTTTTGGTAATCTTGACGCCCTTCAATATTAACCGCTAATACTATATCATTCTTTTTTGGGATTACGATTTTATCATCATCGTTCTCGTCCTCATCCTCATTTTCGACACTTTTAAGATTATATACTACTAGAAATCCAGGAAAAATATTCTTTTCAAGTTGTGTCATGAAATAATAATCATTTGTTTTACTAATAGTTATTTTAATATCAGTATTTAAAAATTTAGCTCCACTCATTTGCGATGCTACGGTTCTTTTCCAAATTAAATTATATAATCTATGTTCATCAGGACCTAGTTTGCCTTCCTGTTTGACTGCTAAAATATTAACATCACTCGGTCTGATTGCTTCATGAGCTTCCTGTGTGTTTTCTCCATGTGATTCATAATTAGTTTGTCTATGATATTGTTTCCCATGAGATTTTATTACATATTTTCCAATATCTTCAAGTGCTTCAGAAGATAAGTTTACTGAATCAGTTCTCATATATGTAATATAGCCTGCTTCATATAAATGTTGCGCCACCCTCATTGTTTTTTCAATGGTAAATCCAAGTTTCCCAGCAGCTTCCTGTTGTAATGTTGAAGTAGTAAATGGTGGAGAAGGATATCTCATACTTTGTTTTTCAGACACATCAGTTACTTTATATGTTGACTTAATTAACAAGTTCATTAAATCTCTACTTGTTTTTTCAGATTTAACTTTTGCCCTAACTCCAAAAGGCGTTTCTTCTTCACTCGCGTCACATACATTATCATCTTCTTTTAGATCGTCTTCAATATCATCATTGACTTCTGATTTTTTACTTTGGTATAAACTAGCTGATAATCTAATATTTTTATCTGTATTAAATATTCCATTAAATTTAAAATATGATTCCGCATCTTTGTTAAAAAATTGCTTTATTTCCTTTTCTCTATCAACTAATATTTTTACCACTACTGATTGGACCCTTCCCGCAGATAGTGCACCTGCAATCGTACGCCATAAAACTGGTGATAGTTCATATCCTACAAGCTTATCTAAAACACTTCTTGTTTTTTGTGCATCAACCATTGCTTGATTTATACTCAATGGATTAGCCATCGCTTTTTCTATTGACGATTTTGTAATAGAATTGAAAACTATTCTTTTTGGGTTTTTTAATTTTAAAATATAAGCTAAACTCCATGCAATCATTTCACCTTCCCTATCCAAATCACTTGCTATATATATATCCGATGCAGTTTTTACCGCTTTCTTTAAATTTGCAACATTAACTGCTTTTTCTGTAGATACCTCATATATAGGTTCAAAATCGTTTTTGATATCTATACTGTCCGCAATACTACCTTTCTTGATATTAATAATGTGGCCAACTGATGCCATAACCTCATAATTGGGTCCTAAAATTTTTCCAAGAGTGTGGATCTTAGCAGGACTTTCAACAAAAACTAATATTTTACCCATTATATGATAATATAACTGTTGTTATATGTGATTTTAACACTTAATGTATCATATTCAAATTTTATTAATAAATTAAAGTTTAATATTTCTAATATCTAATAGTAGTTTTGTGTTCATATCAACAAAATTTATCCCAGAAATTAAATTTGTATTATGTAACAGATTTATCATTTTTTCATAAAATTCGACAATTTCAAATTCTGTTAATGATCCATTTTTAATTCCTTTTTTTAATAATTCATTTATTTTATTATTTTTAGTCGAGTATTTTCCACATACAATGTTATCAATACAAATCGATTTTATTTTTTCATTAACATTTGATAATTCATTGTTAGACACTATCAATTTATTAATTTGTACATATAATTCACAATAATTACTGTTATTGAATAACATATTATTATATGCAATATCCGGATCCACATTGTAATCTAACAATTCTATTAATTTTATTTCTTCAGACACTAATTCGATACTATCAACATCAATATACGGGAACATATTTGTGTTAAAAGAAAATTTAATATCACTTATTGAATATTTATTTTTTGTTGTTATTTTCACGGAAATTAAAAACAAAACAATACAAAATTTAATAATTTCATCACTTTGGATATTACCTAACTTTTTACATACAATTTGTAAATTGTGCATTACTTGAAATAGTATCTCAATTGTTAATTCAAGTTTGTGAATTAAATTTATAATCATATCTATAATCATCAGTCTAAATTCATAACCAAAGACATCATACTTATTATTTGTATTGTTATCTTCCAATTCGCTTTGTAAAAATATGTTATCAAAACATTGATTATCTTTCAAAAACTTGTTTTTTTTAATTTGTTTAATAGTTGGTCTATTAGATGGATTGAGACTTAACATTCTTGTTATGAATTTATGGCTATCATCTAATAGGCCAAAACGATGATTAAATATGTTATTTGCAGGATCACTTATACTTGCTATACATGCATACTGAAAATCATAATCAGTAGACGGGAAAAATGACATACCGGTTGAAATAAAATAGAGCACACATCCTAAAGACCATATATCTATTTTTTCGGATTGCCTAATTTTCATATTCACCAAGAGTTCATTTGGACAAACATAGCATGTTGGACTAAATATATTATTTGTCCTATGAATTCGTGTTGCCGATGAAAAATCTATTAGTTTAATGTTATCATTTTCGTCTATTAAAATATTTTTTAAACTTAAATCACAATGTATAAACCCTGAATCATGTATATATCCTATTGTGTCAATAATTTCACACATGATTTGATTTTTTTTATCATCTTTTAATTCGTCTTTTAATTGAGCTTCAATAAGATCACAGCCAAACTCACACATTATGATATTCACAGTATTTGGTAAAAATTCTATGTCAATAATTTCTATTAAATTTTTATGTGATAACGTATTCAAAATTACAAGCTCTTTAAGAATAGAACCAGTAATACCATAGTTTTTATCATATTTCATTGATTTAATAATAATTTTTTTCTTTAAAATTGCATGCATTGCACTAAATATGGTACCATCTGCACCATCGTAAATATGTTTTTTATTTAAATAACTCGACATCTAAGCATGTATTAATATAAGGGAGGATATAATGGAATTTTATAATCCACATCAATGAATACAACAATTCAATTTTTTGATATACCAACATTATATATAAATTTCGCTTTATTGGTAAATTTATTTTCGAGTATGAATTATATGAGTGATACAATAAGATTACGTGTTGATGATATATTATTGATTCTTACGAAGAAAACTTTATTAAAATATCCAGATTCCATACTTGCACAAGTAGTTAATTCTGAATTAACTGCCGACTTTATACACAAAGATGATAATACCTTATATTTGGATATGAATCCTGCATCTGTAAAAATAATTGTTTCATATCTAAGAGGATACGATATTTCCAATACTTTAGATACCGAATTAACAAAAAATATTCTTTATGATGCAAAAAGACTTAACTTAACCAAGTTGGTCGCATTATTGGAAACTCCGAAAATAGAAACTCATGAATATGTACACGTTAAGTCACCGTCCTCTCAAATGGCACCAGTTCAATTAACAACTATGTCTGCTTTACCAGATTCCACTATACATGTCTCAACTATGTCTGCATTACCAGATTCGACAATGCATCGATTACAAGATTCAACAATGTCACCATTACCAAATTCAACAATGCCGCAAAATCTTGATACAGACCCAATTCATAAATTGGCTTTGAGTATTACTGAAGAATTTGATAAAATTGATGATGATTCAATACAAAGAGGAATGGAAAAATTAAGCAATATTTTTATCAAAGCAAAAAATGATAACAAACATAATGAAAATACAACCGATTTTACTATGCAAGATACAAACTTTTACATTAATACATTAACTCCTCAACCTAATGATACAACTGATACACAAAAGAAAATAGTAAGACCTCGTAAATTTAATTTATTACAGTAAAAAAAATTGATAATTAATATAAAATAACATAAAAAAATATAGCATATTAACATATATCATATATGTCAATAGTTCCACAACTATTACCAATCGAGATAAATAGCGAAGAAAGAAAAAACAAGGTTTTGACAAATGTAGTCAAAATGCTTACTGAAAGAAAACTACTTAATCTCGATAATTTGGAATCAAATATAAAAAAAATAACGTCAATTCAAACAGATGATTTCATATATAAGTTAGAATTAAACAATCCTGAACTTTATTATGAAAAAACAGATGATAACAAAGTTATTATGGTAAAATTAATTAATCAAAAAATTACCGGTGTTACAAAGTCCTCTGGTATTAGCGATTTTTTACATACATATAAAAATAATCCTAAGCTAATTATTGTGAATTTAATTGCAAACAAAGCTAAACAACATATTGAAGTTTCATATCCAAAAACAGAAATATTTATGGAAAAAGAAATGATGATTAATATAGTAGAACATATTGCAGTACCTAAACATATTTTACTTAGCGATGAAGAGGCAAATAGTGTTTTATTAGATTATAATTCTAAAAAAAGAAATATGCCAAAAATATTATCAACTGATGCAATTGCAAGATACTATAATATGAAACCTGGCCAATTATGTAAAATAATCAGACCCAGTGAAATTTCTGGTAGTGTACCCTTTTATAGATTAGTAATAAAAGGTCAAGTGACTAGCGAAAAATAATTATTTCATTCTGTTAATTATATTTACTGTTGAGAAATTTGTATTTGGTATTCCAAAAATATTATCATCATTTATATCTACATAATCATTTGAATTGATAAGTTGAGATTTATACGAATATAAATCTGAAGAATCCGCATATGGTTTTATAATTTCTCTTTTATTTCTTCCATTTATTCTAATATCTAATTCACTATTCATTCTGTCCATTAACCTATTGTTTGTATAATCATATTTAACTTGGTCTTTTAATCTCATATCTGTTTCATCATCTTGTGAAAATTTATGCGTGTCTTGTAATGGCTGTTGTTTTTCTTCCATTTCTCCAAATATTTTATCAAGTAGATCATCTGCTTCTTTTTTTCTAATGCTTTCCTCAACTTGGATTTCTTTTTGTTTCTTTACAAGATATTCTTCTTTTGCTTTTATTAATTTTTTTATTAAATTTAATCTACTGATATCTTTTTTATCACATTGGGCAAGCTTTTCCTTTAATTTTCTTAAAGATATACTTCCTATATTGGTCATTTAGGTATATTTTATACTTAGGTAAGAATTTACCTAAGTATACACACCAAATTTCATTCACGTGAATAATATAAAATTTATGCTGACATCAACATATTTTTTTCTTCTTCTCTTATAATCTTTTCTGCTTCATCAATAATATCCATGTCTTCAATTTCTGGCTTTCCATCAATATCAATAAAGTCATCATACACATCATTAATTATTTGTCCAATCAAGTTTATATTTTCAGGTATTTCATCTGGTGAAGGAATATAATCTTCTACTTTAAGTTCACCCAAACGTTTTAATATTTTTGACTTCTCTTTTTTAAATCTGCGCGGACCTATATCTATTTTTTCTATTATTTTGTTTACATCTTCTTGTGTTATGCTTTCAATATTATTTAAAATATTTAATAATGTAGGTCCATATACACCTTCAACATGACTACTTACGTATAATTTTAGTGTGTATGCATTCATTTTCATATTTAAAACATTCCAACAGAAGTCAAGTATTCCACGACCCATTGTTGATATGATAAATTCATTTATTTTCTTTTTGCTAAAATATTCATGTAAATTTATTCTATCAGATGCATTTTTGTGTATATATTTTAATTTAGCACATTTGTCATATGTTGTGTTTAATATTATATCTAAATTCTTGTGAGTAATATGTATTCCACTGTCTATTATTTTATTAAATATCTTATTATCAGAGTTACAGGACATTATTAAATTATCGTTAGTAAATTTATAATCCGTTTTGCTAGATATAAATGATAATATATTATTATTATTTGATGATATTGCATATTTTATTAGCGGTGTAGTTTGTTTTTCGCTTAATTTAATTTTTTGTTTGTAAAGATCACATACAACATATTTTATTAATCCATACATATAATTAAACTTACGATGTCCCCAGTAATACCAGTCGCATTTTTTCGTTATATTTGCTATTATATGATCCAAAATTTCCGGTGTTACTTTTAGTTTGAATTTTTCTTTGACAAATTTAAATACATTAACACTATTTAATTCAGAAGCAGTTTTGAGACAACGAGCACTTGCTTTACATTCGAAATTATTCAAACAAAAATTAATCGCCCTTATTATTTTATTATCCTCAAATTTATTGAAAAAAGATATTACCTTATCAATTATAAACTTGCCTTCTATTATATGTCCATTTTTGACCAAGTATTCACATATTTTAATGTTTCCATATTCAAGGGCAACATCTAGGTTTTTGTTACTTGTTTTCAATCCTAAATTATTCACACAATATAATAATAATTCCATATTATTCTTGGTACATGCATATTCAACTAGTTTATCAGTAAAGGGAAATTTAATTGTTTCCAATATTTTTACCTTTGTTAAAATATCAATTGTTTTGAATCTTGATCCGTAATATCTTTTTGGAAAGAAAATATTTGATAAGATATTTGCCCCACATATCATCTTCAAATCATCATAAAAAAATTTTACGCATTTTACGGAATTGTTTTGAATAGCATAATCCATATGTTCCGTTTTTTGAATAATCGTTTGGGGACTTACAATATGTATTTCAATAAGGGTTTTTAAACTCTCAGCTTCATCATTGTATATAATATCATGAATAAGTCTAGTTGCGCTATCTGTTGATAATTTGCAATTAAATCCTAGATTTTTTAGTTTTTCTAATAAAATGAAAAATTTGTTTCTAACTAAAATATTAGTTATTGCTTCAACATTTGTTAAATTAATTTTATTTTTTGTTTCTTTGATTTTATCTAATAAAACTAACATATTGGTTTCGAAATTTTTAGGAAATGATAATCTTTTCAATTTTGCATTTTTACATGACTTTCTATAACGAGTATAGCGATATCTATAGCCAGATTTCTTGCGAGATGTATTTTTTTCAGTATATAAAAATAACGCATTTATGTTTTTGCCAATTAATTTATTATTGGATAATGCTGTTAATACCTCAAAATTTGATGCTTTTCCTAATTTTTTTATATTTTTTTCGTTTATTTTAACCAAATTATTTTCAATTAATTTACTGAAAAGACCTATACCCCTGTTTAATATTAATTTGTCCAAATATTTAGATATATTTTTAGCATTTAATTTATTAAAAATTGTATCATCGCTTATTAATTTATTCGAGATTTCATTATGCATATATTGCTCACCAATATCATATCCTAATTTTTCTAATTTTTCATATCTATCATTCGATACATATTTCATAAATGATTTAAAATATGTTTTTACTTTGTAACCTGCTGCATGCAAATAATCTATAATGTCCCAATCATTTTGTTTTGCCAATAAAATAAATAGTTTTTCATAATCAAGGTCACTAAATTTTATTTTTGCAAATAATAATAAATCAAATAATAATTTCTTTTTTGTAAAATTATAGTTATCAAATAATATACGCAATTGGTCTACATTAAAACTACTATTTTTTGCAACATATGTAGCTATTTTAATTGCATTGTGTTTGAGCGCTTTTGATAATAGACCATATGTTTTTGATAATCTTTTCGCTCGCCATGATTTTTCAAATTTTATAATATTACACTTGAATCCAAGAAGATAACTGTCTAAATCATCTCCCTTCAAGATAGTATCTTCTGTTATTCGATCTTTACGACATATATAGCATTTTTCCTTGCAGACCATTTAATAGGTTATTATTGACAGATCACTTTAAATAGCTTTTATCACTTTGTCAAGATCAGACAACATTATGTAATCAGCTTCAAATACTTTCGAAAAAATAACTAAGTTTCCTGCTTTATTGTTATTAAAGGCATTTTTATCATCAATAATTGGAAGAATTATATATTCGAAATATCCAGCATAATAATCTATAAATTCTTTTAATAGTTTAGCTATCTCATATGGCGGATTATGATATGCTCCACAACCAAATGCTCCCAAAATCAAAACATTATTTTTTTCATCAATTCCAGTTTTGAATACTAAATCTAACTTATTCCAAGTTGCATTATATACACTTTCATTCATTTTTAGATGTTTTGTTTTTGCATCAATATAAAGATCATTTGGCGAACATCTATGCGCTGCGCATGCTATGAAATCAAGTTTTTCTGGATTATCTAATAGTTTATATTTTAACTCTTCACTGTTTTTAATAACAACTGATCCTTTTGTGTATATTGCTTGAGTTGCTTTTAAAGGATATAATTTTTGAGAATTACTATTGTCTAAACATTGGAATAAATTTGTCCTTCTGAATATTGATTCTTCCTGTGCACCAGCTCCCGTTTTATAACCACCACCTGGATGCTTAAATGATGCCATATTAAGGACCAATGGACTGTAGCCTTTTCTTTTCATTACTAGTGCAGTTTCCAAACAATCTTCATTTACAATGTATAAGTTGGATTTGGAAACAGGATTTGGAGGTATATCTTTGAATTTTTTTAATTCGCATAATCTAGTATTCATAACGCTATTAACTAAGTCGTCACTATTAATTAACACTTGCTTACCACTTTCACTAGTGTAATTTTTATCTGTAAATTTTTTGATTGTGTCATCTAACACATTTATTCTGTATGTTCTTTTATCCATTTTTTTGAAAGATATTACTTTTTATTATTAGTGTTTATACCTTATTTGTTTTAATTTCAATTATTTTGTTTATTAATGTTAATAATAAGATAATATGAGCAAAAATATTTATGTCACTGGACCCATTAATGCAGTAAGATTAGAAGGAAATATATTTGGTATAAAAAAACAAATTTACATATTTATGGATTGGCATACTAATCATGAGGCACAAACCTCATGTACACAAAAGGATAGTATGACCATAAAAGATTATATGGTTAAAGAAGCTAAAAAATTATCACAAAATAGTAAACTTGATATTATATTAGAAGCTGATGATAAAAAACCACATAAGTCAGAGGATCTACATATTGTCCAAACTCAAAAGTTTTTTAAAGCACAAGTTGATAAAAACAAATTTTTGCAAAAACAAAAACTTTCATTGAATCCAACTATGTCACCAACAACATCATCAGATGTACCCATAAATGTTAGATTACATTATATTGATATAGAAAGATATATCGAACAAGAAAAATTAAAAAATATAAAAGAATTGTACGAAGCACATGCAACATTAAGTGTATTAGATTATTTAACAAGCGATAATGTTGATATGTATATGACAAAATATACACAACTAGAAAATACATTAATGGGAACATATAATATGATATTCAATCCAAATATTATAACCACCAGTTTAATAAAAGACGATTTCCATAAAAAAATAAATAGATCAATTAATAAAATAACATCAAATTACAATCATAGCGAAATTAGACACAAAATGGATCCGTTGTTTGACGATTATGCAAGATTACATAATATATGCATAACCACCATACATAGATCAGTTAATTTATTAAAAAAAGCAAAAACAGTTATATTAGAAAGAAATAAAAATCTTAAACTAATAAATTTTGAAGGATATAAATTTCATAACTATTATGATACAACGGAATTTAAGGATTTTATATCAGAACTATACGGAAAACTAAAAATACTTGATAATTTGACACGTATTCTTTATGGAAAAATTATAGAAATATTCATATTGAGAAGATTACTTGATAAGGATTATATTACAACATGTGCATTTTATACAGGCATTAGACATTCAATGACTTACATATATTTTATGATCAAATATTTCGATTTTAAAATAACTCATGTTTGTCATTCACGTGAACAAAATCTTGAAAGACTCAACAGTATTATAATTGCTGCTAAACAAGGGGAAGATATTGAAGAATTATTTTATCCACCAGTCGTAATACAATGTATAGATCTTGGAGGATTCCCTAAAGGATTTCAATAACTCCAGGATTTTGTTCTGTTTTCGTTATACCAACACTGTCCATTGATGATATCTTTGCATTTAATTTATCTGCTCGATTCTTAAACATTGCATCTGTACCAAATGGATCGCTACCAACTGGCTTTATTATACTTGAAGGAGCAATTTCTCGTCTATTCGAATCAAATCTTTTTTGCGCATCCTCTAAAAAAGTATCTTTTGGTTCCTCCTGTTTAGGAACACTTGGTTTGTTTTCACTTTGTATAGGTGCTTGTTGAACTTTATTTTCTTCTTGAATTGGTTTTATTTGTTCTTCAGATTTAGGCGTATTTTTAACGTTTCTGTATATTAACATTGACAGTATACACAAAAAAATAATTAATATGCATCCACCAATTATCCAAAACTTATATTTATCCAGGAATTCCATATTTAAACTTAATTGAGTGTTTATATGGTGTTTACCAATTATATTAGTCCTTGGCAAACTTGGTTTTGGAGTAACATCTAGTTCCTCTGGTAAATCGACTTCACTCATATTATTTACTTTATAGATTTTTTTATAAAAAAATTAATTCATCCAATAATAATCGACATTATGGGTTTTTTTGAACGTATCTAACATTGTAAATATATGTGGCGTTTTTTTACACACGTTATTTATATGAATTGATTCAACATCTTCTGATAATCTTACTGGACCATGTATTTGAGCCTCTATGTATGGACTAAAATTAAAATCGGAATATTCAATCTTGCCTGTTGCAACTTTAATTACTTCTTCAAGCAATTTGTCGCTAATATAAAAAAGTATATTATTGCAATGGTCAAACGTTTGGATATGTATTTCTTGCGCCGCAGAATCACCAAATACAAAGGATGCTCTTTTGTTTACTTCTTTTTTTAATTTTATATATGAGTTTCCATATCCATGACAACATTTGACACCATCCGGATTATTTAATATATTTAATGAACCATATTTCACTTTACTATATGCATTACTGTTATTATATAAACCATTAAATAATTTAGTTTCCCACATAAATCTACCATTTGATTCCTTATTTAGTGCTTCAAATGCTACCGCATTCCCTTTTGTTAATGTTTCAAATTGGTTTCTGTAATGGTCATCTTCGCATAAAAACTGTAATGTTCTCTCTGGACTAAAATGTATTACTATTTGAACTTTGCTTTGAACATATTTTATCGTTTGTTTTAATTCTTCTTCAGTATATCCATTTGATTGAAATTTAATTAGTAAGTTTGGATAAATATTATTTGAAAATATTTTTGATTTCTTTTGACAATATTTTATTGCTTGTTTGTGACAATCTTCTAATTTTACTTCACGCGATTTTAATACTTCTGTTTGATTGTTGATTAAATCAATACTATCGTATTGATTTGCTAAACACAACGCATAGTGCCCATCGTATGACTCGACATGAATGTCTTTTAAACATATATCACATGTTAAATTAACCATTGTTGATTATATTAATATAAAATAAATATTATTTAATAACTTTTATTTTTTCAAATTTTTAATAGATCTTATAATCCTCTTAAAAAAATATTTTACTCGGCGCATTCTACTTGGCTTTTCATAAAACATATCTTGCATCATTTCTGCGGTGCATACTGATTCGAATCTTTTTGGTTGGTCAAACATATTTTGCATCATTTGTGTCATTAAAACTGGTTCTAGATTACTAGTAATATTTCTGAGTTCGTAATAACAATTCATACATAAATCTTGTTCTAAATATCCATAACAATCATCTAGGTTTGTTTTTTTACACCTGTCACAATTAATTTTGGCATTTGGGATGTTTGGATAATGTTTTAATGCTGGACAATAGTAGGTACCGTTATTAACTATTTCACTAAAGTTAGACATATTGTACTTATTCTAAGATTATGTTACTGTGTTGATAAATTAAAAATAATAATTGCGGATGATTTACTTTCAACTTTTATTTCCAAACAAATTAACCAAATCAAATACATTCGAATCATGTTTTTTAGGAGGGCGATTCGTATCAAATGGATTAGGTTGATTAAACATACTTTGCATCATTCCAGTTGTCATACGAGGTTGATGCTGAAATAATTGCGGATTAGGTTGACAAAATTTATTACTCTCATCGTTAATATTAAACATTGCTTGTCTCATAGATGGAGCAGCAATCATTTCCCGTGGCATTCTTTCTTTCCCTTGATCATTAAGGTTAAACATCGCTTGTCTCATAGCCGGTTTCTCAATTAATTGTCGCGGCATCCTTTGAACAGTTGTTGTCGTAGTAGTTGTAGTAGTTATTGGGTTAATATCTGCAAAATGATCAATTGGTTTATCAACTACTGGATTCACTTGTGTATTAACTGGATGCAGTGGCTCGATTATTTTAGGTACTATAAAAGTTGGGACTTGTTGCAATTGTATCATTGCAGCAACTTCTTCAACACATTTCATACACAAATCAAAATTACCATATCCCACACAAACTGATACATTTGTTTTTTTGCATCTATCACAATTAACTGGAGTATTTGGTATATGCGGATAATGTTTGTTAGCTGGACAATAAAAAATACCATTCATCAAAACAATAGCAAAGTCAGTCATTTGTAATTAACTTAATACTATTAATTGAATCGTTAGTATTAATAATTTTACTTTTCAACTTTTAAATTAATCCATTTCATGAGGATTTAACATATTTTGCTTCATATTTGTTCTTGGAAATGATTTAAACATACTTTGTTCCATATTCGTTGATGGCATTTCAAACATTGACTGACGCATATTAGTTGTTGGCATTTCAAACATTGACTGACGCATATTAGTTGTTGGCATATCTCTAAACATTCTTTGTTCCATAAATGTCATATCATCTAAATCTTCTTCATCACATTTTTTTTTAAATTTACCTTGTCTCATTTTTGTTACAGGGCGATCATGTCTAAATACAGCTCTTTCCATACGAGTTAATTCCCTCTCAAATCCTTCAATATTATCCTTCTCAAAAATAGGCCGCATCATTCTGACTGCATGACTTATTGGTGGGTTAAATATAGTTTGTCTCATTAGTGTCATATAATTAGGATCTGTTTTATCACTAGAATCTATTCTGGGTGGTGACACGTGTTCTGTTAAATCGTCTGCACATAGTAAACAAAGATCGTATTGACCGTGATTTATACAGGCTTTTAAATTTGTTTTTTGACATCTATCACATCTTACTATTGGATTTACCATATTACTGTATCTTGATGTTGCTGGAAAATAATATGTTCCTTGTTTTACAACTGCTGTGAAATCTGGCATATTACTATTATAATATATATAATTAAATAGATCTAAACGCTTTAGTTTTACTTTTCATTTTTTATAAATTAACTATTACATCAAAACCTTTATTTTTTATACATTACATCAGACCTTAATGCGTACTTGTTTCCTTCAATAACTGGCAATCCGGCATGTTTTAAATTATGATAAAAAATCAGTGCGGATCCCAGCTTTGGAGTAATTATTATTTTTTTATTTTCAATAACAAATTGAGTTTCGCCACCTTTAAAATTTTGATTTAAGTAAATAAGTATTGTATATCTACTTTCTTCATTATTATTTGTATTTATAAAAATACCATCGCGATGAAGTTTAAATTGTTGACCTACAGAGTATTTATAAATTTTGAATCTATCGTTTAATGAATTCAAAAATAAATTATTATTTACACTTTCTATTGGCAAGTTAAATAATTGTAGTCTTTGATAAAGTTGATGAGCTAACGGCTTGTTTTCAAAAATTATTCGTTCGTTATTTCTGATATCTTTACGTAGTTGAGTAGTGTTACTATCCAAATCATCTTTATCATTTCTTTTTAATTTCATATCAACCGTAGCTTCTTCAAAATTCATTTTATGTGATTGTGATAATAAATCTTTACATTCAATATCATTCAAAAAATTATCAATAGTATAGATATTTTCATTGTGATATTTATATTGATTCAATTGGTATTTAAATTTAGAATTATCAACTGAATAATTATTTTGGTAATTAACAGTCGAATAATTTCGTTTTGACAAAACTGTTAATTTTGGCCATTTGTAAATGAAACGTCTTAATTTACAAATAGATGTCATGTGTATAATTTAGTTTATAAATTCATATTAATATTTTATAAATACATTTCAACTTTATTTCTTTGTAATCTTTTTAGTTTTTTTAATAGACTTCTTTTTAATAGATTTCTTTTTCTTAGTTGTTTTTCTTCTAAACATTCTTGACAACATTGCATATCTTTTTAGTTTAATTTCACTTCTAATTTTACTTCCGGCACCATCTTGAGGTTTTTGAGAATTGACAACTCCTTCATCAAACATATTAGTTCTCATTCTAACTTTAATAAGTGGTAAATTTATTGAATTTTTATTATCATCTAAAATTTTAGTTAAATCATCAACACACGTTAAGCACAAATCTTCACCATCTAATCCAAAACTTGCCGATAAATTTGTTCTTTTACACCTGTCGCATGTAACTATTGCGTTCTCATTATTATAATGACTGCTTGCTGGGAAATAATACTTACCTAATTTAGCAATATTTTCAAAATTTGTCATTATTATATCAGTTCAAAATAAAAAAAATTGAGATTAATTATGTTTAAAGGTATCTTATATTATAATATATCAGTGTATACACAAAAAATGGGCATTACTGATACTGGTCCAACAAAACCATTTACTAAAGAATCAGTAAATGATAGAGCATTAGTCATTCAGATGCTCAAGTATGAAGACACATTAATTCATGGTGACATCGGTAAACAAATTTATACAAATCCACTATATAAACCCAGAATCTCACTATTTCCTGAACACACCATCCATCGTATTGTATTAACAAAATTTGGATTTGACACATCAGATGAATCTGTTGCGAATTATAGAACGATTTTTATAACATATCATAAATCTCCAACTGAGTATGATAAAGAAGTACTTGATTCGGTGACATATATGAGAGAAAATAAATGTGTTTATTACACCAAACCAGTTATCGGCAAAGGTGATAAGATTCCAAATTGTAAACTTTATACTTTAGATGGAAAAACAGAAACAACTGTTTACGATCAACTAGGTAGCGAATTTAAATATGCATTTATTGCTTCATTCTCTAATTCATGACCTCCGTTCTTGGCCAGGAAAAAGTACCTGTTTGGTTTAGCTGAACAGATGAAGCGTCACGGTATCAAGTTTATACTTGTTCAAATCGATGAAGCTCATAGTACTGCCTGGCCGCTTGGATTGGAAAATACTCCAACTCCACAAAAATCATTTGATGAACGTGTTGAAAGAGCAAACATTTTTGTCAAAACAGATTCTCCACCAGATCCTTTCACCGTTTGTATTGATGCATGGGATAATCAATTTGCCGAAACATTCAGATCATGGCCTGATAAATATTATTGCATTGATAACAAACTAAATGTTATCGCAAAATCCGAATATGGAGATGCTTTAATTAAAAAGGATTGCACTGATCTAATCCATGAACTTATGGAACTTTAATTTCTGAAATTATATACGAAAGTAAAATGATTTAATAAATAAATAAACTCAGACTTTCCATTGATCGTAGTGTATTACAAATCTGCTTTTGCAAGAAGTACACTACCGGAGGATGCATCACTTTGATGTAAATAGTAAAAGTTTTTCTTTATCACTTCATTTACTTTTGTACAATTTCTAAATTAATATATTGTTTATATGTTTCATTAAATTCATTTATCATATTTAAATAATTTTCCCACTTGCCACCAGCCATTCCACAACCAATATTATAGGGTATATATGCATTTATTTTGATTTTATCGCTATTGAATTTATTCTTGATATAATCACCAAAAGAAGTTAATGATTGCTTAAACCATTTTTCTCTATTCTCTGTGCTATCATCAAAATCCTTTGGCCTAATTCCATAAAATTTACCTACCTTGCCTATATCATATTGACCAAATAATGCAACAACAATTGGATCATCCTCATTATTTTTGTTTGGAAATAATTTATATGTGCCTGGTATGTCTCTATCTTTTTCAATTGATATTTTCGGATTTGAAGAAGGAGTTCTATGTGGAAGTGAATATGGTTGCGCGTATGGAAATACGTCTCCGATATCTTTGGCTAAACCTGCCGGCTTTGTACAAATACAGTTACATTGTTGTATAATGTATGTGTTTTTACCTTTCACTTTTAATATGTCTTTGTTAGATATTGGTATCATGTTATTTATGAATATTCTTTAATAGTCATAAAAATATAAACTTTATTATTATTCTTCAATTTTATTGGTTCAAACAAATAGTCGATACAAGTTTTTCAGTTACCAAATATGGATCAATATTTGATGCTGGTCTTCTGTCCTCTAAATACCCTTTTTGCTCTTTAACAACATTTAATGGAATTCTTATACTGCATCCTCGATGTCCTTCACCATACGAAAATATATCAATGTTAGCAGTTTCGTGTATACCAGTTAATCTTTTTTCATTGTGTTCACCATAAACTTTAATATGATCTTGGTGTTTTGCTTCTAATTTATGACATGCTTCAATGATTTTTGAATAACCACCTTCTTGTCTCATTTCATTAGTACTAAAATTGGTATGACATCCAGATCCATTCCATCCTTGCATTGGTTTAGGATAAAACGAAGCAACTGCATTATACTTTTCACAAACACGGTGTAATATATATCTGGCAATCCATAATTCATCCGCAGCTTGAATTCCTTTACAAATTCCAACTTGGAATTCCCATTGAGATGGCATTACTTCCGCATTTGTACCACATATCCTTACTCCAGCTTCTACACACTTTAACATATGTTCCTCAACTATGTTGCGCCCAAAAGCTCTGTCAGATCCAATAGAGCAATAATATGGCCCCTGTTCTCCCATTCCTGGATCTGTATCGGTTTTCCATCCATATGGTCTTATACCATCTTTCTCATACAAAAGATATTCTTGCTCAAGCCCAAACCATGGATTATGTGTTTCAGCATCGGTCATTGTTTTTAAACATCTAAATCTGTTATTTGTAACATGTGGGGTATCATCTTTGTTATACGTTTCACATAAAACGAGAAAACCATCTATTCTAAATGGATCATTATAAAATGCAACTGGTCTTATAATAACATCTGAATCCCAACCAGCTGCTTGACCAGTACTTGATCCGTCAAATGTCCAGTCTTTGGCTATTTCTGATACTTGGGTTAAAGATGTCACTATTGCGGTAAAATGAATTTGTGTCTTTGATCTTAAACAATTAAATGCATCAATCCAAATGTATTCTAAATATAGCATTATTATTATATAATATTGACTTCTATTTATATTATTTTATTAAAAAATTGAATTGCAAAATGCTAGGGCCATCCTTTGTATTTGGAGCATAACAACAACTTCAAGGATTTCTGCTTTTCCATACAACATGATGTCCGCAAAAATGCTTCGTGTTCGCGTTCCCAATGGTGATAACACCAAACCTTCCGGTGTTCGCATTCTGGATCTGGATAGCACTAACAAGCTTTCCAAGCCGGTCAGATTCCTCGTTGAAAGCAATATTGACAACATTGTCAAGACGGATTTCACATTCCTCAAGAATGTTTCCATCGATGAACTCCGAGAGCTTCGCAATGCTGTTTTGAACTGCGCACCAAAGGAGAAGATGAAGCTCAACAGGTACATCGATTCAACTCTCGACCAGTACAACAAGCTTGTTGAGCTGAAGGAAGATGTCGTTAAGTCCCCAAAGGCTACTCGACATCCAACTATGATCAAGATGAGATATACGATCAAGTTTGTTTGTGCCGAATTTGATGATTCGGATGCGGAATATACTAAGGAGACTGTTACAGGAATCGTCATCTACAAATACAATACGTGCATTCCCGTCAATAACTGGCGCGAGATTGTTATTGACGATCTCAAGTTCAAGCAGTTTTCCAGACTTAACAATAATAACAAGTTCGCTGTCACCACACATGTTGAGCTTGGAGACATCCACACCATCGTGAACAAGTTCGGTATCCTCGATGATGTGGATTCTGACACTTATGTCGTGAACCAGCCTTCTTCACATTTCAAGGTTCCGCACCTTTCTCCCGGTTCTCCTAAGTTCATCAACACACTCGCTAAGCAGATCCAAACTCAACTCCTAATGGTATAGACGACTAGATGTCCTGCCATCATATTTAATTTATCGCACATCATCCATTGCAATTCAAATATTTAATTTAGTTTTTATTTGATTAATCAATTTGCACACGATGAGGCCTTCCATCACCATGATATTCATGAAATCTACCATCTGGCGCCAATACAATACCATTTTTATTTTCTCCATTATTTGTAATTATTAAATGATTTGGCCAGTCTGCTCTCGGAGATATTCTCATTACAAAATTTCCTATTCTTACAGAATTTGTTACAATATTATCTGCTTGTAATGTACCTTGGACATTTAAATTACCATTGCCACCCCAATCACGTGTGACATGAACACCTGATGGAAACATCATAAATGCATCTTTAGGTCCAGTTAAATGTAGTCTATCTGTACCTCTTATTACGCCAGTTTGCACCTCCCCAGTAGCTGCAACATTACCCTTAACAGGTCCCGCAAGAGTTAATTCAGCAGTCCATAACTTATTTGCAGCTAGACCACCATACTGATCTGTATTATCTTTGTTCATTAGTCTCAACCATTCATCATTTCCAAATTTATCACCAGTGCCAGATAATCTAAATTTATCTCCCAATACCAAACCACCAGTTAATTTAACATCTTTAACTGCCATTGCACCAGTATCATACATTTTCGATAAGCTCGATAAATTTTGCACTGCTTCATCAGACATATGTTCTATATTATCATTTGTCATATGTTCCGTATTATTTTTATTAAATAACCAGCATATTATCATAACAATAATTAATACTACAATAATATCCATTTATAGATTATGACAAGATAATATATATATCTTTTTTATTGGAATTTTCTGCATACAGGAGCCTTATGATCCCAGTCATACCCATTTCTAATTCCAATCATATAAGATCCTGGTGGACATATTTGATAACATGGAGCCCCAGAATTAAATAATTGGCTGTGATTGCCTACTACTGTGCCTGCTGCAGGAGGATCACCGCATCGCTCTTGACCCCACCTGCCCATGATTAAATTATCGTCGCTACCTACCTTACCGGCAGTAAGCGTACCTGTCACCGTTAAATTACCTGTACCTCCCCAATGATTACCAACAATAACACCACCTTTTCTTGGAATTAGATATAAGTCATCTCCAGATGGAGAAATATGCATACGACCAGGACTGTTTAATGTTGCTCCTATTGTATGATCACCACTTTTTAATGCACCAGTTATATTAGTATTTCCGCCTACAGTAAGATCACTTGTCCATATTTTATTTGCAGCAAAACCTCCCGAGTATGCTCCACTATCTAGATTTGTTAATCTCAACCATTCGTCATTTCCCATTTTATCACCAGTACCCGATAATCTAAACTTGTCCCCTAATTGCAAACCACCTGTTACTTTAACATCTTTAACCGCCATTGCACCAGTATCGTACATTTTAGCTAAACTTGATAAATTTTGTACTGCTTCATCTGTCATATGTTCAGTCTGTTTGCTTATTAAGTTTTTCTCGTTGGATTTTACACTAAGTATATATGCTAGTACAAGCAATAGTGCAATAACTATCGCAATATTCATTCTATATAAATATCGTGTGAAAATTTTGTTTTAATAAATGTAATTTACGTAAATTATATTTATTAATTATTTTTTGTTATAAATAAAGTTTGACACTTATGCTGTGTAAATATCTCTTTCGGTTATGATACGGGGAGCAATGTTCATAGACATCAATTCCTGAATCAATAACTTGAATGCATAAGGAATCATAATTTTTGAGATTTGTGTATAGTTCTTGCATGCTGGACAGAAGTAAATATCCTTATTTGTTGTATATGATTGATTTTCTTTTCTGTACATTCTTTGTGCGAACAATCCACATAAGTCACATACATATGTAGTGTATGCATCTGATGTATCCATAAGCTTCTCCTTCAAGAACTTACTCATACCGTGAGCACCAATAGCGTCGCGCTCCATCTCGCCAAGACGCAATCCACCATCGCGACTGCGGCCTTCAGGAGGCTGGCGGGTCAGTAATGTTCTTGGACCTCTAGAGCGTGAGTGGATCTTGTCTTCCACCAAGTGTTTTAATCTTTGGTAATAAGTTGGTCCGATGTAAATTTGTACTTTGAATCTCTTACCGGTCATACCATTGTATAAGTATTCGGTACCTTCACGATTGTAACCTAATTTTTCTAATGTATCTTTAATTGTTTCTGTATCTGGCTCATTGAATGGTGTACCATCTGCTTCAATACCTTCAATGGCTGCTACCTTACCCACTAAACACTCGATTAACTGACCGACCGTCATACGAGATGGAATAGCGTTAGGATTTAGAATAATATCAGGTGAAATACCTTCTCTAGTATATGGCATGTTACTGGCTTTCATTCTGATACCTACTGTACCTTTTTGACCGTGTCTCGAGCAGAACTTATCACCAGTTTGTGGGATACGTTCAGATCTGACACGAACTTTTCTCATTTCATATCCTTCATTGTTGTAAATATTTGTGTAGACTCTATCAATCTTACCTGGTGCATGTGATCTGTAAACTTCAGAGCTATCCTTGAAAATCTTGTTAGAATTTCCAATAGGTTGAATAGGTGATACTTTACCAATGATAATGTCACCGTTTACAATTGTAGTTTCTTCAGGTACGAAACCTCTATCATTTAATTTATCATATGAGCCATGTTTGATACCAGTTACCTTTGTTGGGTCTGGTTTCATAAAGATATCATCTTGTGATGTCGACTGATTCTTTTGAATTGCTGATATATACTTCTTAACTGATGTCGATCTAAACATCCCTCTGTCTATTGCTGAGAGGTTGAAGACCAACGAGTCCTCTTGATTATAACCCGCATAAGTCGCTATTGCCACTACAGCATTCTCTCCAGAAGTTAATACATCAGTAAAAATATACTTGCTAGTTCTTGTTGTCACGATTGGTTTTTGTGGATGATATAACACATAACTGATATCTAATCTATCTCTGTAGTTAGATATGTAAATTCCCATTGCTTGCCTCTTTAATACCAAACTCCTCTAGACATTTCCTTCTAGGATCATTGTTTTCATGGTTTCTACACCATGACAATCTCTCGATTGGGAATGGACTATACCTTAAGCGAATATTAAATTCGCCCATAACCGTCTAGTCTCTGCACCTTCAACCTTTCATAAGGCTGTTTGGCTACGGATTGTCCTTTGCATTAAAATAACTTATTACCGTACCTCTGTAGTTACCCAGAGCCATCATAGTATTGCTACTATAACTTGGTATTAATTAATGCTTTGATTTAGATGTTTGATTTTTGTGTAGTGAGTTTTCAACTTGTGTAACCCACTCTAAATTTTCACTATTATTATTTTTTCTATTTTTGTCTTTATGGTTTACCTGTGGTTTTCCATCAGGGTTTGGAATAAATGTTTCTGCTACAAGTCTGTGGACCAAGTGTCCTTTTCTGCCCTCATTGTTAATGATGTATACTCGTGAATAGCCATCGACATCTCCTTCAATAAGATATCTTTTTCTTAAATGACTATAAACCTTTCCATCTTTTGTGATGCTGTAATTTGGATAATTTTTGATTTTTGTTAAATCTGCTGGTTGGTCTGTTTTACAAAGAATACTATCATCTTTATATTTCCATATAAATCCGCCAGCAGATTTATTAACACCGTTACCTTTACATACTTTGCAAATACTTCCGTCGTCAATGCTGGTTATTATACTAGCATCATTGATAGATTCGTATTCTTTAATGAAAATTCCTTTTTTATCATATTGCAATACTTTCCTTGCTTGTGATTCCAAAAGACCTGTTTCACACGCATGTTTAACATTGTTTGAAGGTGTTATCCATTCTAAATTATCTAATTTGTTGTTTAACTTATTTCCATCTATGTGATTTACATAAGTTTTATTTTCATCATCATTAACTAAAAATGCTTGTGCTACCAAACGATGTATTCGCAATGATTTTTCATTGTCATTTACATTCATTGATGTGTAGCAATATCCATTTTTAATATTTGGCTTTCTTAACTTTCCTGTTATTATATTTTTAATATTACCTAAGTTTGAAACTTGGTAACTTTCACAGTCTTTTATTTCTTTCCATAATTCCATAATTTTGTTTCTAATAATAGTGATTTTTTAAATCTAATAATCTATAATCAATTTTTTGGAGATTCCCGTAATTTGATTATGTTGCTGCATACTTAGTAGTATACAACTTGCCATAGCTTTTACTATGACATGGGCAATTGCGACATATAATTGTCTGCAAAAACCTTGAGCATCCTTTCTACCAGATTCACTTAGATATTTCCATCTAAGATCATTATCCCTATCAATCCTACTTGATAGCACCTTCTCAGGTGGGAGTGGACTATATCTTAAGCCAACTGTATGTTGACCCACTACCATTTAGTCTCTGAACCGTTAACCTTTTAAAGGTCACTTGGCTGCGGATTGTCCAATCTTCAAGATTATTACTATTGGGTTCGGTTATTAACCGAGTTCCTCAACATAATTGCTTATATTGAGTAGTACTTGAAGTTCTAAGGAGATTCCCGCAATTTGGCAATGTTGCTGATAATATATTATCAACTAGGCGAGTATATTTATAAATGCTATTACAAAGTTTTTCTTTTATGGTGTTAGCATTAACCATAAAAGCTTTCGCCTGTTTCCAACGTTTTGCATATTGGAAAATGTTACGTGGTCCCTGATTCGAGTTACAGAATGGGATATTGGTGGAGATTTCACCGAGCAAGAATGAAGGGTGGAATTCACAATGAGTGTATTCGACGAAGAACATATCATCATATCTATTAACAACATGATTAGATTCGATCTTTGCGACCTTTTCAATAGATGATTCTTGAATTTTTCTCATATCTTCTACTTTTTGCATTGTTGGAGCAATCATAAGGAATGGTTGCTCTTCCATATCAATGTTTTCGATAATACCTGGATGTTTAAGTTGGAAACCTAACCAGCTAGTAATTTTGCTTCCTTCATCTGATTTGTTGAGAGAAGTAGAATTAATGAGTTCTTTTGTAAGTTTCGATACATTATTTTCAACTCTAATTGCTGGGGCGAATAATCTACCACCATCGCAATAAACTCTAATTTCTCTTTCGCCAACATCAGGTACAATACCAGTGGTTGGATCAAATCCACCATTTAATTTATTTTGGTAAAGTTCATTATATAATTTGTTTGCATCCTTAATAATACCTATTGGGCAACCGTTAAGGAATACCTTTGTAAGATTCTTAAGTTCAATAGGAGCAACTTGATTTACTTTAACAGTTCTTTCTTGTAAGAATGATTTAAGCAAGTTGTATTGAGATGCTTGGTAGATAGTTATGCTACCGATAATTGACAAGTGCTTAGTTAGACCGACTTTGGCGTGTTCTGGAGTTTGTACTGGACACGATGTTCTTACTGAAGAAGGATGCAAGTGACGAGGGCTAGTAAGCTTACTTGTTGAAGCATCGCCACCTGGAGCATCAATACGTCTCAAGAATGATAATGTTTGCAAGTAAGTTAATCTTTGCAACATTTGAGCTACACCCTTACGTCTGATCCAAGAACCAGTCAATAAAGCTGCTTTCAATCCTTGTTCAATAATATTTGGTTTAATTTGATTAATAATATTAAGTGGATTTTCATCACTTGGATTTCTCTTACCGAAGAATCTATTACATTCATTTAACATTTTTCTGTAATATTGTTTAAACAGTTCTTCAATAAGAGGTCCTGGCAAATCAATACGTTTATTCAAATAACTATCTCTGTCATCTTTCTCTTGTCTTTTGAGATAAACTCTTAATAGTCTGTTAATCATATAACCAATGTAAACTGCTTTATGTGATAGTTTATCATTTGGGAAAGTTCCTTCATCAATGTGAGGTAAGAAACTATTTTCCAAAAGGTTAAGTAAATGCATTCTCTTTTGAAGTCTTTTAACATTTTTATCTGTTTCGGAATATTTTTTAATTACTCTTAGTTTAGACATCAAAAATTCAAGTGCATCTTCTTTGGTTTGAATCTTTTGACCTTTTTCATTTTTACAATCGTTAAGTGATTGCATAATTACGTTAACCATATCAAGATCATTAGGATCATATGCGACATAATTAATAATATCTTTATCAGATTCAATACCGAGAGCTCTGAACAAAATGAATACAGGTATTTCGCTTAAGATTGGTACTCTGATAGTCATTAGTCCATCTTTCTTCATTCTAATAGAAATGACTTGAGTCAATCCATTAGGTTTGTATGATTTAGAATTGACTTGAACAGTATGAATTTCAGAACCAGAATCCTTTTTAATGAAAACTAATGGTTTATTATCAGCCATTCTATCTTGAGAGATGACGACCTTTTCAGAACCGTTAACAAGGAAATATCCGCCAGGATCATACTCGCATTCGGATCTGTCTTGACCTTTGTGTAAAGTCAGAGAACAATATTTAGATCTAAGCATAATAGGAATAATAGCAATAGGTACATTATCTTCAGTTTTACCAATTTCACGCACTATTTTTTCATCAGTTGCAATATCTATAATTTCTTGTAATTGAGTGACAGTTGCGAGTAGTTTACCAGAATATGTTAAATTTCTGCTTCTTGCGTGATGTGGAAACATTGGTTCGATATCATTGTCTAATGTTGGTGTGCTAATACTTACGTTGGTATATTTGAATTTATATTTAATTACTTTATCCTTTGTAACTTTTTCATAAAATACATTTTCTCCGTTTTGTAAAAAATTTCTTACGTCTTCATCTAAAAATTTATTGAATGAATTATATAAATGGCTATACATGATATTATATCTATCAAAATATAAGTCCATAAACTTGAATATGTCATTGATATTCAGGTTATTGACAGCTTTATCACTTGTTGCTACTACATCTTGAGATCTAGATAGTTTTGATGATTTTTTGTTCATACCCCTGGGATGTTCTGACATATATTAGGATATATATATTGTATATAATAATTTCAAATTTTTATATGTAATACAGTGACTAAATAGTTTAAACAATTATTTAACCACACTACATATTTTCTTGGCCGAGGTAACCACAAATATTTATTTTTTATATATTATTTATTTTTTATTCTTATTTTTATTTTTTCTTCGTTTAATTGCAATTTTTGAATTTTTAACATCATTAGGCATTGTTTTAAATATTTCATTAAATTTTTCAAGTCCTCCAAGCATCTCAGTAAACATTTTATCCATTTGTTCAGGACTGCAATTCATCATATCTTTATTATGGAAGTTTTGTTCAGGTTTTAGTAAATTATTAATATCAAAAGTGTTTTTCATTTGTTTAAACTCCATTGGATTATTAATTGGATTATTAATTGGATTATTAAACATATTGTTATTCATATTATTTTCTAATATTGATCTTTCTTTATAAAATCTGTAATATTTTGTTGCCCGATTATATAAATTTTTAAAGCATTCTATTTCTAAAATTTCATCAAGCAAATGTTTGCAATTATAAAGTGCAAATTTAGTCAAATTATTAAACCAATCTTGAATTTTACTAACCAATATAGGTAGATTGGAATTATTATATTTTTCCGAAACTAATTTTTTGTTAACGGTATACATTTCATACATAAATTTAACCGTTCCTGTTACATAGGATACGTATTTTTCAATAGCATTTAATTTATTATTTAATGAAGTCATAACTTCTAATTGTTCGTTAGTTGTTTTTGCTGAACGGGTTTGATCTTGTGAAAGTGATTGTTTAATTCCCCCATATAATGTTTTTAATACATCTGAGTATTTAATAGACAATCCGATCATGACAAGTAATTGGAGGAATGCTAATGCGCCAACTCCGAAAACCATCCAATATAATGTTGCTAATATACCAACAATATGGTAGTTGCCTAGAAAGCTAAAATTATTAGTGAATAATAAAGAAAACATCACTGAATAGCTTGGGCCAAAATATAATGATATTATGAGATAGAATAAATATTTGAGATTGGAATTTTGTTCCATAATTGGATTATTGTTCTCCATGTTATAACTATGATACTCTTCGAACTTTTAAATAGTTTAGTAGTCGGGTAGTTTCCATATTATTTGTTTTTTCTTAAATGATTGCAAATGTTTATTAACTTCGCCAAAGCAATCTAATTTCATGAATGCTGGATATTGTTTTAAGGGGGTATTGAATGATAATCCAGAAGGATGTGATGATATAACAACTTTGTGTTTTGTTTCATCAATTAAAGCTTTTTTGGTTAAAGCAGGTGCTCCCCAAAGCACGAAAACCACTTTATCTAATTTATTTGAAATATATTTTATAATTTCGTCAGTAAACCACTTCCATTTATTTGCGTGGCAATTTTTATCGTTAAGTTCTACAGTTAGTGCTGTGTTGATCATGAAACAGCCTTGATATGCCCAGAATTCCAAGTTACCATGATTTGGCGATTTATCGATATGCTTATATTTTTCTAAATTTGCATATATATTATTGAGTGATGATGGTATGGTTACACCAACGGGGACTGAAAATGATAGCCCCATTGCTTGTACCTGTTTTGTTTTCTTATCAAAATTAAAATATGGATCTTGTCCAATGATTATTACTTTTACATCATTAAGTGGTGTCAATGCGAGTGCATAATATAATAGATCTGGGTATGGAAAAATATTCAGTTCTCCATTTGTATCAACTATTCTTTGTTTTAAATAGTTTTCAAGTTCGGAATATCTTTTATCATTTTTTAATTTATTCATAATTTCATCCCAAGATGAATGGTACGATTTTAGACTTTTAAGGTCTACATTTTTATTGTTCCATTTATCATTCCAATTCTTTGCATTATTATTTTTTGTGGTAATTAATAAATTATCATTGTTCATATTTTATTGTGATAAGTATTAATATATTTTTAGTGTTAAGTAAATTTATTCAATTTTTTAGATTTATTAATAGAACTAATTTATCATTTATTCAACCAAAAGCGATAATAAAAAGATCCATATTTAGCACAAATTGAAATTAATGTAAATCAAAATAACATCAATTTTATCAAACCATTTGGTTATGGGGGCGAAAACGATTTAGTTTACCCTTATCGATAAATTATATAATATATGCTCAATAAGGATTAGTTGAAAATTTTACTTATTAAACCTAATAACCTCTTATAAAAAATAAAATTATCAAATTATTTACAAGTTGTTTGAAATAATTTATAATTTTACTGCTAAAAACTAGATTTATCGTCTCATATATATTACTAAAAATTTAACTTTAATGAGCCATTGTCGTCGATATTATTTATGATAGTTAAAGATTATATAAAATAGTTAATGGATGAATTTTACAAATTTTTTACAAAGTGTTTTACTATTTGGTACTCTTACAAAAAAATTTTTTTTTATACCCCGTTCCCCCCTTCTCATTGGTTACGTAATTTCGTAAATTCGCAAATTTATAAAGTAACATGTTAAGCTATTAATTTATTTACGTCCTGTAAAAACCTGCAAGTGCGTAAAATATATACGTAATTATATAAAATGCAAATATATAGTAAATAAAAGATGGTTGAATATAAATGTCAAACATGTACTAAAATATATGTCAATAAGTTTGATTATACCAGACATATGAACAAGAAAAAACCATGTAAATTAGCCTTATCAGATAATTCAAAAGATGATTTTCAAATACCTGCGCTCCTGCAGGAGAAAAACGTAAAAATAACTTGTGAAAATAGTATTGATGCACACGAATGTTCATATTGTAATATGAAATTTACTAGAAGGGATAATTTACGTGTTCATTTAAATAGTCGTTGCAAGTCGAAAAAAATTAATGAAACAAATGAACTTGAAAAGGAGGCCATATTTATGAAGCTAATCGAACAAAACGAAAAAATAAACCAGCAAATGATTCAGCAAAAGCATCAAATTGATTTACTACAAAATGAGATAAGAAATATGAAATCAGGAACGAATATTGACAAGCAACAAATTATCGATAAGCAAATTGTTGATAAACAGCAAATTATCGATAAGCAAATTGTTAACAATAATAATGTTAAATTAATTGCTTTTGGTCAAGAAGATATGAGTTATATCACTGATAATGTATGTAAGCAAATATTATCAAAGGGATTTCAAAGTGTTCCGAAACTTATTGAGCAAGTGCATTTTAATAAAGATAAACCTGAATATCACAATGTATATATACCAAATTTTAAAAATAATTTCGCGATGGTTTTCGATGGTGATGATTGGGGATTGAGAGATCGAGATTCTATTATTGATCAACTTGATGATGAGAAAACAGAATTCATATGTGGTAAATTTCATGAACTATTGGAAGCTGGAGAACTCAGTGCATCAACAATAAAAAAATTAAAAAGATTTTTAAATGAAAAAGATGAAGAACCAGCAGGTACTAATTTGAAGAATGATATTAAACTTATTTTGTATAATAAAAGAAATATGGTTTTAAATACTAAGAAGAAAGTAACAGGCTTGCTTAAATAATGTAATATTATATAGAAAGATACTTAAAAATTTGAAATGAAATTATATAAAGGTTAAATACTCAGTAAATAAGCTTTAAATATATGATATCAGACTTAGAGGATTTACAAAAATTTTCGGACGACGATGTGAGAAGCCTATTTATGGACATAGAATTTGAGGAACAAGACTCTGTTAAAAAGGAGGAAGTTGCTACAGATTTTTGTCAAACTTGTAAATCTTCAGAGAATATTATCAATGATACAGTTCTAGGTATTGTTGTATGTAAAAATTGTGGTCAAGTATTAGGTAGTGTAGTTGACCAAAATCCAGAATGGAGACAATTTGATGAAGATGGTAAAAGTGACAACGCGCGTTGTGGTATGCCGGTAAACAAATTGTTGCCACAATCATCTTTGGGTACTACAATTGGTGGAACCAGGAAGAGTAGATTGAAAACTTTGCATTGTTGGAGTGCGATGCCTTACAAAGAAAGAAGTTTGCATATTGTATTTAAAGAAATACAAAGCAGATGTCAAAAATCTAATATTTTCAAATGTATTGAAGAGGATGCAAAAATTATGTATTATAAAATTAGTGAATGCAAACATCTAAAAGGTAAGAACAAAGGTAAATTCATAATTATTCGTGGGGCAAATCGTAGAAGCTTAATTGCAGCATGTGTGTTTTTCGCGTGTAGAAGAAAGGGTATGACACGTAGTCCGCGAGAAATTGCAGATATGTTTGAATTGAAGTACACAGAAATGACAAAAGGGTGCAAAAACTTTTTGAAATTAATTAAAATCAAAAATATGGAATTAAACATGGGTACAAGTTTGCCAGAGCATTTCGTAACTAGATTTTGTAATGATTTAAAAATCAAGCAAGTTTATATTGACCAAGCCATTCAGATTGCTAAAAATCTAAAGAAATTAAACATTGCATCAGTACATACTCCATTTTCAACTGCAACGGGTAGTATTTTACTAATGGGAGAAATAAATGGATTAAATATGATAAACAAAAAGAAATTAGCAATCAAATTCAAAGTATCAGAAGTTACTATTTCAAAAACTTACAAGAAAATTGAACCATATAAAAAAGCACTTGTAAACAATGAGCTAACAGATAAAATTGTGAAAATGATTCAAGAAAGTATGGATCAAGATTTTATTCCGGATGAAATAACGGACAGACTAAAAAAGTTTGCTCCAGCAAAGGTATTAGAAACTAAAATTCCAGTTGATGTAAAACAAAAAGGTGATGATTCTGATGATGAAATTTATGATTATTACGACGATGATGAAAATGAGTTTGGATCCGAATCAGATGACAATTTGGATAACTTGTTATGTACGATTGATGATGATATCATGAGCTATGTAGATTTTTTGGATCTAGATTTAATAGAGCACATTGATGAAACTGAAAAACACTATTCATATATTATTTCGAAATTCAATAAAACATCAAAAGCAAACCGCCCGAATACATGTATAAATAATCAAGCATTTCAATAAATAACTTTCTTTATTTAAATTATAATGGGTAATTCTTCCGGAAAGCCAATTTCATCGTCATCGGAAACTTTATATAATGATATACAAAATACAGTAAAGGATTTAATATATAGATATAATTTTTGGACAAAGGATAAAGAAAATGTATGTGATAATCTAACAATTGTATATTATGACAAACTTATTCAATATCAAAAGTCTGATTTATTAAATGCATCTGCATCAATTGGATTAAAACATGATATAAATGTCGATAAAGGAAAGTTATGTGTTGATATAATAAAACATTTTGAAAATAGGATAAAATTATTAACAGAAATTTGGGATGCAGTTGATGCATGCTATAGAAAAATAATGTTATCAAGAACTGGTCCAGTATGTAGAAACATTGACAAATATGTTGATAACTTTTTTGTATGTAAAGAAATGAAGGGTATTTGGCTAAATGTAGATCAATATGACAAAGTATTAAAAAATATGAAATTATCTGGTCAATATGGTAAATGGTTATCTCATGTACAAAAACTGGATAATACTTGGAACAAATATATGAAACAATTATTGAGAATAATCACATTAATAAAACAAGATGTTGACAACTCAATGGATGACAAAGAATTTGAGGAATTAAGATTATCCGCAAAATCCACAATGGACAAAATGAAATATGTTACAGACGTTCATTATTTACTTGTTGTAAATTTCGCCTAAATTTATGAAACATTATGTTTAATAAATTATTTATTTTAATAAAAGTTTTTTAATTGTAAATATATTCATCTTTGATATAATTTGCAACGACTAATGGTGTACCGTCATCTTCCAAAAGTGCGTGTGGTAATATTTGACTTACATGTTCTACTATTTTATATGAGAAATTTTCATCGAACATTGATTTTTTATTGGATTCGCTATCCAATATCTTTTGTAAATCTTCTTCATTTTCTTTTGGTACAAAAACTAATTTAACGCCTGCTTTTTTGGCTCCGGCTAATTTGTACATTAATCCACCGATTGCTGTTATTTTACCATTAATTTCTATTTCTCCAGTCATGGCGATATCATTTCTAATTTTCTTTGAGAGAATTCTTGAGATAAAAACAGTTGTAAATGCTGCACCCGCAGATGGACCATCTTTTGGTGTAGCGCCATCAGGTGTATGTAAATGGAATCCGTATTGGCTATTAACAAGTGATTTCTGGACAAATTCTTCTTTCAAAACGTTCATTGCGGTTGTAAGTGCAAAAGAAACAGATTCTTTCATTACCTTTCCTTGAGATCCTGTTAATTTCAAACAATTGTTACCTTTCTTACCAGTATAGTTGTGATACAATGCGATTGGAATAATACCACCTGATCCGCCAGTGGTTGCATATAAACCATTGATAATTCCTATTTCAGGTCTATTATGTATTTTCTTAACATTTGAGTGTGGTTTTTTGAGATAGTCGACAATTTTTTCTACAGTTAATTTTACTGGTTTTTCTTTAGATAAATCGGCATTTTCGCTAAACATTCCTGTGCCTTGTATTCTATCAATATTAAGTTTCATGAACAAAGATTCTATTTTTCTTTTAAGTTCTCTAACACCTGCTTCAAATGTATAATGTTCAATAATGTATTCTAATTCAGCATCATCGAACAAAACGCTGCCGTATTCAATACCAATACTTTCTGATATTTCTTTTAATAAGAAATTTTTAGCAATTATTAATTTATTTTGCAAGCTATATTGTGCAACTTCTATTTTTTGCATTCTATCGAGTAAAATTTTGTCAACTTTAGTGATATCGTTAAAAGAGAAAACAAACAATACTTTATTTAGCGGGAAAGTTACTTCTTGGAAAAATTTATCATTAAATGCGTCATTAGTATTAACATCTGTTGCATGTATTAAAATATTAAATATTTCATTGATACCATGTTTGCTGCATGCTTTATCTAATTCGTCGAAGTACATGATACATCTTCCTTTACCAGCTTCAATCATTTTTTTAACAATTAAACCAGGTTGTGCTGCACTATATGTATATGAATGACCGTTTAATACACAACCGTCTTCAACCCCTCCCAAATTGATTGTAACACATGGAATTCCGAGCGCTTTACCTAAACTTTTAGCAATTAATGTTTTACCGACACCAGGTGATCCGAGTAAACCAATTGAATTTCCAGAAGCATTTGGATTAGATATCCATTTTCCGATAATTTCTTGCATTTTTGATTTGCATTCATCGTGACCGAAGACTGTTTCATCTAATACTTTTTTACAATTTGATAAATATTCTCTAGCTTTAGTAATATCCTTGCTTAATGATCCAAATACATCATCTTCATTTACTCCCCATGGGTAGTTTAATAAAGTTGTAACATACAAGTTTTGTTTATAAAATTCACTGCTACCAGATTTCATTTCTTCTATCTTCTCGAACAATATTTTTTTGATATTATCGGGCATATTTTTTGCGGCTTGTACTTGTTTTCTGAGGTCAATATCGTTGACAGATATGCTTTTTAATTTTTCAAGTTCTGCTTTTAATATTATACTTGATTTTTTTAATTTAGATTGTGAAACAAAGTTAAGATTTCTGTGTATAATTTCTGATACTAATTCTGCGCCATATTTTCTATCCTTTGTCATACCGAACAAAAATCCTGCGTGTGTGATAGAACTATCAGGGCCAAGTAGTAATAGTTTAATAGTTGAAAATATACTGCTCAAATTAGTTTGGATATCTTTGCTAAATTCCTTTACAACATTTGAGAATTGCATATTTGCTAATTTTGAATATTTTGCATAATCGCTTTCTATTTTTTTAATAAATGATTCTTTATCAAGCGAAAGTAATTCTCCGACTGTTAAAGAATAGATGTATATTGTTTTGAATTTTGCATGTATATATTTAAGATCGTTTGCTATTTTTTCAAAATCTTTCTTTTTGTCGTAAATATACCCTCTGCAAATTTGAGATGTTCTGATTGTTGTATTGATTGGATCATATACGAAATATCCTTTGAAAACGTATCTATCTTTTGTTGTTGGAAATACAACATGTAATTCCGCATAATTATCTATTAATACATCATATTCTGTTGGAACGTCCTTACATTTCATCATAAATTTGCATTTTGTTGCATTTGTTTCCTTTTTATAAGACAAAGGAATAAACACGCGATTATATAAATCGAATAAATCTGCAAAGTCGCATTTAAATGAATCGTCATTAGATTCGTCAAATTTAAATTGTTTGGTTTGGAATATTTTTCTGAAATTGTGACCGATGATTAGATCAAATGCGTCATCAAGAGTGCTAAATCCTACTTTTTCACTAATTTCTAGTAGAACTTTTTTAACAGCATCAAAGTCATTAAAGTACAAGTTATCAAATTGTTTAATACCGTAAATTCTCCACATATCAACCAATTCTAAATGTTCGTTGCTGAACTCTGTACCATTTTTCATGCCAAATATAGTAGATAATAATCCGGCATTATTTGATGTTTTATTACTATCTAGTTTTGAATCAGAAGCCTCAACCATATCTGCATCTATTTTTGTCATCTCCATCAGTTTTCCTGATCTATTATTGAATATATCATTCATTGTGCGAATTAATTTATTTAACTTATCTAGTTGTGTTTTAAATTCTGCACTCGGTATCACTCCAAATACGTGTTGTTTTGTTATGTGATCACATAAATTTAGGATATGCTTCGAGTATCTATTATATTCAGCTCTCAAGAAGCTGCTCATCAAATCCGCAACAGTTGTATCAGTCATTATTATACCATATGAAAAAAAAACAAATTCATAATGTTTTAATAATAGTTGAATAGCCAGGTCATGCGATTTTTTTGTGACGAATTAAACTATATATAAAAATAATTAATCATATATAATATAGTAATTATTGAGTGTGTTTCTTTTTGAAAAATTAAATTATAATATTATAATATAAGTGAATATGTCTAAGAAATCAGCCCAAAAGAAAACTGCTGCTCCATCAACTACTGCCCAAGAAACTGTCGCAGTTCAAGCCCCTGTTGCCACTACACCAGCTGTAGTTGCTACCCCAGCCGCTACACCAGCAGCTGCTGCTCCAGCCAAAAAGGCTAAAGCCCCAAAAGCTGCCAAACAAGCTGCTGCTACTGAAGCACCAGCTGTAGTTGCAGCAGCCACCCCAGTAGCTACTGAAGCTGCTCCAGCAAAAGCTAAGAAAGCTACTAAACCAAGAGCTGCAAAGAAAGCTGCCCCAGTTGCTGAACAAGCCGCTGCCCCAGCCGAAGGTGATAACGAACCAGAAGCTCAAATTGGTGGTAAGAGAGTAAGATATTTCAAATGCAAATTCAGAAATAACATCCATGGTAGATTCTGTGGTCACAAACCAAAACAAGCTGCCAACAAAGCTTTGACTGCAATCATCAAATTATTGAAAGCTCAAAACGAAGCAACTGAAGGTCAAAAATTCGAATTTGTCATCAGCGAATGCACTCGTAACAGCAAACACAAGGAATATCTTTACACTGGTGAACGTGTTGAATTAACTAAGCCAATGGAAGTAAACATCAAGACCGGTGATGCTGTCAAGACCATTACTTACAGATTCAGCAATGTTGTCCAAAAATTGCAAAGAAAGCCAGCTGTTGAACAAGCTGCAGCTCCAGTTGTTGCTGAACAAGTCGTTGCACCAGTTGTTGCTGAACAAGCAGCTGCTCCAGCAGTTGTAACAGTTACAAAGAAAGTAGCTGCAAAGAAGCCATCAAAGAAGGCAGCAACCACAACCCAAGCCTAAATTATTTAGACTAGGTTATTAATTTTTAAACTAAATATAATTTTGTAAATTTACAAAATTATAATATGAGATTTCTAATACATAAAAAAATATATGCTATTAGTATAAATATAAATGTTGAACACTGGAAAAAAAAACAGTGATAATTACCATGATATTGAAAATGGTGAACAAAAAATATTAAGTGAAATGATTAACACTGTTAATAATGCAAAATCGCAAAATGGAAAACCAAAACAGGAGGTTAACAAAATAGCAAATATTGGTTTAATTAAACAGCCAAACAATAAAGATTTAATTTTAGTATCATTTGAAAAGCAAAATCACAAATTTTCATTTTATGGAAATAATAATACATTACTTGGATATTTTACAATACAACAATTAATAAAATTTTTGGGTAATAGATGGGATGAAAATTTTATGAAACATGTCGACACTAGTATTTCTGATGAAATTATTAAAACATTTATTGGATCAGCAGATATTAATGAAGCTCAGATTGTTAATATTAAATTATTGTCACATTTACAATCTCCATTTATGGGAAATATAGAAATGTTAATGAAGGTGAATAATGCACTACAGATTTTTGAATCTAAAATATTAAATACAGAATTAAATGAAGTTAAAAGTATAAAAATACAAGAAAAAATTAAATTAACTATTAAGCAATTCATTTATATGATGTTGAATCAAAGCTTAAAAGTTATTGCAGCAATAAGTGAGGAAATTAAGAATGATAAAAGTAGAGACCATCTAAAAGAGATATTATTAAAATACAGTGTTGGTATAACATACCGTTTGAGTAATTTTATTAGAGATCAGCTGGATACACAAATGACACAATATAATAATTTAAATGAAAATATAACTAAAATATACAATATCAGAAGAACAATGTCAGATAAATTAGATAAATTAACAAATGTTGTCGAAACACAAAATGAAAGAATTGATATGGTCAATATTAAACTTTCAGAAACAGTCTCTGATAATTCATCAAGTGCATCGAAAGTAAGATCATCATCTTATAAATCTGCAAATACAGATAACTCGGCTAGAACATCAACAAATAATTCATCTATAACTGCTTCAATTAATTCATCTGCAACTGCTTCAACTAATAATTCATCCATAAGAACATCAACTAATAATTCATCTCATAAAAGTGCAACTAATTCAACTGGTGGATCTAAAAATTCGTCAGAATCAAAAGAATTTAGCATAACATCATTCTTAGATAATTCGAGCGACTCGAGCGAAAATGGTTATAATTCTGATACAGATCAAAGCGGAAGTTCGAGTGAAATAGATTACTTATCAGAAAATAAATCATACACTGCTTCTGACTTAAGTGCGATATATAATATATAATAAATAAATTATCTACGTAAATAATAATGACAAAGTTATCAGAAACTGCAAAGTACGATTTGAAAATGGTAAATAATATTAATAAAAAAAGAATAACCCAATATGCGAAAGTTTTAAAGGCGCTTGATAAAATAGAAGATTCAGTTAAATTAAAATTATCTATAAACATGGAAATAACAACTGAATTAAAAAAAATACTTTCTGAATCTTTAGAAAGTTACAACACAATAACAAATAATTTTACATCAGTTTAATTTATTAATTATAATAATATAATCAATAATTATAAGTCCAATGCCTCGGATAAATAAAGATGCGACCGAATTTTTTCCTGATATTTGGGTAGGAAATGTAAGATCTGCATTAAGCAAACAATTTATTTCAGAAATGTCAATAAAATACATAATAAATTTAACAGCTGATGCGACCCATATATTTAATACTATTGAATATATGTCATATCCTGTACATGGTGACGATATTTGTTTTACGAATCTTGATGAAATATTTGATAAATGTTCATTATTTATTCATACCGCACAAAAAAATAAGAAGGGTATACTAATTTTTTCAAAAGAATCATACCATATTAGTGCAACATTTTTAGCAGCTTTTATGATAAAATATATTAATATGACATATTTAGAAGCAATTGTTTATATTAATGGTGTTAGACGAAATACATTTGAAAAGAATACATGTCTATTAAATTCGTTACTAAATTATTACTTGAAAGAAAAATAATAATATCAAAATAAAATTATGGGATAAATAAATTATTCGCTGAGTTCATCACTATCGAGATAATCATCACTTGATGTAAAGTCTTGATTATTTGTTTCTTGATCTCTGAACGAATCTTCTTGATATCCTCTATCAAATTCTGCAGAAAATTCTTTTTGATACCTATCAAAGTTATCAAAATCAATTTGTTTCTGCCTTTCTTCTTCTTCTGGTGAAAGTTCTTCAGTTGTGTTAATACTTTCTTCAGGTTGTGGTTTTTCTGGGAAAAATTCATCATAATAATAATCGACAGTTCCCTCATATGACCATAGATGTTGTTTATTTTCTAAGATTGTTTGATCGGGTGGATTTATTAAATCTTTTTCGAATATTTTGGTTTCTGAATCTTGATTTGTTCTATAAGCAAACCCATAAGGGAGTCCAGATTGTTTGTTATCGAAAGATGGTTTGTCAATACCATTATCTCCCCATACCGGCACTACTTCAGATGCTGTTTCCGGAATAGATAATATACTTGCACAATACCTTAGGTTAGGATTGTAAGTAAAATTTGACGCGTGAAGCGCTGCTCGTGTTTGAGCATAATTGCATTGAGGTACTAGTGGTGCTAGAGGGGCGCTCATTTTCGTTAAAATATCTAGTATTTAATTAGATTGTTTAGTATAATCACTTATTATTATTACCGTTATAATTCATTAAATTGATATTTCAATTTTTTTACTGTTTTTCAACCTTCTTTTTCATTATATCAGCGATAGATGTACCTGATCCAGACTCCCCGGTTTCATTAAGTGTAATAATATTATCTGATATATCATTACCGAGTATATCAATTTTGGAGTTTATTGATACTCCCATCATTGATTGATATAATTTGTCACACAATTCATTTATTTCATCTAAGCGTTCCTTGTACAACACTTCATTTTTGGTAATATCACCGTTTTCTGGATTTTTGCATGCTTCAATATCCACTTCCATTATCCATTCAAGTGTTTCATCTATTTTTTGATCTAATGATTTAATTTGTTTTTCGTGTAAAGAAAATAGATTATTAATTATACTACTTTTAATAGCATAACATAACTGTGATAATTCATCCTTTGAAGATTTTATATTTTGTAATATTTGATTGTATTCGAATATTTCTTGATTATTATTTTGGTATTTTTCTAGTACCTTATTACATTCGTTATTAAGATCATCTATTTTCATTTTATAATCAATCTTTGTTGGTTTTTGTCTGATATTAACCCATAATAATGTATCGTCGACAAAATCTCTTAAGTTTTGTTTATCTTCGTCAAGTAATTTTAATGCATCACTGCTGATTATATCAAAGACTGAATAACATAATTCCGTGAGTGAATTTTTCATTTGTTTTAATTCTGCCAATTCATTTTCTCCCAATTGGTCAATACCAAATTCTTCATTTTCTATTTTTTCAAAATCTACTTTCACATTGTCATCATCCTCTTCATTACCATATACTGTAGTCGAATTATTATTACCAACATTATTTGCTTTTACTATGTCATCGCTTACATTACCCTTAAGAATCATCATACCATATCTCTTTTTTAATCTTTTAATTATATTTTTCATTTCGTCTTCCTGATGTTCGAAATATTTTTTTTCAGTTAACCATTCTATTACTTTATCAATATCATCTCCAATCATTTTCTTATCTTTATCACTTAATTTGAATTCATTATTTGCAATATTAACTTTTATGTTACTACATAAGTCGTCTACTTCATAGTAAAATTGTTTCTTTTGTCTTTCTACCTTATCTTTCAATTCAAAACTTTTAGCTTCATTTAATAATTTCTTAATTTCATCTTGCTTAAGTCTACCCTTATTGCCAGTAATTGTGATAGAATTTTTATTATGATTCTTAAGATCCTCTGCGGATACAGTAATAATACCATTAATGTCTACTGAAAATTTAACTTGTATTTCTGGAACACCTCTTGGTGCCTTATTAATACCTTTTAATTCAAATTCTCCCACGAAAAAATTATCTTTAGTCATTTTTCTTTCTCCTTCATAGATTTTAATATTGACAGAATCGACGTAATCAGTATCTGTTGTATATAATTTCTTTTTGCTTACAGGAATAACAGTATTTCTTGGAATTAGTGTACTCATTACGCCCCCAATAGTATCAACACCCAAAGATAATGGAATAATATCTAATAATGTAATTGATTCAGAAAATGGATCTTCTTTGTGTGATAAAATATATCCTTGTATTGCCGCACCAGCAGATACTACTTCGTCAGGATTGACTGTACAATTTGGTTCCTTACCGAAGAAATTTTTAATATTTTCTCTAATTGTTGGCATACGTGTCATTCCACCTACTAATATAATTTCATCGATTTGATTTTTGGTCATATCACATGATTTTAAAACATCTTCTAATGGTTTGATACACAGAATTAATAAATCTTTACATATTTCAACAAATTTATCGCGAGTTATTGTGATAAACAAATCTTTATCCTCATAAAACTCTCTAACGGCAATGTTGCATTTATTTGTAGTTGATAATATCTTTTTAGCATTTTCACATGATTTTTTTAATTTTTGTAAGGATAGCAAACTTTGTTTTGTTAATTCTTTAATATTATATTTCTTTTTGAATTGTGATATACAATATCTTATTAATCTATTATCAAAATCAACACCTCCCAAATGTGTATTACCTGACGAAGCTAATACCTCAAATATACCATCGCTAATTGTTAATAAAGTAGTATCAAGTGTACCGCCACCAAAATCATAAACAACCACATTAATATCTTTGGCTTCTTTATTTATTTTTTTATGCAATGACATATTCATTAGACCGTATGCTAAGGCCGCTGCAGTAGGCTCATTTATAATTCTTACACACTCTAAACCAGAAATTGATGCTGCATCTTTAGTTGCTTGACGTTGAGCATCATTAAAATAGGCTGGTACTGTAATTACTGCTTTTGTGATTTCTTGCTTCAAATAATCAGTGGCCATATTTTTTAATTTTGTTAATATCATTGCTGATATTTCTTCAGGTGTAAACTTTTTTTGATTATGTATATCTGAAGCAAGCAATATATTATTTTCTTTATCACCTTCCAATTTATATGTAAATAGTTCTAAATCGTTTGTAACAGAAACATCATCTATTTTTCTTCCAATTAGTCGCTTGACTTCATAAAATACATTTTCAGGATTTAGTTCTTTTTGATTTTTAGCATCTTGTCCAATATATCTTGTTTTATTTGTAAATGCTACAATACTTGGTATTGTTCTATTACCAAATTCGTCTGGAATAATTTCTAAATTTTTATTTCTCCAAATTGAAACACAACTGTTTGTTGTACCTAAATCTATACCAACTATAGGCTCTATGTCATTTTTATTTTCTGTATTTTCTTCAGAACTTTCATCATCTGTATCATCATCACTTGGATTATTATCTATATCTTCTTTTTTTATACTTTTTACTGAATTAAAGTATGCATCAATAATTGACTCTTGATGATTGTTATTTTCTTCATCAATACTTATTTCTGTTGTCATTTATATATCCAGACAAATATTTTAGTATCAATTGACCGATGCCCAATTTTCAAATATATAAATAAGTTATTTATATATTTTGATCAAGCTATATCTTTTATATAATTAATTTAATCTCTGAAATTAGTCGCTGGAACTTTTTGTTTTCTATTAATTTTAATAGTTTTAATTTCAGAGTCAACATCGAAAACGTTTAAATTAGTATTATCTCCAATGATTCCCTTTTCTGCATATGTTTCATCAAGTCTGTAACATATTTTTTCAATGTTGCCGATCATATCTTTCAAGTCGCATGTTAAAATGTTAATTTTGTCCTTAATAATACGTTTTTCCAATAATTTTTTGTCTCTTAGATTAATAAATTTCAGTCTATTTGCTAAATCTCCATATACATTACATAAATCATTCCATAAAATATCAACTTCGTTTGTATTGATACTCATTATATTAATATGTTCTATAATTAATGAAAGAAGATTTCTATATTAGGAGTGATAAAAATACCAACTATATTATTTTTTCTTTTGTCTTTGCTTATATTTGTCACGAACATCATCATTTATATTAGTATCTATGTTATCTGATGTCTTTTTGGGTCTAGATTTAATGGTAACTCTTTTTCTGGTTTTCTTGTCTGAACTATCATCTGAACAGGAATCCTCATTTGTTTCAGGTTCTGGTGTGACCTCTTTTTGTTCGGCCTTTAATTCTGCTTCTGCTTGTTTAACAACATTGTCATAATCATCACCCAATTCGTCTCTTAATTGCTTTTCCATATCATTTGCAACATCCACCTTATCTCCCTCTTTTTCTTCTTCTTCCAATTGTTTAATTTCGTCATTAGAAAATATACCTGTTGACATTAAGGAATCAATTATATCATCAACTCGTTTCTTATCTTTTTCAAGTTTAAATTGTTCTTTTTTGTAATAAGATATTTGATCTTTCTTTAATGTTTCAAAATCAGCTGGGTCATATTTTATTCTAAATTTGTATTTATTATTATATTCGAATTTTTCTAAATTTTTTGCTTCTTCCGATGCAGAATACATAATTTTTAATTCGTTGTTGTGTTTATTAAGTATATCAACAAGAGCTTTGAAATTATCCATTGTTTCGACAGTATCTTTTTTTGTATATTTGTGAACTATTAGATCTTCTTTTTTATTGAAACTTTTAATATATTTTTGACCAGTGTCATCTAATTGACCTTTTGTTAAAATAACCTTATATGGTTGATTGGTACGTGTAGACCAATGTTCTTGTCTTTTTGCATCAAACTCTGATACTAATTTATTTGCTTTATCCTCAAAATCTTTTTGATTATCTCTTTCGATCTTAATAGGTTTGATAACTGATTCTTTTATTCTATCTTCGCTAATCAATTTATCGATGTCATTTATTTTTTCCAATTGCTTCATTTGTTGAAGTTGCTTAAGCTTCATCATTTGTTGATACATATTCATCATCTGCGCTTTTTGCATATTTTGCATCTGTTGCATTTGTTGCGAATTATAGTTAATAGAATTCTGAAATCGCGGGTTATTTCTTAATAAGGGATTATTTTGAAATGGTACATTTGATTTTTGAAAATTTTGATATCCGGACAATAAATTATTGTTGAATTGATTTGGATATTGACTCATACTATAATTACATATCGACAAAAATAACAGATTTTAAACCAACATTCTATATACTAAAATAGTATATAAAGTTACCGAATGTATTATACATATATTTATGAACTTGTATGAAATTTTAGAAGTTAATAAAAATTGTACAACGGATGACATTAAGCAGTCTTATAAAAGATTAGTACTAAAATATCATCCGGATAAAAATTTGTCAAATATTGAAGAGGTTACAAAAAAGTTCACTGAAATACAAAAAGCATATGAGATATTGAAGGATCCTATTCAAAGGAAAAAATATGATGGAATGTCTGAGGAAGAACAAATGGAATTATACGATACATTCAAACAATATTTTGAAACAAAAATTCCAAAATTTAATGACTATTATAAACACATTGTCAATGCATTTTATGATGATGAAAATGAATTAAAAAAAGATTTCAATACATTTAATTTTGAAACTATTATAAATAAAATAACTTCACGTCTGCCAAACATTATGAATAAAATAGATTTTCCAGAAAAAAAAGAAATTGATCTAAATATTCATGGTCGTATATCTGCGAAATTAGTTGATAGATATTTGGATAGAGTGTCAAGAATAAAAGTTGTAAGAAAAACAAAGCAAACTGAATATTTCATAATTCCCCTCAGAGAGTCATCTATTACGATAGATGGGGAGGGAGAAACAAATGGTAGTACTCATGGAAATATTACAGTAAACGTAGAGATTAAAAAAGATATTAATTTCGAACAACTGAATAATGATTTATATTACACTAAATATATTACTTTGTATGATTATCTTTATGGATGTGATATTAATTTAGAGCATATTGATGGGGAACAATTGTCAGTTAAATTTTCTGGGACAATTAATGGAGTTTCGTTGTTAACAATACAAAATAAAGGTTTACCTTATTTATTAAACGAAGAAGAGAAAAGGGGAAATCTCTTAATAATGGTTAAACCACTTGATATTGACTCGGACGAAATTAAAGATAAAATTAAAAATATATATTCGTAAATTATAATGGTTGAATTTAATAAATATTCAAAAAAATGTACAGACTATATTACTAATAACATTGCAAATATTGTAACTGTAGATATAGATAATAGTTTTTTGAGTAATAAAATTATAAAAGAGATGCGTAATATAATTTCTAATGTTAGCAAAGTTACACAATATAATACTAAAACAGTACATATTGAAAAATTAAGTGATAGTGATAAACCAATTATTTATTTGATATTTATTGAATTGCATAAAGAAAATACTTTGATTAAAATTTTTGATTCTAAAATTAAAACATACCCGGATGTATCTGATTTCAATGCTTTTGTAAAATGGTATAGACAGCATCATCATCTTTTGAAAATAGATAATTTATTTAAATTATGTACAACATCAAAAAACAAAACTTTAATCGATTTATATTCAAAACTTTATAATATAAATAATGAGCGTAGTGATCTTCATGAAGCCCTATATAAAAATCCATTTGTGTCATTAGATATCCAGCATTATACCGAGTCAATTAATATGACAAAATTTATTTTTAAATCTGATAATGGAATTAAAGTTATTGTATATAGTCCTTTTGATTCTCCAAACGTTGATATCAATAAGATTTTTTCTATAATTAATGCGGTCAAAATTATTTCTGATTACTCATACAAACTGAAGAAAGAGGATCCCAAAGAAAGTTATCCTGAAATTGTTTTATTTACTGGAAAGCAAAGAAAAGCATTTTCAATTTATGATGATTATTTGTGTGCAGATAATATTAATTCTGGTTCGACGACAATTGGAAAATCCATTGCAATATGGCGCAGAGAGGAAATGTATAAGGTATTAATACATGAACTTATTCATTTTTACGAGTTTGATTTTCATTTTCATGATGAAGATTATCCTATTATAGAAACAACGATAAGTGGCATTTTCAATATTATTGGAATCGATAGATCAAATGAATCTTACACGGAAGGTCTTGCAAATATTATTCATATTTTATGGATTGCCGAATATACGGATGTGTCTAAACAACAGGGTTGTTCTGATGAAAATATTTTATCATTATTCAAAACGGAAATAACGTTCACATTATTCCAAATAGCAAAAATAATGAAATATTATAAAATTAACAATATTAATGAAATATTAAACGGCAATGGAAAAAAATCATTAAAGCAAACAACATCTGTTTTATCATATTTTGTAATTAAAGGGTTACTTATGTTTTCCATAAATGAATTTACTGATTTTTTAGATGAAACATTAATAATTGGCGATAAAATTAGTAAATATGCAAAACTTATAAAAAAAATATCAAATAAACAAATTTTTTATGATAATATCAATAAGATTATAGAAATTATAAATTTAGAAACAATAAATAAAAATTCGTTTATAGAAACGACACTGAGAATGACTTGTTTGCAAATTGATTAAATCTTTATTTTAAAATATCTTTTTTATCTACTGAATTATATTGTATGGGTGTAAGAAAACTCAATAAATTCCTTTCTGATAAACAGTTAATAAAGGAATATTCTAATTTAACACGATTCGTTAATAATAATAAAAAACATAACAAGCTACAAACAATAGTACTTGGAATTGATTTTTGGTTGTATGCACATAAATTCAGTTATTCTTATAAAAATATGTTGATAGGTTTTTGGAACCAAATAGTTAAATTGTTATCACATAGGATAATTCCGCTATATATATATGATGGACATGCTCCGGATGAAAAAAATAATATATTAAAGGCAAGACAAAAGAAGAAAGTAAATTTGGAAAATAAATTAAAAGCTGTATGCGATGAAATTTCAAATATTATGTCTCCAATAGAAACAGATGATACGATTAACGAACAAGATTCAACAGATATTGACCATTTAGATGATTTGACTAAACAAAAACGACAATTACAAAAATCAATAATACATATTAAGAAGGCTGATATTGATAATGTTAGAAACTTTTTTAGTTTATTAAATATTCCTTGTTTAGATGCAACAGGTGAAGCAGATTCACTTTGCGCTAAATTGTATAAGGATGGATATATAACAGCATGTTTATCCGACGATATGGATATGCTTGCATTGGGCTGTGGCAAAACTATTAAATTTTTTGAAGGTAAAGTTTATGAATATGATTTAGATCACATATTACATAATCTACAACTTACACATGAAGAATTTATTGAAATGTGTATATTATTTGGATGTGATTATATAAAACCAAACTTTAAACTTGAAATTGACGATTCATACGAGTTAATAAAGGAATATAGTTCAATAGATAAAATTGTGGAAAGTTGTGCACATCCCATCTTAAATAAAAATAATGATAAATGTAAAAATTTTGTATCCAATTACAAAAATGCAAAAACGATATTTCTCACATCGTGTTATAACGAAAATATACCGCATGATTTCCATCCAAGTATTGATAGCGAAATCAATCCAAAAATAGTTATTAAATATTTATTAGAGCATGGGCAAAAAAAATATATTGACGAAAATCTTAACAGGGTTTTTGATAGCATTGATTATATTAATAATCACATTAATAATATGATGTTGTATAATTCAAAAAACAAAATAGGTATTCATTAACTTGAATAAATATGTCATAAATTTAATTTTAAAATTAAATTTATTGATTTAACTGATTTAACTTAAGCAGTTGCTTGTGCTGCAGCAGCAGTTTCAGCTGCCTTTTTAGTTACTTGAGAAATATGGTATTGTAATGTAGAAAAGTTAAAACCATTCTTGTCCTTGTAATTAGTTGATTCATTTACAGAATCTTTAAGGCCGAAGATCTTCTTGAATTGGTCATCTGCTCTGAATACACGTCTGTCATCTTCATAGAAAAGATTACGTTTTTTGATTTCAGCATATAGCTTTCTGGTATATTCAGGCATTGACATTTCTACACCTGGTTTCTCATTAACTAATTTCAATAGATCAGCTGGAATTACACTTTTCTTTACAAAACCAGTTGGTTTATTGTCCTTCTTTTGCTTTCTGCTTTTAAGTGCGCGAGTGAGATCATGTCTATAAGTTGCTTCTAATTTATTAAGTTTATTTCTAAGTTCTTTATTCATTTTATTAGCTCTCTCAACCTCATCTTTCATTTCAGTGAGGGCAGCTAGAAAAGTTAATTCACTTTCTAATTCAGCTGTTACTAAATTTCTTTTCTTCTTTTGAGATCTATCTTCATCTTGAACAACAGCTACTTCCTCTGCAACAACTTGTGGAGCAACTTGAACAGCTTCAGTAACGTTAGTTACAACAACTGGAGTTTCAACTGGGTTGGATTTTTTTACAGAGCGTTTTACTACTTTAACTTGCTTATTATTAGTCATTATTTATTATAAGTAATCTATAGTTTTATTTCTTTATACCATTTAGACATTATACAGCTAATTTAAATTTATTTTGTAATAAATTTAGATCAAGTCCATGTGAATAAATAAATAAATAAATAGTAAATTAATCATAATCTTCAGCAATTTCTTCAACATCGGATTCCTCATCTTCGTCTTCCTCAACAACTTTAACTACTTTCGCAGTCTTTGTTGTTTTCTTTCCAGCAACTTTGACAGTTTTAGCTTTAATTTCCTTCTTCTTTTTAGCTTCAGTTGCGGACTCAGCAAGTTGATCAAGTTGTTCTTTAGTAAGAATGATATTTTCATCATTTGATTCAAATACTTTGACATTAACATTGACTTTCTTATCTGCTTCTTTATTCATGTTGAAAATTTCTTCTTCGATTGTATCTTTAATAATTATTCTGACTACCTTTACCGTTTTAGTTTGACCCATACGATGGGCTCTTCCTACTGCTTGACCTTCAGTATTCTTTCTGAATTCATAATCTCCGCTGACTGGATCTAATAGAATTACCTGACTAGCCTTTGTTAAATTAGTTCCGGATGCAGCACTTTCAGATGACAACATAATAACTTTAATTGTATCATCAGAGTTGAAGTGGCGAATAGCTTTGTCGCGTTGCCATACGTTACCACGGCAGAACACATTCTTAATTCCGTATTCGTCAAGTACAACACCTACCTTTCTCAATAGATCATCCCATTGTGAGAACAGAATCACATGTTCTTTGCAAGATTTGAGATAATAGATGAGATTTGCTAATTTGGTTCCAATAAGATTTATTAAAGCTGTTTTATCCTTAATTTCTTGAGTTTCTTCCGAACTCTTTTTCTTTCTTTCATAAGACATCATATAAATTTCTTTGTCTGATATTGGTTTTCTGCAATATGGGCATTGATGTTTTTGTGATGCAATAGTTTTGATACATTGATAGCAGAAGATGTGACCACATTTTGTCACACCAATATCTTCATCCTTAATATCAGATAGACAGATACCACATGTTTCTTCATCGTCATCTTCTTCGTCGCTTTCCTCATCACTATCTTCTTCGCCTTTCTTTTCTTCCTCCTCCTCTTTCTTAGCTACTGTTTTTCTAATTCTTTCGACAACATTCTTATAAAATTCGCATGTAGTTTTCTTACCATTATAATCTGTTTGCGTTTCTTTCAGACGAGTATTTAATTTATTAAGACCATCTATCATATTATCCATAGTAATTGACTTGTGTTTAATAAGTAGGTGACCAATCAAAGCCTTAATTGCACCTTGATTTTCATCACCTACAACGATAAGTTCTTTGTTTTTATCATCATCATCATCCTTATCGTCATCATCATCATCTGCTGCGTCAACTATATCATTCATATTCATTTCAAGATCTTCTGCTGCAAATTCTAAAACATCTTTGAACTGATTTTTAATTTCTTCTTCAGTTTCCATCTTTTCAAGTTTTACTCTGTATCCGAGTTGTTTTAAGAATCGTCTTTGTCGGCGTCTCTCATATTTTTTCATTCTCAGTTCTGTTATCTTAATTCTGTATTTTACATAATTTAGTTTCCTTTCTGCATCAATCATAGCAGTTTCATAGTGCTTCACCATCATCTTTTCAATATCTTCTAAAGTTTTACAATGTGACAAAGCATCTTTAGTTTCATCAGAAAGTTTAGGGTGGCAACACAGTTGTCTGAGGAAAGTACTAAATTTATCATTTTGTGGATTGGCTAGATATGCATTATACATCATACGCTCTGTTTGAGAGAATTTCAGCCAAATCACAGATTCTTCAAGCGGAGGCAATTGATATTCAGCAGTTACACTTTTCTTTGTATTTCTTCTGAAAAAGTTATTTGTTACATGTTGAACTATATTTTGATTTGTAAATATTTTTTGACCATATGTATTCGTATGACCTGTAACAAAGTCCACAATTTGGTGCAAACAATCAGAACTTTTTTGGAATGGAGTACCAGTTACAGCCCATTTATACATACTATTAAATAATGGTAGAAAATTTAACATATGTACATATTTTTGTACTGTAAAAATTTCATGAATTTCATCCACTGAAATTCTGTGCCAATGAATAGCATGTAGAATTGCTTCTGTTGTACTTAATAGTTTTGGATTATTTACAAGTTCAGTACCAAATTTATCTATTGCAGATTTAACACTGCTTGAATTAAATACAGTCGGAGCGGATTTGCAATATGTTTTCACAGTTGAAACATCTGCAAGTAATTTTCCTGTGTAACATTTATTTTCAAGAAAGTTAAATGAAACAATTACAAAATCAGCATCGAGTAGTTGTTGATATGTTACATTATCAAAATGAACCTTTGTAAGTAGCATAACTATTTTTAAATCATATTCGGGTTTAACCATCTTCTTTAATTCACGCTGCCATTGCCCGCACAATTGATTTGGACATATGATAAGAGTTGCTCTACTATGGAGACGTTTAGAATCCTTTCTAGTATAACTAATATCAGTTGCTTGATTCGAAAGTGACAATGATGTCATTTGAACAGTTTTACCTAGCCCAACTTCATCTATTAAACCTCCACCATGAAATTCTAATTTTCTTCTGTCATCACCAAGTGTAAATACTTGTCTGAATACATCATAATATACATCTCCTAAAACTATTTCATCATTAAGATTGAAAGAAATTGCTTTTCTATCTTTTTCAATTTGAACCATTTTAAGTACAGATCTTTTTTGATATGGATATAGTTCACATGCCAAAAAATCTGGATTAGGCATAATAGGATCAGTAATATCACCTGTTGTACTTGTTACCTTTTCTATTATTTTATCTACATTCGCTTTAATTAATGTGGTATCATTTGAATAGTTTACTGTGCCACCATTTTGAGCAGCTTTACTATATGAAACATGATATCTGCATAAACTGATTAGAAATTTATCATTTGGAATTGGCAATTTATTAACGACACATTTTTTTAATTCTTTGTGATTTATTCCAACCACGGTGTACTTTGCTAGGGTATTATTAACTGGCATAGTAAACATTAAAACTTGATAAAAATTTTTATCAAGATCCTCCGGAATTTTACATGAGCCTCCAAATTCATTAAACATTTTAACAGCCTCGTCTCCTACATATTGATTGTAATCCTCTGCAAATAAATTTTGCAAGCTTACAGTAATTGTTACTTTGTTATTAAAATTGTGATCACCATAATATTTGTCATATATTAACATCCATTGGTTATCAACCTCCATATTTAGTTATAATGTTATAATTTATACCATTTATTAAGTATTTTCTTAATAACATTATAATTCAACTTTTTTTACCCCCAAACATATATAATATTTTGACAGGTATTATATATATATCAAAAATCTGTAATGTGTATTAATACTTGGAATAATAATGTTTGTATGTCGCATCTTAATAATAAAAATATTAATACTAGATGCACACGCCAAGTTATTGAGAATGCTGACTTTTGTAAATACCATATTAGAACAAAAAAATATTTTCATACGTTACTTGATGATTTTCGTAATACCGATAAACAAGAAATCAAAACCATATTTTCACCTATCAATTACAAATTAGAAGCTAAATTAAATAATGCTATAAATAAACTTGATGAAAATTATACAAGTGGATTACTAGGCATATATGATTCATGGAAAGAAGTGCCGTCAATATATTGGATATATATGGACAATACATGGTGGGATATTAGATTACTTGTTTCTCATTTTTCTACACAATTATGTAATTCAGATATGGAAAATCCATCACCATCATTTCCATCAAATCCATATAATAGAAAAAACTTTTCACTAAATGATTTAAAAATATTCAAAGACAAAATAAAGAATTTAAATATAAAAATATATATCGGCCTTGCAATATTTTTAACTCATGTATTTGATGATTTCAAAACAATAAAAATTAACGAATGTGAAACATCACATAAGTTATCACTTGAAATCATAAATCTTTTGTCAAAATCACTGCGATTCAAATTAATAAATTACAAAAATTCTCAAGATTGTTACTGCGGAATATGGGTATATAATATGTATCCATTTAGCAATTTTGAATTACTGTATAAAAATTACAATGATCTTCCAATTCAACAATTACAAACAACTTTTTATGGAAACTTTTTGGTAAATAATCCTGTAAGATATCGATTCGAATTAATATTAAATACACTTCCAAAAGAAGAATATGATTTAACAAAAGATTTTCAAATAACGTTATAAGTTTACAACTATTTTTTTGTCATCAATATCATTATCTATAATTTCAATGTATTTTTCAGCTATTAATTTACCACTATCTATCATTTTAATAATGTCAGAACTGTTAGTTGTTGTTGCATCTTCAAATAATGGCTTGTAGTTTATAATATGCATATTTTTATTATTCCATGTTTTCATTTTATAAGATAAGTTACTTGCTAAACTATGCGCAAGTAACTTATGGTAATACTCTAATAAATTTGATCCTGTTTCTAATTTATTATTACCATTCATTAAATCTGTCAAATCATCAGTTGTTAAAACACACTTTATTGTGTCATCTTTAATCCTATCACGTTTACTTAAACAATTTTCGAATGGTATATGTTGTATAATACCATAATCAATATATTCATTGAATTTATGTTTATCATTTACACAGTTGCAAAATATTTTTCCGGTGCACATACATTTACTTGTGCAAATACATTCTGTTTTTAACCTTATTATTTTTTTGGGAGGAAATATTCCCCAACATGCAATAGCTGCCAGTATATATTCTTTGATAAGTGGATGATCTCCTCTTATTACTTCACAACTATTTTTGTCTACATTATAAACCAAACATTTAAATTTTACCAAATTAGAGCAATTTTTTGTTTCGAGTTTGTCTAGCGCCTGTTTTATATTTATCTGTGAATATAATCCTTTTTTAAAAATGCCATATATTAACCAAATTATTTTATATATGTATGTAAACATCGACCCAATAATTGGTATTTTTTTAATATATTTTTCTAAACCAAAAAATGAAACGCAAGGAATTAATGATTCTGAATTAACATTTGATAATTGTTTAATAATTTCATCGTGTTTTCCTAGTACTGAATAAAATCCAACTAAAGCTCCGAACGAAACACCATAAATTGACTCGATCCTATATTTTCTATTGAATTTATTACTATTCATGACAGTTTTTAAAAAATTAGCTTGATAGGAACACTTTGTCCCCCCTCCTGATAAATAAAATCTAATATTTCTCATATAATATGGCTTAGAAAATACTTAAAAAAGTTAGCCGATCATTATATATAATGACAGCTAAAATATATGAAAATGAGAATGATAATGATTTTGACATAGATGACTCATCTGAAGAATTTTCTGAATCTGAAAATGACGAGAAGCCTGTCCGTAATTTTGATCCTGTCAAATATTTTACAAATAAGGAGCTTTGTTATTATAAAATGATAGATAAATTCTTTAAAAAATGCACACTGGATCAAATTCATAAAATGATCGGCATTATTGATGGTAATTCTGAAATATCATTACGTGTTCTCGATTGGTTTGTTACTAGATATGCTAAAAAAAAGCTAGATTTTGATAGTGGTACTATTACAGAAGTCTTTGATGTACATATTTCTTATAAGGCGCAACTTAAGTCATATAAAAAAAGATATTTCGATCCTTTTAGAAGAAAGAAAAAATTCCACTATTGCTACGATTTATCAGATACAACAAAAACAATTAATACAACAATTGGACAAATGAATTTTTTCAGATGGGCGATTAGTAACAGAATTATTGAATTTGTTGAGAAAAATATTGCACAAGTAACAAAGGCGATGAATACTTCCAATAAAGAGGATAAAAAGAAGAAGGATAAAAAGAAAACTGACACATCTAAATCAGATGATGAATCATCAACTGTTTCATCACTTAAAAAAAGTGAGAAAAAAATAAATGTAAAGGGTAAATCGAGCAAGGCGGTTAATGTCAAAGCGACAAAAACAATAGAAAATGACGAAGTTCAAATTACACTAAATTTTGACTAAGATAAACATAATTATTTAATATTAATAAAATATAGTATTCTATTAATATATTTCATCATATGATACATAAATTAATTGATTATATAAGATATAATCCTGTTGACATACAATTAATGTGGTTAGTTATATTTATAACTATTGCTACATACTTGTACTATTTTTGTAAGTCGTTGACAGATTCATCCGCAACTAATAATTTTATAAATAAATTATAAAGTTTCAACTTGAACCTTTAGCGGTCCTTTCATTTTTAGTGCATTAAAATAATTACTATGTGATTCTTCAGATTCTTCTGTCTGTTTTTCTTCAGATATCTTATTTAATTCAGAAGTACTATTTTCGTCATCATCATTATTCTCTTCATTGTTATCACTTGAATTATTATCACATTCGCTTTCACTGACTCTGTTGCGATCTTGGTTATCTTTACTGTACAAAAAGTCGGTTTGTGTGTTTAGAAGTGCTTCATGCATATCATCTATACTTGGTTTCTTATTCTCTACTTCAACTTCACTATCGTTGTCATCAAATGAATAACAACTTAATTCAACAACTTCATTTGTAGGTTTTGATACTCTTAATTGATGTGGTTTAATATTTACACAAATGACGGAATCATTATTGATTATTATCGAAACTACTTCAATAATTGACTTGACATATGCACTGTTTACAAGTAAATTATCATAGTTATCACTTGCTACTAAATTTCTGTCATTGTCATATATTTTTGTTGTAAATGAATCATTATCAATTAATCTTAATCGTATTACACCATTTTCATATACTTCATCGTCATCACCTTCAATTGTGTTTACGATGGCTTTATAACTTATATTTTTTGCATTTATATTCCACTCTTTGAGCTTGGACTTTAATTTTGATACTATACACATATCTAGTTTATTAAAGAAATCACAAACACTTTCTGTTGATTCATTATTCTTGCAAACTAACGGTAAAATTAATTCATTCTTGCCATTATATGTATCATTTAATAATAAAGATGGAATTTGAACAAGGAAGGGCATCAATTTATTATTTTGTTTATATTTTATTAGTCCAACTCTGCTTTCTGAGGATTGAGTATCAGATAATTGACCTAAATTTATATTGTCAAAATCTACTTCATTGTGTTTGAAAATTTTAATATTCATCTAACTACATTATGTGAATATATATTTTTATGTAAAGCAAACGATAAAAAAATGTTTTTTATACTAAATTAGTATTATATTTATTTTGTAGCTTTCTTAGCTGCGGCTGGCTTTGTTGCCTTGGCAGCTGCTTTAGCTGGCTTAACTGGTTCGGGTTCTGGTTCTGGAGTCGCTTCATCCTCTTCCTCTTCACCATCCTCGGCTTCACCATCCTCGGCTTCACCATCCTCTGCATCCTCAGCTTCTCCATCCTCAGCCTCAGCTTCACCATCTTCGGCTTCAGCATCACCTTCCTCGGCTTCAGCATCCTCTTCAGTTGCTTCATCTTCTCCAGCATCTTGAGTGGTTGCTTCGTCACCTCCTTCAGTTGCGAAAGCATAAGTTTTGAATTCATTACGAACAGAAGCGCCAGATGGTCTATCAACGATTTCCATTTGCATGGCTTTCATTGTGCAACCATATTTTCTGACATCAGCATCAGCAGCTTTTGCAGCCCATGCTTTGTTCATCATGATTACGAATTGAGATGTGCAGTTCCATTGGAAGTGTTCAGTCAAGTCAGTAACTGTCTTGACATCAACACATTCTGGAACACCATTTTCTCTAACGAATACTGGTGTTACTACATTTCCTTCAGGGAAAGTAGTATCAAGTTTAAGTTTGCAGTATTTGAAACGAGGTTTGTTTGATTTAACCTTAGATTGATCGTCATCTTCGTCATCTTGTGGTTCTCTGACAAGAGGAACATAAACCCATCGTTGCTTCTTCTTTAGTGGAGGAAGAGAACATTCATCAATTTTACCTCCTTCAGAGAGTGCTTGAAATTGGGCATCAATTGATTCAAGCATAGTAAATAGTTCTACACATGCTGGTTGAGATGGATCATATGGAATTTTGATGTATCCACGATCCTTATCAGATTTACGATATTTATTTGGTTTACCATCTTTATCAGTTAGTGATGGAATACCATATTGGGTAAATTTAATTCCTTGAGTGGTAAAGATAAAGTTCTTTGCTCCTGATTCATAGTTGTATCTTGGGTATGCTATTGATTGTCCTGCACTTCTTTCATTGTCGTTATCGAATGCGGTAACTGTAAACTTGTCTGTGTTGAAACTTGAACACTTGATTGCGCTGGCCTTTGCTTCTTTCTTGGCTACTTTCTTTTGGGTTGGTTTTTGGGTTGACATAATAATATGATCTAACCTATAATATACTGTTTTTGTTTAAATAGTTTTAAATTCAATTTTTTCTTATATTTCAAACGCATTATTAAAAAAATTGATATTCTTATATTATATGTTAAATCATCATATATTGGCTTAATATAGCTAATATGAGCGCTTTTACTGATATTGGCGCGGATTTATCCTTTAATGACGGCTTATTCGAGTTTGATAGCTCGGATATCGTTGTAACCACCCCCGAAATAGCCGGAAATTTATATACAAAAAAATATGATGATACTACTACTGAATATTATAGAGTTTTACGAACAACCAAATTAGATCCGTTTTTTAATATAAATCTCCAAGATGATAAAAGCTTTAAATTTTACCAACAATGGGATCCATATACTGGAGATCGTATTAAAGATGATCCATATGGTCCACTAGTATTTTGCCCCGACGGACTTATCAAATATTTCTATTCAAATAGATTGAATAATTTATGGGTCGATGAATCAGATGAAGCAGATGGATTTTTCGAAGGACGGTATGATATGGCAGTCGGGACAGGGAAAACAATATCTATTATTGGTAGAGGTGATTGCCCTGATAAATATTTATTCAGAATACCAATACAAGACTGTTATTTGACAAACGAACACAAACAAGTATTCATTACAATGGGACCAATGCTTACTGATGCAGAAATAACCGAAATAGATAGATTAGCAAATTTAAATGAAAATAACTATTTTCAACAGTTTGGTAAAAAAAGACCATCATTACAATTAATAAAACAATATTATGATCAAGCAATCGATAAAACAATTGGAGAAATAGCAAACCGTAAAGCCGTTGATAAACTTAGAAAACTTTAATTTTTTCCAAATTTATATTTCTATCGCTAAATCATCAGCCAAATCAGTATATCTTTGAACATCATAACAAAACTCAGATTTTTTATTAATATCTGATAATGAACCAATAATTCTTTTATCACTCATTGCAATATCAAATTTCGATTTAAATTCTTTATTTATTAAAAATTGTTCATATTTATCTTCTTTTGATTCTTTATCATTCTTATCAAACATACTAATACTTTTTTTAACACCATCAGATAATTTCATTATATTATTATTAATAAATTTATTTGTTGTTACATTTACTTGGAGCATTTGTAATTTTATTCCATATGTCAGAGAATCTTTTGAAACCCATAATTTCTCAAAATATATGATAAATCTTGAATCCATATTTTGTTTCATAAATTCACTAAAAATATTTATATCTGCATTATCTATATTTATTGATATATTATTCTTTTGAATAAATAGACCAGTTTCGATTTTATCTGTTTTTAGCTTGTTTTCATAAATATGTCTAAATTTCAAACAAATAGATTTTTCAGTTTCATCATTATCTTCATTTTGTGACTTCATTAAGGAATTGTATTTAAAATCCTTATTTGTAATTTTTAATTTTTTCATAATGTTCTCACGGACTTGTTCGCTAGACATATATTCATCTAATTTCATAATTGCATTTTTTAAACTATTAAGTCCTTGGTCATTGTTACCAACTGGAAAAACTATTTTAATTATCGGATCTGCTTTATACTTACTGTCATTTACATATTTAATATTGGTTGGAAATCTCGAGAATAATTTTAGCCAATTAGTTTCGATGCAAAATGGTAATTTACTATCATCTTGTTTGTAAGACACGTCATATCGAGCTCTTTTGTCAACAGCATAAGGTTTGTCAAAGTTTATAAACAAATTACCTATTTCGAAATTCTCATCTTTAATAATAAGTATGTTGTTCATTATTATAATAATCATTATAATAATGGGTTCAAGATCTATGATATAAAATATCAATTTTTTATAAATAATCAAAAAAAATCATCATGCACAGATGATTTTTCATTTCCACTTTTTATGGGATCAATATTTAATGTAACATTACAAGTAGCGAGACCTACTTTAATTACAGAAGCAATCATAATTTTTAAAGATAAACTATTTATGTCACTGTATATATTTATTTTAACTGGTTTTTTAAATTTTACATGTGTAAGGAATCTGTCCATTTTATAACTTAGTACGAATATTTACATGCTTAGCACATAAATATTAAATTAATCAAATTTTAAAGTTGTATAAATAAATTACATAGGAATGAACATGTTGTCTTCTTCCTTGCTGATAATATCTTTGATTACATTATCTGTATTAATATCATTGTAAGTCTTGAGATATTTCTGACCAACATCCTCAGTGAATTCAGACTTTTCTAACATATCTGTATCTAATATGACATCACACATACCAGTACCACCTTTGATTACTAGACCAGCCATAATTCTTGAGGATATACCTTTCATGTGATCAACTTCACCAAATACCGCAGCATTGATTAGTTGATCGACAGTCTTTTCGAATGATGCTCGTGATAATGGACCAACATCGGACTTGTTCATACCATGTCTGTCAATGGATGTTAAGAATCCGTTATTTGTCATCAAGTCTACAAGCAATGATAAGTGATTGTAGTTTACAGCACTTCCTGCACGTTCATATGCCAAGGAAATTTCTCTACATAATGTTGCTCTAGCTGCTTCAACACCGAATGTTTCGTACATTGCTACTATATCATTACATACTGTCTTGTAAATATCAATACCGTTAATATATCTAATATCATACAAGTTAACACCAACAGTGTAAATTACGAACTGTGTTTTCTTTTCAATATCATGATTTGGACCATCCATGACTAATGCACGCTCCTCAGCAATAGCACCAATGTTTGTAATCGATGGAATACCTTTCAATTTGAATCTTTCTATGATGTAATCAATAAAGTCATTCATAATTGCAAAGTCAAATTCTGTCATATCGAATCTAATATGTAATACTGGTTGTTTATCATTATCTGTGTTACTTAGTACTGCACATTGTGTAACTTTTTCTAATACATATTTTTCTTCCTTTCTCACAGACTTCATATCTAGGAATCTCTTTTCCCACATATTACAGAATTTACTTTTGATATCAAGAAGGGTTACTTCCTTTTCCAACATCTTTTCGCGATCAAGTTCAATTCTCATCAACCATGAAAGTGAGTTAATATCTGCTTGACAACTATTTCTTGTTGCATTGTGGCTGTAGTATACATTCTTGACATTATCTTGTTCCATAAATCCTCCGGCTCTCTTTGGATTTGGATCATAATATACTGTAAGTGATTTTCTCAAATGACCAAGTGTTGTATATTTAATATGTGATGCAATTTTATGTGCCATATCTTTATTTGCCATATGTTCTTTGGTCAAGTATGTAACCATTTGAGGTGTCTTCAGATTCTTTGTTAAACTGATTAATTCCTTAATTCTTGGCACACCCTGTGTAGTTGTACTCATAGCTGCAATACCTGAGTGGTGGAAAGCGTTAAGTGTCATTTGTGTAGTTGGTTCACCCATAGATTGTGCTCCGATCAATCCAACCATTTCACCAGGTTCTACGATATTTGAATTAAAGCTTGTAATGATTTCATCAATAACATTATCAAATTGTGCTTTACTAAATCCATATTCGATTAAACATCTTTTTGGAGATAAAGCATCATTAATTGAAATCTTGAGTGATGTCTTTGAGATTTGATCATCTTTGTATTTAACACTATTTACATCATCTCTTTTCGATTCTTTCATTGCGAATAGTTGAGTATTTCTGTTATGTAACACTTCTTCCAATTTCTTTAGAATATGGGATGGCTCTAATTTTTCACTAGATTTGAGTGATGTATCACCTCTAGTATTATCAATAATACGAGTCAAGTTAATTGGCAACATAAATACATTGCTCATTGTAATATAACTCATTTTTGTCTTAATTTGACTCATTCTAATAGTATCTCTCATTTCAATTAATTTCTTGATATATTCGTCATTTTCTTTTTCTGTAAATTTGTATGCTTTTAATTCTTCTTTGGTAAACTTATGTTTGTTAGCCATTTCATTATCACCCATTTCAATCATCTTGATGGCATATTCATATTGTTTTGTTGTATCAGCTCCACTATCACCATAGATGAACTGTAAGATAAGGTTTGAAGCTGTTCTTACTGTACCGTCATATTTAATCATAGCATCTTCTAATGATTTAACAAGCTTTCTTTGAATATAACCTGATTCTGCTGTCTTAATACACTGATCGACTAGACCTTCACGACCTGTCATATTGTGGTAGAAGAATTCAGGGAATGTCATACCTCTCAAGAATGAATTTTTGATCAAACCTCTTGATTCAGCTCTGTCATCATTTTGGAAAAAGTATGGTAGAGTACGTCCATTAAGTTTCTTAGGAATTAGTTTACCTTCGAAAGCTTGCAAGCCTACACAACCACCCATTTGACCCATATTTGTTGGACCACCCTTAGATCCTGACGAAATCATAATCTTGAAGTTATTTTCTGCTTTGAGATTGCTCATGATTAATTTACTGACATCATCACGAATTACGTTAAGTTCTGAGAATACGCGATTTTCGAATATATCAACATCCATCATATCAGGATTGTTTTCCATTTCTGTAATCATATGGTTTACTTTTTGTTCTTTAGTTTCGAACATTTTATAAATTTGCTTTTCTACATCCAATGGAATTCCTGCATCACCAATACCTACAGTGAAACCATTAAACAAGTTAAAGTTATTGATTAATCTTTGGGTGTTATCTAAGAAACTCTTTGATTCTTCAACACTGTATGCATCCCAGATTAATTGTGTAAGGTTATTCTTTTTACCTGAACCAAGAATATCTTTAGTTAAGTATCCTTCAGTTAGTTTACCATTCTTAATTGTAAGTGTTGGTTTACCTGCATCATCGAATCTTGATACGTTAATTTTTGGCGGTATGATTAATGAGAATAATTCATGACCTGTATATTCTTTATTTTTCTTGAATGATTTGAAATCATCAATTGATGTGTATGACATGATGTTCATTGCACTCTTCCAGTCAATTCTCATTGATGGTGCTGTTAAGTTGTATGCACCTAGTAAACCATCTTGCACAATACCAATAATGGTACGTGAAGTGGCTGGTGTAATAATTTGCCTTTTGACATCGGCTATTTCTTCTAATTCTATTTGTGTTTGAATACTTTGAGGGAGGAAAATGTTCCGTTTATACCAAACTCGTCTAAATATTTCCATTTAGAGTCATTATTCCAATGAATACTACTTCATTGCACTCTCTCGAGCGGGACTGGACTATATCTTAAGCGAACTGTTATTCGCCCACATCCATTTAGTCTCTGAACCTTCAACCTTTAATAAGGTCGCTTGGCTGCGGATTGTCCAATATTTTGAATTTTTACTGTACCTTCAAGTTTCCCTGAAGCCAGATAATTATTACTAATTATCCTTAGTATCAAAATCTTAAGGAGTTTCCCGCAATTTGAATGTGTTGCTTACTTTTCAATAAACTAGCAAGTACTTTTATACTTACTGAGACCAATCTGTTAATCTCATCTCCGTCAAACCTTACTACCAGACTCCCTTAACCATTTCCGATTAAGATCTTTGCCTCTATTAGTCCTACCTAATAGCATTCTCTCGAATGGGAGTGGACTATATCTTAAGCCATATTTATTATGACCCATAACCATTTAGTCTCTGAACCTTCAACCTCTAATAAGGCTGCTTGGCTGCGGATTATCCAATACTTAGAATTTTTACCATTGGGTTCGGCTTTTCGCCGAGTTCCTCCTAATAATTACTTACTAGGAGTGGTATCTAAGTCTCTAAGGAGTTTCCCGCAATTTGGTAATGTCGCTTTCACAATTTCATGTATGTGTACTTTACTAAAATTTATATTATTGTTTTTAATGAAGTTTAGTGCATTTATAAATGCCATTTCGGTAGAAAGTGTTTTTCCTCCAAATACAATTCTTTTTTTATTATCAGTATTATTTATATTCAATGATATTAGCTTCCTTTCTTTCATTGTATGAATTCTTAGTTCAATTTTGCTAATATTACCGAGTTCTGATAATTTTGAATTTTGTATTTGATTTTTATCTTTTATTAGATCGATTATTTTACATCCAAATCCTAATTTATTTAAATCATTGATACACCTTTTATAATTTTCATCAAAATTTGTATGGATTCCTCCATATCTCCTTCTGATTAATTTATCATCGGTATATTTGAAGTAAACATATATAAGTTTGTCTTCTCCTTTTTGTTTGATAGGTTTAATTTCTATCTTTACTAGATCCTTTGTATTAATTTCATTGAAATTATTAAGGTGTATATCACTATGAGTTTTTCTTTTGTCATAATCAGAATAATGTTCTTTTAGTTTTTCTGATATAACTTCAGGATTACTATTTTTGTTTGGATTTCCCAAAACAATATTATATCCATGTGGGTGTAAAGTATTATTTTTCATTATGTGATGTACTTCTCTCTCGTCCATTTTGTCAAGTGAACATTCTTCTAATAATTCTACATAGAAGTTTTCAGGACCTAGTTTTTTTATTACTCTATCCATATGATAGGTAGGATTTGATGATATGTGTTCTTTAAATCGACCATTGTAACCGAATTCTTTCTTTTTATTTTTTCTAAACTTTTTTGCTTGGCCAACATATTTTAAATCATTGATACGATTTTTTATTATGTATATATGACCGAGTTCCATTATTACAATAATGTAGTACTTTTCATTTAAGTGTGAAAACTAGTAGGTTTTATCGTGACTGAATTTATACTATTTTATCCAGACAGGTATTTCAGTAACCTGTTTGGTAGCCTACTATTGCAAACTTTAGTATTCAAGTAGAGAGAACTCTACACTCAAATCTGCATTATAAGGGGTGGTAACTGCAACACTCAGGCGAAAGGTGTTGAGTTCTGGGTTATTGATAACTTTAATTCTATGCCCCATCATAGATTGTTTGTGAAGTGTTGGTTGACGATTGAGCAATACAATATCGCCATCAACCAAGTGTCTTTCGACAATATCACCATATCTTAATTCTACTTTTTCCTTACGATATCTCAAATCGATAGGTAATACGCGTTGACCAGGAACCAAACTGCTTGCTGGGAAGACGAAGTTAGCACCTGGATATACATCACGACCATTTCTTACAAGTTTAGTAAGATGGTTAACGTTCTGTGGTGTAACAACTTCTGGGAATGTCAAGTTCATTGCAATCTTAATAGGTACACCCAATTGATTAATATCAATGGTTGGATCTGAAGTAATAACAGTACGAGCAGAATAATCTACACGCTTACCCATCAAGTTACCTCTGACACGACCTTCTTTACCCTTAAGTCTTGAAGAAACTGATTTTGTAATACGTCCCTTTTGTTCAGACTTTGGAATCATTGAAGTTTCATTATCAAAGTAAGCAGCAATGTTATATTGTAACAAGTGCAAGTGATCTTGGCCATATTTTGCAGTATTTTCATTTAATGATTCCCTATAACGAATAATTCTGTGATTGGCTTTAATGATATCAGCAAGTTTGTGAGTCAAGTCATCTTCCAAGTTAGAAGAAGCCATGAAATCAGCACGAGCAGAAGGTCTTACCTGAACTGGAGGAACAGGGAAAACCTTATGAATCATCATTTCTGGTCTAGAAACCGAAGTATCTAAACCGAGAAGTTGACAATCAATATCACTAATATTTTTCAAGATGTCATATACTATTTCTGGAGTTAATATTTGTCTATTTTTCTTTTTGTCACCACCAGCACCACCTTCTTCAGCAGGTAAATCAGCTAAATTGGTATCTGATACAATATTGATAGCACCGGTAGCTTTCTTAATATCTAATTTAATCTTGGATACAGGTACACCGCAACCATAATATGCTTTTTGACAATATGTTACATTTTTGACTAAATTTCTTATTTCATTCATTCTTGCCTTTCCTGATTTATTTTTCAACATATCCGCAATCTCATCCTCATTTTTGTGAATAAGCAGTCTGGAACATTTGAGACATATACAACTTAATATTTTCTTAACGAAAGGTAAATATCCCATATGAAACACAGGTTCTGCTAATTTAATATGGCCAAAATGACCGACACAATATAGATTATTCAAGCCGCATGTAGCGCAGTCGATGTGATTATCCGTAGTACCCAATCGAGAGTCAATAAGACCTCCACGTTTGGGTTCGGCGTTGTCATAAAGATCCGGGATGGTGATACCATCGGTATCCTTACCCAACGCCGAACCCGCTAAAATTTCCTTATTGCCGTATGTGCAAAATTTAATTTGTTTGATTGGGCGGATTTTATCGGATTCGTATGAATATATCTCAGTGTCCATATAATATTAAATAGTATATAATATTTAAGTCTTTTCATAAAAATATATGAAGAGGCTACATATTTTTCAATTTTTCTATATATACTCCTATCATCTTATATTGTTTTAATAATTAATCTTTTAATTTCCAGTATTTTGATTTTTTCTCGAGTCTAATAATTGACTCACAAAATTTGCAAAATCAACTCTAGATACATCATTAGGATCTTTTGATGTATTATCTTCAGCGTCTTTAATTATTTCATTTTCTAATTTAACATTATTATTTTGACTTGGTTCTTCCTCATGAAAATTTGGGAATATAACCAATTCACTATTATCATTTTCTATATCTAGTTTCTCCTCTATATCGTTTTTACTTTTTCCAATATTTAATAAATTATTATAAATAAAAGTATAATGTTTATCAGCAATATCCCCAACCGTGTAAATATATTTTTTTGAATCACATCCTTCATAATAATTTACCTCAATTGTTTCATTGTTATTTAATTGAGTTTTTGTAACTTTAAAAATATTTTTAATAGTATGTGCATATTGTTGAGTTGGATCAGCATAATTAATAAATAATTTACTAAGATCTAATTTTTTTCCATCAGATTTAATTAAATTAATACTAATTACTATTATATTTTCTAAATTCACCATAATATCATTTGGTTCATTTGTAATATTATCAGTTAAAGTTGATATATTGGATATATTAATATTTTCAAATATAATATTTTTTTTGAAAGAATAATCTCGAATATGAACAGTTAGCATATCCAATTTTGTATCCAAGCTTTTAATTGCACTTTTTGTTAAACACTTAGAAAATTTTAATAGAATATATTTACTTCTAACTTTAGAAATATTGTATTTATTGTCTCCAACATAACATCTAGCAAATTTAACTTTATGAAATTTTGTTTTAATATACCTACCTATTCTGCAGAAGTTACTTACACAATCTACATATTTATCCTCAAGTGCGTCTACGAACGCCATTATTATACTACTTTTATATATTATAAAATTGATTTAAACACAAACTAGGATTAATGTTAATTAATAATATCATAATATATATGACTCTAAATGATTTATCAAAGAAAAGTACCGAAGAGACCTTACCATGGATTGAGAAATATAGGCCACAAACATTAGATGAAGTAATTTCACACAATAATATTATTGAGACATTAAATAGGTTTATTGAGAAAAAAACCTTACCACATTTACTATTTTATGGACCACCTGGTTCAGGAAAAACATCTGTGATAATGGCTGCTGCTCGGGCATTATATGGTGATAAGATGCCTATAATGATATTGGAAATCAATGCTTCTGAAGAAAGAGGTATTGAAGTGGTAAGAAATAGAATCAGTCAATTTGTAACAGCAAAAAATGTTTTCAGTGAGAATGATGAAGCAACTTTCAAACTGGTAATTTTGGATGAAGCGGATGCCATGACTGCTGATGCTCAAGCAATTTTAAGAAGGGTTATTGAAAAATTTACGAAGAATGCAAGATTTTGTTTGATTTGTAATTATATCAAAAAAATCAATATTGCACTTCAGTCTAGATGCACATGTTTACGATTTGCGCCATTAAAAACAAATTATATTAAACAAAAAATAAAAACTATTGCACAAATAGAAAATAAACAAGTTACCGAAGACGGTTATGATACTATAATCAAACGATCAAATGGTGATATGCGTGTTGTTTTGAATATTTTCCAATCTGCTGGGATGGCATATAAATTAATTAACGAAAAAGCTGTAAATAACTGCTTAAGTTATCCAACAAAAGAAGATGTAAAATTTATTGTAAATACATTGGTCAAAGAAGATTTTAAAACCAATTATGATACCATAGAAAAACTAAAAACAGAAAACGGTTATGCATTAGCAGATATGATTACCGAAATTCATACTGCATTGTTAAATCATGCCATGGGAAATGAAACTATAATTGAAACACCAATAGTACCTGAACAAGTATTTGAAATTGCAAAACATTTATCAGATGTTGAATTCAATTTAGCAACATGTACAAATGAATCTTTGCAATTGGCATCAATTATTGGAATTGTTAAACTTGTAACTAATAAACCAGTTATTAAAAAGAAAACAATTGTTTCAAAGCCAATTTTAAAAACAATAAAAGCTAAATAAGTAATAATTTAATTAAACCCTTGAAGATTTTGTTTATTAATCAAACATTCTAAACCTTCAAAGGTATAAAGACATATAAATAAAATTGATATAGTTAATGCAAGAGACAAAAACCAATAGAATGTTTAGTAGTCAAATGTCCAAATCTAAGAAAGGTAGAGCTCCTACTGCCAAACCATCTAGTCACGGATCTACTGAATTAGGATATCTAGAGGTTAAAAAGTCACAATTTGAATTATTGAACGAATATGATGACGATAGTGAATGTGAACAGTCCGATGCAAAAAAAGAAATTAAATCGTCAGTTGATGATAATATTAAACCTATTAAAAAAAGTCCGAATCATACCAAATCACACAGTAATGTAGATGATGATTGGACTGTTTTTGAACCAAAAAATAAAAAGGGTAAAGTAAGAGTAATAAACAATACTCCTCGGAAACAACAAGATTTCCAACCAGCTCCAGAAGTTGATGAGCCACTTGCAGAAATCGTTAACGATCCAGTTGTTGATAATAATACAAATGATAAGGGTGACGATTTACATTTTGAAAACAAATGGCATGTTTGGGTTAGACAAAATAATTCAACCGATTGGAGTATTAAAAGTTATAAAGATAAATACTGCATCAATTCAATATCAACATTCTGGAAAGTATTTAATAATTTTCACAAATTAGATCATTATAATTATAATTTCTTCATCATGAAAGAAATGGCAAATGGAAAAAGTATTGAACCAACGTGGGAAGCTGAATTAAACAAAAAAGGAGCAACATGTTCCTTAAGAATTGACATAACACAAAGTATGGATCTAATGCAACAGGCATGTTTTCTGCTTTTTAATGAATCTCTGATTGATACACCAGATATAATTAATGGCATATCATATAGCATAAAAAATAACTGGGCATTTATCAAAATATGGGTGAAAGTAAATGTAGATATCTCAGATCATTTACCAGATAGTTTACTAAGTATGTATCCAAAGATAAGTATTCAACATAAAGGTATTGTTCCGGAAAATAATTAATTTTTTTATAATATTTAATTTGAGTTTATCATTTATTAACTAATAAATGATAATATGTATAAATAAATTAAGTTGATACCTTATTCCTTTTCTTCATCGCTGTAAAGAGCATCGTCGTCATCAAAGTTACTGTTGATATGTTTTTCATCAGTTGGCACAATACCAAGTTGAATAGTACCTAATGTTGCAACTGTATATTTAATGAACAGTGGATAGTCATTTCTCATGAATATTTGGATATCGTTACATAAATTTGCACATTTTGTAAACATAACCAAGTATTTCAATTCGAAAATACCTTGAACTATGGTATTCTTATTTTTATTATTCGACATTCTAATTTTAACACCATTTTCATCTGATGTATATGTTGTACTTCTTTCAGCACAATCACCTTTGCAAGTGAAAGTAATGCTGTTGTTTGTACATTTGATATCAATGTATTCTGCAATTTGTGACATTTCTCTGCAAATTTTATGAAACTCACCAGAGTCCATAACAATTACAGATTCAAAGGGGGTTTGTGGAATTTTATAGCTCGTTTTATTAATGTCCATCAATTTTAGACGGTAAATTGTTTTATAATTTTTTTCGTCGTTGTCTACTTTGAGAACAATATTTTGTTTATCTTCTTCATCAATATACATTGATAAAGTATCATCCTTATCCAATGATTTAATTAGTTTATGTAAATGTACTAAGCTGATACCAACATCGTGACATTTTTTCTTAACCTTAAAAACAGAAAATTGCTTTGCATTTAATTTGACATGAATGAGTAGAGTTTTTGTATGGTCGACGGTCATAATTTTAATACCACCTGACTTTTCTTCGTCTTTCTTTTCAGATTTTGTTTTCTCATCTTTATCATCTCCTTCATCTTCATCGGCCTCAGCTTCGGCTTCATCATTCGATGCTTCATTCTCAGAATTTTCGTCTTCGTCTTCTTCATCATCATTTTTTAATTTCTTTTCTGTCTTTCCATCATCAGATGGTTTTTTATTCATTTCTTCATCCTGTTTGAACTCAACAATGACATCATTGAGGACCTCCTTGAGGACTTCGAAAAGAGTTTTAAAAGGAATTACATGTTCGGTTTTTATTTCAACGGATTTTCCCATATACTGTTATTAGTTATAATATAAACAGTATCTTTAAATCGTTTATGATTAGCCAAATTACAAATCAATTTTTTATTGGTACTTTTAATAGTATAAAAAATCTAAATAAATAATATAGGTTTATAGTATAATGGTTCAAGAATTTACTCTAATTAATCCTCAAATAGTTGGTAACTATAATACAACATTCTCAGGAAAAAATGCTGAAAGCGCTGCAGAAGCTGCTTGGTTGTCACTTTCTAAACATATAACAAATAATGTTCCACAATTTGCTATGACTCTCAAAGGAGGCGGTTCACAATTGCATCACTTTTTGGTAAAGGAATCAGCTGACGGTACCTCAAAGTTGGCAGACTACACTATCCAAAGTGTCGAATCATCAATGTCTGCACAACAAGAAAAGAATTTAATTGCACATTCTTCCAAAATGGCAAAATTATCACACGATGACGAACAATCTGGTGGAAGAAAGCACCGCAAACATCATGATGATGATGATGATGACTCTTCTTCTTCTTCTTCTTCAGACTCGGATGATTTATATGAAAAAGTAAAATTATTCAAATACAGAAGATTAAATCAGCCATTCGTCTATTGGTGGTACAATCCATTGATCTACAAAGTAGATAGCTTTTACATCCCAACATTCAGTCTTCCATTGACCCCATATGTTGAAATTAATGTAAACAGCTCCTTTTTAGGTTAAATTATTAAAAATTAGAATTTAATATAATTTTAAAATTACGTTAAATTTTACAATACAGTTATGCCCTTTGCTTTGCATTTATATAACTCATTGAGTGAATTTGTTATTTGTTTAAATTGTGGACTATTTTCTGTGACAAATACATAAAACTTTGTTGAATCAAATACATTTAATTTATTTAAAATATAATTTTTGTTATGGTCATTAATATAATCATATATTACTGATTGCCATAATTTCACAACATTATCATTAAATTTATCTAACTGTAATTCTAATTCGTTTATTAAATCATCAACTGTCATCTCTTCATCAATATCATCTGTACTGTTATGATTAAAATCATACTCATGTTCATTATAATTCGAATCCATTATTAGTATATTTTATACTGTATATGTTTAAGTGGAATTTTCATGACAAAATTTGTAAAAGCCTTCCTTCATTTCAGGAGTTATAATATCAATTATATCATGACCTATATATTTTCTGTTATTTACATTTGCAACCTCCTTTGTCATCTTTGAAGACTTATCAATCAGACGTTTAAATAAATAATTTGTATGACTTTGATTAGTCCCTGGTTCTATTAAAATATTTTTATTACCATAATTTTCACATGCTTCGGTATATTTATTATTTTCAACACTATTGCAGTATTTTGCATTTAAAACTATTGCTTCTGCAGTTATAGTATCGCTATTAATAACATCAAGATCATTATCTGTATAATATTTATAAAAATCATTACTGTGATGTAATCCATTGTGTTTATTTTGAAATCTATTTTGGTCATCAACACGATTTTTTAACCATTTATTTAATTTTAAATCACTCATATAGTAACTATTATAATAGTAAATATATAATATTGTTTAAGTAATTAAATTACTTTGCATTCTTTTTCTTTGGAGCCTTTTCTGGTTTGTCTTTAATAAACGTTCTCTTTATATTAGTATTTTTTTTGACAGGTCTTTTCTTTTCCATTAAATCTAATATAGTAGTCAACATTTTTGCGGTCATTTCCTCATCTTCCGTTACTTTTTCTACTTTCATTCCTTCAACAATTGAGTCTTTAATAATATCCATTCCGAGTGGTCCCTTTGTTTCGGCAGTATTTTTAATTAATTTACCTCCAATAACATTTACAAAGTTAGAATCTGCCTTATCTAAATATCTAATTATAAATTCTTCGCATGGTTTTTTCTTTTCTTTCAAAACTTTCAATTCCTCATTTTTTTCTCTAATTAAATCATCAAGTTTTATAAATGACAATACTTTGTCCTTGAATTCATTCGATACATGTTTGTCTTCTGCTTCTTTGGTAATTTGGGAGCGTTCATCATCATCGATATCAGAAATATCGTCATCGCTATTATTTACAACACTTGGATCTTCCATTTCACTCATCAGTATATTATATAATCTATTGTGATCTTTAAATGAATTATAAATAAAAATTATTTTGTATTATTTGAAACCATTATATACCAATATGAATCCCAGGTATTTGGTAACTCTGCGACAAACTTAATCGCACTATATAAACAGTTTGTCACTCCTTTAATATCATCATCAACAATAATAGTATATGTTTCATCAAAATTATCTACATATGTATCATCAGGTGGATGAATTTGCACTAATTTCTCATCTTTTGCTTTAAGTTCTTGATATATTTTTATTGATTCAAAAAAATATTCCATACATTTATTTGTTGATGTTGCATCATTGAAATCTATATTTTCAAACATATTTTGATAATTATCTTCTGTTTCTGTTTTTTTGTAAGTCATATTAAAATATTTTTGATACACATTAATTAAATTAGTCATTGTCATCATACTTTTATCTTCTTCGGAAAGTACATATTTGTTTAAATCTACTGGTTCGTCAACAACTGTTTCTGGAACATCAAATTTGACTTCTTTTTCTGAATTCATAGTTAAATTAATAATTATTAATTTAATTATAAGGTTTAATTCTTAAATATTTTATTTCAACTTTTTAGCATAATCCTTTAAGATTTGTATCTGGTTCATATGATGATTGCAACCATGGGCTTACTACGAATTTTGGGCATGCTGGTGTACCTCTGATATCATAGGATGCGTTTTTCAAGGTTGTTCCAATAGTGTTTACACCCACTGGTCTAGATACATTGATTAAATGTCTGTTTTTGACGCTAATTGGTTCTGGCATTACATCAAACCAATCTTTGTTTTTGTCTTGTGGTAAATAGTCATCAACTTTGAATAAATCTTCATCAGCTAATTCAGTTTTCTTTCCAGCACCTTTGTAGGCAGCTAATTTACCATTATTCAAATCTTGTCCTTTGAAATTGTCATTTGAATTAGCTTCATTTGCTAAGTCATTTCCATCATTGAAAAAGTCATCTAATGTCTTGGCATCAGAGGCTCCTCTTTCACCACTTGAATAGTCTGATCTTTTGAAATCTCCAGTTGCTCTATTTTTACTAGAAACCTTTTTCTCAAATTGATCAGGCATTGATGATACAGAAGCTAATTGAGATGAGTTATCAGTTGAGTTAGACGCATATGATGTTTCGTCATCGCTTTCACTATCAATATGATCATTTGTTACTTTGTTTCCTTCTTTGCTAGTAACTGAATATGCTTCGTATGGTAATTTCCCATCATTATGAATAGGATTATTATTACTGCAGTTATTAAGTATATATATAAGCAATAAAACGGCAGCCACTAAGAATAAACATTTTGTTTGGCTAGAAAGGTGCATATTATATACTTATATCTAGATAATATTTATTATGAAAAATCTGTTTTTTGCTATTAAATATTTAATATAATATAGATGGAAAATCTAGAAAAAAAAATTATCTATATTTCTTAATAATTTATCTTAGTAATATTTTTATCCTAAAATAATATATAAATATACTTATATACGAGATGAATTACGTAGATATGCCCACTTCTGATATTAATAACTCAACAATGGGAAGCATTGGTACAGAATCATTTAATAAATTATCAGATACTCCAGTTCCAACTAGCCGCGGTGGAGGTAACTTACTTAACTTTTTATTTGGTAACGAAGAATTGAATGTTTTATTAAAAGCATTAAAAGAAGGTGAATTTGAAGCTGCATCATTTATGATACGTAATAATGTATCAAATGACTTTACAGCTACTGATCCAGCATGTGGATACACTGCTTTACATTATGTTGTAGCGTTTGCAACAAAAGTTCCTCAATTTGACAATGTAGTAAGTAAAATCTTATCAAGCAGCGATGTATCTTCATTTATTAATATCCAAGATAAATTAAATGGAAATACTGCTTTACATTTAGCAGCATACACTAAAAATTATGCTTTATGCGATATGCTTGTTAAAGCCGGAGCAAATGGATCAATCAGAAACAACAACAAAACATATGTCCTTGCTGATTCAGATGTTGAAACAACCAGCACAAGCGTTTTCGTTAAGAAATCTTCATCTAAATCAAACTCACCAAAAAGTGATTCCGAATTAGACGCCAACATGAACAACTTTGTCAAGTTATTTGTTGGTCTCAACCAAAAGAAGGTTAGAAAGAGTGAAACAGATAGCGGTCTTATGCCAAACGCATTTACTGTTGGACAAACTGATAAACAAGCCAGCGAAAAAGTTTATAACACAGATGTATTTGTTGATGATTTATTAAAATTATACGGCGATAAAGCAAATACCAACACAGTTAATACAATGAACGGTGGCGCAAGCAATATTTTAGTTGGAAAACGTCAAATGAAAACATATTCTGACTTTAGCCTCGACAGTGAACAATCCGAACAAAGTGGAGGCGATAAGGAATCAAGCGAATTGCATGAAAAAGCTGTTAGCAAAATTAAAGGTATGTTAGATGAAATTGATCCAAAAAATGCCAAGAAAACAACTGAAGAAAGAGAAAAATTAGCAAGAAATTATAAAGCAGCATTGTACAGAAAAGTAAATGAACCAGGTGTCAAAAATACAGAAAAAGCCCAAAAAATGTTTGACCTTGTCACATTAGCAAATCTTAAAGCTATTGATATTGTTCAAGTAACATCTGAAATTAATAAACACTTAGCTACTTTGTCATCTGAAAAATCAAAATCAACAGTCTCTTCTAAATCCGGATCAACTAAATCCAAACCAGCTCCTTCAAAATCTGGTAAGGCCGCATTATCAAGAACTTCTGATGTTTCCTTCACAGAAACCGACTATTCTCCAACAAGCCAATCTAATTAACAATTTCAATTTCAGTAATATATAACAATAACCCAAAACTATCTTTTGTTGTCCATATTTGATTTATTTCTAATTCAACTATGGCTGATTTCAGTTTTAAGTCTCCGAGTGATACATAAACTTTTTTGTCATTTTCTTTTTTATAAATTTCAGGATTCTTGACATGTGTTCTTAACAACACTTTATTAAGTCTCTGTTTAATGTTACTCATATAAGTTAAATTATCTGTTTCACATTTAAATTCTTCTGTTATGCGTGCATTAGGATGATCATCCGGACTTTGAAACACTTTTTCAATTCCCAAATACGATGAAACAAAATTATGGATTTCATTTGATTCTTCTGGATTGAATTCAATATTTAATATTAACTTTTTACAATATTCCTCAATACCAAACGGTATAAAACATTTTGGTGCTTTTATTCTTAAATTACTACCAAAATATGATATCTTGTAACCTTTTTTAATTGGACTAAGGTGCAAATTACTTTCCTCGAAAAATTTACTCATATACTACGTTTTTATAGTAATAACTTTTTATATCATAGATTTATATATGAGTGGTTACATTGGTCCAGCAACTGATGCAGTAATTGATGGAATTATTAAAGAATTAAAAAAGAAACAAACAAAAGAAAAAGTTATGAAAAATATTATTGATCCATTATTATGTGATATGTCATCGAGATATTATCCATATTTTATGATGATCACTATCATATTAATAATTATTATAGTTTTACTAATATCAATACTCGGAATGACAGTTATTAATGCAAATAAATGTCAAATATAATTATTTATGAAAAACAAAATATCATTCAAAGTTATAGATCACAATATAATGAATATATTCACAGACTTATTATTTATATTTATGTTTGTATATGCAATGCTATTTTTTAAATTGCCAGATATTGATGACGGAAATATATTACAACATAAATTTATAATATTTTTATCATTATTTTGTTTTTACTTTTTAGTTCAAATTATTGGAAAAATTAAAAATAAATGTAAAATAGATATTAATGATATAACAACAAAAAGTTTAACAGTAGCTGTTTCTGGGGTAATGGGATACACATTATACCAAGACTTGGGTATGATGGAATGGTCGAGAAATTATATAAATAATTTTAACATTACATCGCGTTACAATAGATGTTTATATATCACTGTTATTATTACACTTTTTATTTCAGTAGTCAGAATTTTACAGGTTTTATTTAATAATGATATACCTGAATGTGTCAATTATGAATAAATATATAATAATTTCTTTTATTATAGTATAACTTGCAAAAACTAATGGACAAGATGTTATTTTATAAAATTTTGAAATATATTGCTCAAATAAGTGCTGCATTTCTTATATTCAAATTTGTACCTAAACAACCATTTAGTACAACTACGATATTAATAATTATAGCAATCATTATGTTGATATATCTTGTGTTTGAATATTTAACCATTGATAACATACAACCAATATCTGTTGGAGAAAAAATCAATATGTGCAATTCTATATGTTCAAATAATTCTGCTGAACATCTAACAAATATACAGAAACCTGCTGATAATGTAGAAACAAATAATCAAAAACCAGCTATAAGTATTGTTAGTAAAGTAATTAAAAATAATCCCGACACTTTGGCACCAGTAAAAATTGTCGTCAATCAAGCTAGTGATATTTTAGTAATTCCTAAAAAGGAAAAAGATAATTCTAAGGTTGGAACAGGTAAAATGGATAGTTTATTAGGGGACAATATGGATTTCGGATTACTTGATCAATCTATTCCATATACTGATTTTAACCAACTTCCAGTTTCAGATGTTTATGATATTAAAGATTTCGAATATGGATATTCATTTATACCACCTGAAAAATGGTATCCACAAGCTCCAAATGGACCAGTCTGTACACCAGTCACCAAAGCTCTTGTATGTCCATCCCTTACTACAGGATCTCCGACCGATGTTAAGGAATGGAGGTCGCAAATGCATGGGTAAATAATACATTTAATTATAATTTCAATTATCAATATACAATTGAAATTTCTTTTATTATAGTATCATATAAGACATATGAATAATACGCTAATTTATAAAATACTAAAATATATAGCACTCGGAACTGCTGTATATCTTGTATTCAGGTTCGTACCAAATCATTCTCTCAGCAATAGCGATATATTAACAATATCAGCAATCACATTGCTTGTTTACATATTATTAGAATATTTATCAAAAATATTTTTTACAAAACAAAACAAGATATCAGAACAAGATAAAATACAAATGTGTAGTTCAGTATGCTCTGTTCCAAGCATAAATAATGGACAATATGCTCCAGTTAATTACGAAACTGAACACATGGAAAGCTTAGCTAATACTCAACCATCACAAGCACCTCAACCTCAAATAGTTCAACCGAGTAAAGAGACACAATCTCCTCTAACACAAAAAGAAGTTGCTGAAAAACATAAAAATGATACATTAATTTCTGAGCAAAATCCAAATTCTGATGTGTTATCTGATGAATTGTCATATTCAGAATGGAAACATACTCCAATTGGAGAGGAATATGAAGATGTAAAACGTAATTATGAATATGGATTTTCATTCCTACCACCATTGAATTGGTATCCAGGACCTCCTGTTCCTCCAATGTGCAAAAAAGAAAGACCTCAACAAAAATGCACAACTTTTGATTCGACTGTTGGTCTTGATATTAGAGAATGGGATAACTCGCGTAGAATTACACAAGCAGACAATATTAAAATAAATTATATTCAAGATAAACTAAATTCTGGATATTAAATATTTTTTTCGAGCTCACTTATTCTGTTCATTAGTGAACTATTATATACACAACCGTCGTATTTTATATTTGCCCATATTTTCGATAATCTAACTATTTCATTATAATTTAAATTTGACTTTATCACTTGATTGACTATGAACCATCCACGTTCGTTGAACTTTTCAAATGATTCATAAATATCTTTTTCAACTAAACATACAATATTACCTTTTTTAAATATGTTTTTAGTCATTATTACTATTTAACTTGTTAAATATGTCTTTATCTGTTTATATTTTCAAATTTTTATTCCATTATTACATGAATTAACTTTTTATGTTTACGTTCATCCTCTCTTTCTTGTTCGCTACATACTTCTTTCGCATCCTTTATTTTATTCATAAAAATCTTTTTAATAAATAGATTGTATATAATAATAGCAAGAGTTGTAAAAAGTAATGATCTTAATATATTTTTGCTGAATAATTTTACTTCGCCATTAGATAACGAATAGTCAAAAAGATGCAATAAAGTAATATGGGCTATATATCTTATTATTTCTACAGTTATTTCTGATATATTGCATCGTGTTATAGTAAAATCAAACATATATACTACTATTCAATAAAAAAGTTATATCTAAAATGTATTATCTGCGATTTATATAGGCTTCTTTTTTTCATTATGTTATATATAATCAAAAGATGGATTACAAAATTATACTTCTTGTATTGGCGTTCATTGTTGTTCTCTTTTTCTTATATAATAAGTTAAATAATATAAGTGATGATATAATATCATTTAATAAAACAATTATTGAGCATAATGAAACATCGAATAAAATATTATATAAGAAAATTCAGACTGATTTGGATTCATATATAGATAAAATAAAAGCAATAAATAACGAAAGTATTCAACAGTTTAGAAAAATAACTTTGTTGAATAATCAACCTATAACAAAAATAATAAATCATTTCAGTGAATCTGAAAGTGAATTGGGGACAGATATCAAATATCTCTCAGATTCAAAATATAGTAAACCTGAAGCTAAAAATACTGTGCATAAAATTGCAAGTGATAATAGTTATTATATGAGCGAAGACCTCAAAAATAAAGATAATAATTTAAGTAACAATGTATCTGCAACGAATAAATCATCAACTCACATTAAATCTTCAAGTGGAAGTGATACAAGTATAAATGAATCACAAAATATTAAAAGTGAATCTGAAACAATAAAAGCTGTTATTGAAGATAGTGAACAATTATTAGCAAAAATAATAAAAATGGGATATTTGTCAGATGATTCTCAAAATGTAAAATCTCCAAAGGCAAACGATGATATTAGTAATTTTATTCAACGAGCCAATAGCGAAAGTTTAAATGATGATGAAAATAGTCAAGCAGTTGGAAACCTTTATATTGGCAGTCAAAATACACTTCAAATTAACCAAAATAATGACGCAATAAACACACAGATTATAGGCGTAAACGATAACGTTAATAAAGAAAAATCTGAAACTCCAGAAAATAATCAAAACTCTGAAGATGATGAAGAGTCTGCCGAAAATGGCGAAAATTCTGATGCATCTGAAGATGATGAAAAATCTGCTGAAAACGGTGAAGAGTCTGTTGCATCTGAAAACAGTGAAGAGTCTGTTGCATCTGAAGATGATGAAAAATCTGCTGAAGATGATGAAGAATCTGATGGGGAAGATAGTGAAAATAATGCAAACAATGATGAATTGGTTTATGATGAAAGTAGTGATTCTGAAGATAAAAATAATACTACAAATGAATGTTTACAAGCGCAAAGTGATAAGCATTCAAACGAAGAACAAAAAAATGATATAAAATCTACTTCTGAAGCACATCACATCGATTCAGAATCTGATGTTATAGAAATAAATGTTATAAAAATTCTTGATGATTTGAAACAAAGTACCGTAAACAAATCAATACCAGATAAAATGTTGGAAGCAATAGCACCAAAATTGGATAACGATGTTGAAGACAATGATGATTACAATAGTTTAATGGATACAATAACTATTGGATCTCTCAAACATCAACAAAAGCCAAAATCTGTTTTGTCATTAGGAAGTACATCTAATTCTACAATAGCTGGTGGTTTATTATTGTGCGATGAATACACAGTTGACGAATTAAAGAAAATTGCAAAAGAATATAATATAGTTATATCATCAAAAGAAAATGGAAAATGGAAGGTATTAAAAAAAACAGACATTTATGATAAAATAAAAAATCATTTAGGAAAAAAATCTCAATAATATAATATACAATGGATAATTTTTTAAATCAATGCCCTCCAAGAATGTCGGATGCAAGATTATTTACTGACTATAGAACAGCCACTCGTCGTGAGGAATATGTTAAATACATTAATAATATCGTACGTGATGACGAATATAGATTATTTTTACAGCAAAAAGCAGAAACAATTATGGATAATGAATGGAATCATTATAGAAAAACAAAATCATGTTGGACTAACCAATGCTTATATAATTCCCCAACTCGTGTTCATCCATCTAGCTTTACTAATGAATTAAAAGCCTACAATTCATTAAAAACACAAGAAACTAAGCAAAAGTTTGCATGTGAGCCACAAAATGATTACCGCGCAACAGTAACAACTGGTACAACTTTTTAAATATTCATTTATTAAATAAATTTATTGAATAATGTTCAACAAATTTAAAATTATTAATAAGTTATCCATTCTTTTCCTCCCGATACATTTGTATTGCCAAAAGACATAAATATTATTGCCTGCAAATCTAATATATTAATAGATGGACCATTATTAATTGTATCGGTACCAGTTGGATATAATGTAAGCGTGGATCCTGAATTATTCCTTACAATAATAATTTTTCCTGAATCCGCTCCTGGTAATGATACAGCGCCACTGTATACACCAGTTATTAAAGCTAATGTACATGATATAGTCGCACTAGACCCACCCGATAATATTTCACTCGAGTTTAAGGGATTTTTTATTAAAATCTTATCATTTATGGTTTGATCACCATGTGCCATAATAAATGTAGAATCTACTCCAACATCTGGTATTAAAAAATTATATGCCGTTTGTGTTTCGCTGGTAATACTATATTTATTTACATTAATTTCATTACAATAAATGCTAGATATTTTCTTAGCAACAGTTCCCAAAGTAAAATTTCCATTTGGTTCAATAGATGATTCTGTAATAATTATTCCTGAAGTATAATCTGACATAAATTTTATTGATTTGCCTGTGGGTATTATAAATTCAATATCATTTTCAGATTGTAACGCATTGCAGTAAATGGTAGATGCATATATATTTTCAAAATAATTAGTGGGTTTTCCAAGATTATATATTGAATTTGTCCATATTGAATTTCCATCAATAAATAAACTAACGGTTGCTGATGGATTAAGCTTAATTTCTCCAGATGTTGTTGATATATTTACATCACCATCAGATTCAATATATAGAACACTTGCAGAACTTATATTTAGGTCATTCGTTGCATTAATAGTCATATCAACTGATTTTAAATTAAGATTTGCTATTGATTCAATATTCATGTCATTAGTGGATTTTATACCCAATGTCGTATTTGATGTTATTAACATTGCAGCTGCAGAAGTTACATTTAGGTCACTAGTTGCGTTAATGTTCATATCAACTGATTTTAAATTAAGATTTGCTAATGATTCAATATTCATATCATTAGTGGATTTTATACCCAATGTCGTATCTGATGTTATCAGCATTGCAGCTGCAGAAGTTAAGTTTAAATCATTAGTTGCATCAATGTTCATATCAACTGATTTTAGATTAAGATTTGCTAATGATTCAATATTTATGTCATTAGTGGATTTTAGACCTAATGTCGTATCTGATGTTATTAACATTGCAGCTGCAGAAGTTACATTTAGGTCACTGGTTGCGTCAATGTTCATATCAACTGATTTTAAATTAAGATTTGCTAATGATTCAATATTCATGTCATTAGTGGATTTTACACCTAATGTTGTATCTGATGTTATTAACATTGCAGCCGCGGAAGTTACATTTAGGTCACTAGTTGCGTCAATGTTCATATCAACTGATTTTAGATTAAGATTTGCTAATGATTCTATTGACATATCATTAGTGGATTTTATACCCAATGTCGTATCCGATGTTATTAACATTGCAGCCGCGGAAGTTACATTTAGATTACTAGTTGCATCAATGTTCATATCAACTGATTTTAGATTAAGATTTGCTAATGATTCTATTGACATATCATTAGTGGATTTTACACCTAATGTCGCATCTGATGTTATTAACATTGCAGCCATAGAAGTTATATTTAGGTCGTTAGTTGCATCAATATTCATATCAACTGATTTTAGATTAAGATTTGCTAATGATTCTATTGACATATCATTAGTGGATTTTACACCTAATGTCGCATCTGATGTTATCAGCATTGCAGCTGCAGAAGTTAGGCTTAAATCATTAGTTATGTCAATGTTCATATCAGCTGATTTTAGATTAAGATTTGCTAATGATTCAATATTCATAGCGGCTGATTTTAACTTAAGATTTGCTATTGATTCAACGTTCATATCACTAGTGGATTTTACACCTAATGTTGTATTCGATGTTATAAGCATTGCAGCTGCAGAAGTTAAGTTTAAATCATTAGTTGCATCAATGTTCATATCAACTGATTTTAAATTAAGATTTGCTATTGATTCAATGTTCATATCATTAGTGGATTTTAGACCTAATGTCGTATCTGATGTTATCAGCATTGCAGCTGCAGAAGTTACATTTAGGTCATTAGTTGCATCAATGTTCATATCAACTGATTTTAAATTAAGATTTGCTAATGATTCAAT